TTATGCAATATTTAATTCTTTTATATGGTCGAGGTCAGATAAATCCATTCCTTCATACTTCTTTGTGAACTCATCAAGAGTCTCTTTTCTTATTTTAAGGCTACCCAATTTAAGTGCAGGGAGCAATCCTTTATTAATAAGATCATATACAAGATGAATACTTACTCCTAATGTAGCCGATGCTTCTTTTACTGTATACAGCATTTTATCTTCTCTATTCATAATCACGCCTTTCCAGTTGAACCAAATCCACCTACACCTCTGTTAGTATCAGATAATTCATTTACTTCTTTAAAGTCAACAGATAAGTATGGCATTACTATTAATTGAGCAATTCTTTCGTTTGGTTCAACCATTTTTATTCCATCTGTGTCATTATGTAAAGCAACTATATATTCTCCACGGTAATCACTATCACAAACCCCAACGCAATTAGATGGTCTGATTCCTCTTTTTGTTGCTAATCCACTGCGGGCAAATATAGCCCCAAAATAACCTTCGGGAATTTCCATTGACAATCCTGTGCCGATTTTAACCGTTTTATGGGGATTGATTAGAATTCTTTCTGGTATGCAAGCATATAAATCATAACCAGCAGCTTGTTCGCTTCCTCTAGTTGGAATAATTGCATTTTCGTTTAATTTTTTAATCTTAATTTCCATCGTATCCTCCTTTTATCTCCATTAGTTTTTCTAATGCGTCTGCTTTATTAAGAAATATTGCTTCGTCAATATCTCTATCTGAAAAGATATAAGCATGTTTAGCTGTTGTACTATCCAATCCTACATAATAATCATCTGCTACGGTTCTAATATGTAAATCATATATGTCTGTAAGTTCAGGATTGAATGAAATTTTAATAAAATAAACAGTGTCATTTTTATTAAGTTTAGTCACAATATAGAACCACCTTTCCTTGTTTAAGCGTTTCTTTTGCATCAATTACCCTTTGGTTCTTTGAACCTCGCCATTTCAACGTAAGGTCTTTCTGCTCATCTATATATTCTCCGTCAACGAGTACATCTACATTTGAAATAATCTCCCATCGAATAATTGCGGAATGTTTCCAACTTGCTTGTAACCATTTCTTTGATTCAATAAATGCATCTTTTATTTGTTCAAATTTATATCCCGTATATAACCAGATTGTTTTGTTGGGAAAAGAATTACGGATTTCTTTAATTAGAGACAAGACTTCATCGAGGTTTTGTTCCGCTAAAGGTTCGCCCCCTAAAACAGAAATTCGTCTGATATATGGTCGATCAATCAATTCCATAAATTTATTTTTTGCTTCTTCTGTCCATTCTTTACCACCATTAAAATCCCATGTTTCAGAATTGAAACAGTTGAAGCAGTGTCTGTCACACCCTTGAACGAAGAGGGAGACTCCAACTCCCTCTCCATTTGAAATGTCCATAGATCTAATCTGTGCGTATCTCATTATAAATCCTCCGCAATATCTGTCATATGAACATATCTCTCCTTAATTTCCTGAGTACGTCCTTTTCCCCAGTAATTAGTTCCAATATATCCGCAAGTCCTTCTTGCTACATTCATCTTGTCTTTATTTCTATTGTGGCAATTTGGACATTCCCAAATAAGTTCACCACCTTCATCAATAATTTTGATTTCACCGTCATAACCACAAATCTGACAGTAATCAGATTTTGTATTTTCTTCTGCATACATGATATGGTCGTAGATAAATTTATTCATTTCTAAAATAGCATCTACATTATTTACTAATCCATCTGTCTCAACATAAGATATCGCACCTCCAAGTGATAACGCCTGAAATTCTGATTCTTTAGCAAGTTTATCAAATGCATTAATTGGTTCTTTTACAAATGTATGATAACTGTTTGTGATATAGTTTCTATCTGTAATACCTTTAATAATTCCAAAGCGTTTCTGTAGACACTTCGCAAATTTATACGTTGTGTTTTCGATTGGAGATCCATAAATTGAAAATCCAATATAATGTTCTTTATTCCACTGGTCACATTTATCGTTCATAAACTGCATTACTTTAATGCCAAAATCATGACCTTCCTGTGAATCAATATGTGATTTACCAGTCATATATTTTACACATTCATATAATCCTGCATATCCAAGAGAAATACTTGAGTATCCATTATGAAGTAACTTATCAATCTTTTCACCTTTTTCAAGTCTTGCAAATGCTCCATACTGCCATAATAAAGGTGCGACATCAGATAGTGTTCCTTCTAATCGTTTATGTCTGCAAAGTAATGCTTTATGACATAATTCTGTTCTCTGTTCCATTAAATTCCAAAACTTTTCATAATCTCCTTCAGATGACAATGCTATATCTACAAGGTTTAATGTGACAACGCCTTGGTTTAGTCTTCCATAAAATTTATAATTACCATTTTCATCTTTATAAGGTGAAAGGAAACTTCTACACGTTTTTATTACATATCACTATGTACACTGACTATATATTCTCTCCGAGTCCGTTACTCTCATCAACGAGCCGACTGCTTGGAATTGGTGCTTGTCTCCAATCCTACACCGCTACACTCATCACGGTTAGTCGATACACACTTCCTATTTCTAGGGTTGGCACGGTACTCATCTTAGGTCACAGAATCTCTTCTACCTAAGACCTATCCGTTAGCAACTATATTAGTTACACCCTCTAAGCAACGAGGTTCAATCGGTTTATCCTGGGCTGTAGTTTACGCTCACCCATACACGGGAAACAGTTGCCCTCTTTATATTTCTTCATAATCTTCTCTGAAATATAATCAGGGTTCATTCTCTTTGCAGTACACTTAGCTGCAAGTTTTGTTAAATACCAATAAGGGGAATTTTCATGGATATTATCTTCTTCTAAGACATAAAGAAGCTTTGGAAAAGCCTGTGTGACATATACGCCAACTTCATTTTTAAGACCAAGTAATCTCTGATTAAGAAACTCTTCAATAATCATTGCAAGTTCTTTCTTATACTCTGTAGTCTCCCCAAGATACATGAATACACTCAAAAAAGGAGACTGCCCATTTGAGTTAGACATAGAATTGCACTGATAGTTAAATGTCTGAACGCCATCTGCTACTTCTTTTTTGGTATCAGCTTTTGCATATTTTTTACAATCTTCATCAGAAAATCCCCATGACTTATATTTCTCATAGTATTTGTTGTAACTATCTCTTACAAATGGTGCTAAATGTGTAAGAGTAATTGTAGCCCCTCCATACTGAAGTGACGTAACACCAAGAATAATCTGAGTGGCGATTGTACAAGCAGTAATAAATCTATGTGGTTTTTCAATCATTACCTTGTTAATACAAGTACCATTCTGTAGCATATCTTCGAGATTAATAAGTGAGCAGTTACTCATCGCATTCATACCAAAATAATCAATATCATGGAAATGAATAATTCCTTCATCGTGCGCTTGTACAACTTCTGGTGGAAGTAAAAATCTACGAGAAATATCTTTGCTAACAATTCCTGCCATATAATCACGCTGAGTATTTAATACTTTTGAGTTTTTATTGGAGTTCTCAGTATTCCAATATTCACTTTCACCATCTAACAGTTCATCAATCTCGGAATCTGTTGTATTCTCATTTTCTCTCTGAAACTCACGAATACTTCTATATCCCTCATATGCTTTTGCAGTAAGTCTCTGCTTTTTGGTAATTAATTTATCATAAACCATTGATTCAATATCAGAGATGCTTACTTCTTCTTTATCCTTACACTCTTCTTCAATCTCATTTGCAATGTCATCCGCAATCTTTGGCTTTACAATGCCTGAACCATTCTTCATAGCTTTAAGAATTGCCGTTGAGATTTTTGATTTGTCAAAATCAACCTCTGAACAATCTCTCTTAATTACTTTTGTCAATATTTATATCTCCTTCCTCAATTTTGTTTATAAGTCCCTCAAATGACGATTTAAGATTTAAAGTTAGTTCTTTCCAGAATTTACAATAAGCTTTTTCTTGTTCTAGTTCTTTTTGTAATCTATTTATTTTTCCATTATCTTCATTTGATTTTTGTACATTATCAGTATTATCTAACACTTTTAAATAGCCATAATACCTATATAATTCATCATAGTGTTTATTACTTACCCCTATAAATAAACCCTGTTCTACGCCTTCTAAAGTTATCATATAGATATCTTCTTTATTATACGTTCCCATTTATCTCCTTTCTCGATTCCATAAGAAATCAACCTTTCATTTGATTTTTTGATTAAAATAAATCAATTTTAGAGTTATTTTCTTGACTTATTTTATTGTATTTGTTTTAAATTTGGTATAAAATCTTCAAATCCATTATTTTCGTTGCATGTGTACTCAAAGTTTGACCAACTCTGCCATTTAGACGATTTTGCAGTTGCTCTATAACAATTATCTCTTTTGGTGCAATTAATACTACTGCACATTGTTATATCTGACATAATCCACCTCGCTTAATTTAGATAAAAATTAGTTACATAAGAAACAAGTTTTAATTTATCATCAAATATCTTATTGCTTAGTTCTATCTGCCACGGATGAAGTTTATTATGATTTTCATTCAACCCGATAACCGGAATATTATTTTCAAATGCAATTGCCTGTTCAACTAATGTTCCTTTAGAAAAGCAATGCGAAAAATCAACAATTACCATATCGCTATGACGGACTTTATATAAATCATAATCCATAATTTCACGCTGGCTGTCATAACCAACTTCCTTAAAATTGTAGTAATCATTAGGATTAATACAATTAACTTTCATATTTGAATATGTATGTTTAAACATTTTATTCAGCGTTCTTCTCCAACCGTTGATTTCTTCATCACTCAATCCTTCCATCGCTCCGGCTAGATATATCGTAAATTCTTTCATTTACCACGTTCTCCTTTCTAATTGCATCCATCTCTTCAATCATTTTTGCAATATCCCATAAATCACGTTTGTTGTTTTCTATGACTACATCAACCTCTTTTTCAATACCCTTAAAATCTTTTTTGTCGTGTCTTAATCTTCTTTTAATTTCTTTAGGATTGTCGCCACGTTTTTTTAATCTGGATTTTAGGATTCTGTTTTTGGATTTTAAATAAACGGTTAATGTATCTTTACCTATGATATCCTTAATTTCTTGATAACCATCAGGTGTTAGAATTATTATCTTATCCTCATTAAATGTGGTAAGGTCTAATAATGCTGTACCATAATACCAAGTTCCTTCAATTGATTCATATTTCTTCCATTCGGCAAAGAAACCTTCCTCAATTTTTTCTTCAAAAGTTTCTTCATCTGTAAAATGATATGTAACATCCTGTATTTCCTTCGGTCTCATTGGTCTGGTTGTCCAAGTTACAATTTTTTTATAGTCATAAAAATTGGTTAATTTTTTTACAACAGAATCCTTACCACTTCCTGATTTACCCACAATTATAATCATGTTTCACCTAATCCCTTTCATCGTTTGATGATGCAGCTACACACCATTAAAACACCAATTGTCATTCCTAAAAGGAATAAACCTATTCCCGTTGCTATTCCCATAAACACCTCCACTATATTTCTTTAATTTTATCTTTACAAACACCCTTATTATTTGGAATGTATTTCTCTTGCCACAATAAGACATTCCAAGGAATATATTTCCTGTGTCTTAAACACTCAAAATCCATACATTCACGATTAGAACAATAAGGATATTCTTTTGTACCTAACTCAATTTTCTTTTTTGTTCTACTCATATATATTCTCCACTAAACATATATTTTTATATATTTAATTCTACTTTGCCATTTAGGATTGCAATAAGCAATGTCACCCATTCGCTTTGCTTTTGAATATAACGCTGGAGTATCCACAACAAATTCAACTAGTGAACCATCGCCTGTTTTTTGATTCATAGCATCTGTATGTTGATCTGCTTTACAATCTGCTAATATGCAATGGATAACTTGTCCATTGTTAAGAATTAAATCAATATATGTACCAATGCGAGTTGTATAATAACTACCTAATGCAATACAATATCTTCCATCGACCTGACGTATTCCATATGTTCCTGTATACGCTCTTCGTTGTAGTTTATATTGTTGACTAGAAGTATTTGTGATACATGTATAATCCATGTAGGAAAATAAAGTATAATTAGGAACATTGGTATGTAGTTTATGTTTCTTTTTCTTTTTTGAAACATATTTTGCAAGCACATAACCCTTAATTTTTTTGTTATTAATCTTAACCCATTTTTTATTTACTCTTATATAATTAATTTTTTCTCCATAAAACAAATGACCCTTAATTTTAGCCGTAAATCGCTTCTTTGCACGAACATTAACGTTATTGGCTTTTATATAACCTTTTTTATATTTATTTTTTTTTGTTGTTTTCTGCGTAATTATTCGTTCTGTTGTTTCAATTTCTGGCTCTATAATATTCTCTATTGTTTCAGTTGCCTTATTAGAAACATTGTCATTGTCTATATAATTTGTATTATTGACGTTGTTTTTTACCGTAAAAACTATTATGGTTGCCAACAATATAGATATTATTTTGTATTTTAAATTCATATTTTCACCCTTCAAAAAATTTTACGAAGTTGTTTTCTTTATAGTTTTCTATGTTTAAGACCAAAACTTCACCATCTCGCAAAAATGTGTTGAGTATTCTCTGGTCGTATCTTCCATAATCATCACCAAGTTTACCCACACATACATACGCATCTGGATATTTTTCAAGTTCTTTAATTAAATCCTTCGCATAGATAATCCTCTTTTGCTGCTGAATTGTTCATCACCTCTTTTTATATATTCTCTATTTAGTTTTTAATTTTGTTGATTATTTGAGCATAGATAAAAATTGCTCTTCTGTTATGATAGGAATATTTAATTCCTTTGCTTTTTTATTTTTAGAACTGTTAGAATCAATATCGTTGTTGATAAGATAGTCTGTTTTAGATGTTACTGAACCTGTAACTTTACCACCGTTTTTCTCAATATCTGTTTTTAATTCATTACGATTTTTATAATGATTAACAGAACCAGTAACTACAAATACTTTTCCGTTAATTTTATCATTTTCAACTTTTTCAATTTTTTCATCTTTTGAAAATGTAAACTCTTGTGCTAAATCCATAATTTCTTCATTATGTTTGTTCCAATAATTAATAATGGATTTTCCTAACGCTTCGCCAATACCATTAATTGAAGTAAAAGCATCTTTTCCACCCTCTGTTAATGCATCAACAAATGAATTAAAATTATTTCCACAAAATTCGGATATATCTTTACTTGCCGAATTGCCTAAAAGTGGGATGGATAAACTATAAAGAAAACGTTGAAGATTTGTATTACGAGATTTTTCAATTGAATCAAGAAGTTTTTCTACTGATTTTTTACCAAAACCATCAAGTATTTGCATATGATTTTTATAAAATGATAAATGATAGATATCTTTAATTGAAGAAACCCATCCAAGTTTAATCATTTTTTCTAATGTAGCTTCCGAAAGATTATCAATATTAAGAGCATTTCGTGACACGGCATGACTAAGTTTTCCTAAAATTATACCTTTACAATTTGGATTAGTACAATAAAGCACTTCTGAATTATTTTCTTTTACTATCTTTGTTGGAGATTTACAAATAGGACAAAATACTGGAACATCAAAGTTCCCACTTTTATCAATACTATCATGCACTTTGGGAATAACCATATTAGAACGGTAGACTCTAATTCTATCTCCTATTCCAAGCATCATGTCCTTAATATATGTAATATTGTGAAGCGTTGCTCTTGTTGTAATTGCTCCATTTAAGTCAACTGGATCGAAGATTGCCACAGGATTAATCAAGCCTGTCTTAGAGGTATTCCATTCAATATCTGTAAGCACTGTTTCAAATAATTCATCCTCGTATTTATATGCCATTGAATGTCGGAAGAATTTATCTGTACGCCCCATTGAATCAGCAATTTTATAATCATCAACCGCCACAACAGCTCCATCATAAGGAATATTATGTGAATTTGCTGATTCTCTTATTTGATTTAATAAGACTACTAACTCTTTTTTCTGATTAATTTTAGGTGATTTTAATATTGGTATAATCTCAAAGCCAATATCTTTAGCCTTGAATAAATCTTTACTAGGAGTTTTATGTTCAAAACCTTTAATAACTCTCCAAGCAACAAACCTCATATTTCTGCTTGCAGCTTCTTTGCTATCAAGTAACTGTAGTGAACCAGATACAAGATTTCTTGGATGTTTATACTTCTTATCTTCTGGAAGTTTATCATTAATCTCTCTGAAGGTGTCCCATCCAATAATTGTTTCACCATCAATAATCAATTCATCCTTATACGGAATTTCTTTTGGTACATTTTTCATTGTTAAAACATTCTGAAGGCAATCAAAACCTCTTATTCCATCGCCTCTAGTTTCTGCACTAATTAATTTACCATCAATATAGTGTAGTGAAGTTGTAAGACCATCTGCCTTCACGGATAAGAAGCAATCCTTATCTCCAATAAATTTAATCAATTCATCAATAAACTTTGTCTTATCAAGTGAAAGCATTAGATGATTATGTTCTACTTCTTTTAGTTCATCTGCGATTGAATATCCAACATTATGTGTTGGACTGTTTGCAAAAACAATACTTGTTTCTTCTTCCCACATTCTAAGTTCTTCCAATTTATTATCAAATTCATAATCTGACATAATCGGATTATCACTGTTGTAATAAGCTTCAGATGCAGCATTAAGTTCTTGAACTCGTTTTACTATGTCAACTTTATCCATTATTACTCTCCTCTCCACAATATTCTTTTAAATATGTAAGCATTTGTTCTTCTTCTGGAAAGAACGGATCTTGCTTCTTTTCGTTCTGTACCCAATGCAAGAAATTCATCCAAAATTGACCTGCTCTCAAATCAGGCATATAAGTCATATGTAATCTTGTTACTTCATTATAGAAGTTATATAATCTATTAGGATTCCTCATCTATATCAACCTTCCCGTTTTCGTCGTAAATATCGAACATTTCACCACAGTAGTCAAAAGTGTTTTTCTGCAATTCCTTGATTTTCTTTAAAGTCTTGCATGTATACACTTTCATTCCCTGATATTTACCTTCAATGCCTACAAACCCTCCACGATAAAATCTTGAGAATTGTGGATGTTTATAAATTGCCCTATCCTCTATTATATACTTTCTTTCTGGAATAATGGTTCCGTCTGTTTTCTCAATCTGTGGGATTATCTGCTCATATGGTTCTTTTCTCAAATAATACATAACTTTCTCCTCCTTTTGAAATGAACATTTCTAACCTTCATACATAATTAATTCTTTAGCATAAGGTAACGATTCAATCCATTTACAAAACGTATCAACCCATTCTTCTTTGAGTCTATGATGCCTGCGCTGAAAATACATATTACGCAGTTCTGCATAATTAGTATCCCAAGTTCTCATTTGTTCAAATCCTTCCATAAGAAGTCTCTTTGCTCTCACAAGAAGCCTGTTTTTATCCGTTGAATATGTTGGATTTTTATATTCCTGACGCAAACTCTCTAACCTATTTACTACAGCACCAACAATATCTTCATCTTCTTCGCACCATACAAATAAATCTTTTGTGATTGGATTATCATTATTTAATAACTTGTGCATAGTTGAACAACTGTTTTTTGTATTGAAATGATATGTATCAGCTTCGCTCCACCAGTATCTAGGCATATCTACATCAACAGATACATGGATCATTCTCATAAACTTTGAATGTTCACCACCTGCCTTAATAAGATTCTGAGCAAGTTTCATATCAGACGCACCAATAACATAGTGATTATGCAAATTCCCATTATAGAAACTATCAATTCTATCCCAGCTATTTTTCGGGTTTCTCATACCTCTTAATGCGTGTTCAAAACCCCAAATCTCAGTATTTTCAAATTTCAAATTTAATATCCTCCTATTATTTTAAATTCCAATGAAAGTCCAATTTACTTGGAAATTTCATCTCAAATTTCGCCTTATTTTCAAAGTTTTTCTGACTTGAATAACCAACAATAATCAACAAACCTGTCAAAATTCATCATTATTTGGTCATAAATATCAACCTTAATATCGTCTGCTCGTCCAGTCCAAGGTGATAAAATTATTTCATATTCACACTTAGACCAAAAATAATACATCACTTCTCTTTTTAATTTTTCAGAGAAATCATCCTTATCTATTTTTTCTTTTAAAAGCACATCAACTTCTTTTTTAAAACTTCCATGATTGAATATGTTCCATTTAATAATTTTTTGTGCATTGGAATCATGATAATAAACGTACCATTCTATAATAATCACCTCCTGCTGATTATTTATTCTCCATACTTTTCAAACAGTTCTGCCATAGTCATGTTGTTATATTTAGCAAGATCCACACAACAAGCACATATATTCTTAGCAGAAGAAACACCTAAACAGTTACAAAGATAATCAGTTAAATTTTCATACTTGTAACCTATTTTACTTGCATAAATTGGTGTATCCCATCCAATTATATATTTACCATTTACTTTAAATTTTGTATCAGGGACACCAAGTACACTACCATCACATTGTCTCCACCATGCATCCTCGCCGGCTAATCTAACAAAGTTTTCTTCTGGCATATCGCACATATTTTTAAATAATTCTTCTGATACTTTCCACACTTCATAGTTTGTGCTTGCGTAAGTAATATCTGCGTATTTACCTGTAGGATCTATCCTGCTGAAAAATTTATATAAATTGTTTCCTAAAATTTCCATTTATTCCTCCAAATTTCTAATATATTTAAGACACCTCAAATCTACCACAGGTCTTTCTACCCGGAATCCATGCTTTATCGCTCCGAACTGGCTCATAAATATTTTCAGGAAAATCGAATTCACAATAACCTCTATATCTACAATGCCTGCAACACTCTTCTTCATATTTTGATATTCTCTCTTGCTTCGACATATTGTCATATTCTTTTATCATGTATTCATATAACAAATCCGACATACGCTGCTTGTCTTCTTTTGCGTATAGATATTTTTCTTTATATCTTTGCAGTTCTTTTATTTCATTGAGAAATTCATCTAGCATATCCTACCTCCTAATTTTCGCAAGAAACTGTCGCTTCATATTACTGTATTATTTCCTGTTCTTTATAAAACTTCATCTACAATTCCATACTTAACTGCCTCATCAGAATGAACATAAAAATCTTTCTTCTTTTCACGAATCTCCTTAATATCGTCTTTTGTGAGATTTGTTCTGTCGATTACATATTCTTCATTCTTTTTATTCAGCCAGTCCATTTCTTCTCTGTCTTCTACCAAATCCTGATATTTACCACTTCTCCAACAACTCATTTGATGGTACATAAATGTTGAATGTTTATAGCAAAATCTTTTATGCCCTGCTAAGAAAATCTTAAAAGCTGCACTCATTGCATATCCTGTACAATATGTATAGATTGGAGTTTTACTGTTTAGAACAATATCAATTAATCCCCACATATCATAAACAGATCCACCATACGAGTTGATGTATAGTTTAATTGGCTCACGTTTATAATCTTTCTCTTTCTCATCCTTCTCATCATCTTCTCGAATCTGATATAAAATATCCCACATCAATTTACCAATAGATTCATTATCTACATTATCTGATAAATAAAATGTCTTTTTATTAGTATTTGTATATGTATTGTCTCTTGTTGAACTCATAAAGTATTCTCCTTATATTTAATTCTCTGTTTCAAATCCAACTTGTATATATCTATCTAATTCAGATTTAGCATTTTCATTCAATAATTGTTTTTCATCAACCAATATAATTGTTCCTGGCTGTACCCTCCCTTTCAACTGACTTGGTGTAAGTACAATTGGATTGAATTTTAAGTGCATTTTATATGCATAATCTGCCATGCTTCCCATCGGTTCAATAACAGGAATTTTATATTTACCACTAATCTTCATCAGATTATATGTTTTGCCGATCCCTCTACTATTAAAACCATATAATTGTTTAATGTGTGTTTGTCGTTTCTTTACATAATATTTCAGCTCATGATATAATGCTTTTGATTTTAATAAATATGACCAGTGTTCTAATCGTTCATAAAATTTCATATATGTAGTATCATCTCCTTTGTTATATACTATATATGGTAGTTGTGTGTTTATCTAACCACTATATATTGTGTTGATAACGGCATGAAATCCGTCTTTCCTTGACTTTTTGAGTCTCCAAAACGCCCTATTTATGGGCATTTCAGAAATCCTCTACTGTATTATTCTCTCTATCGAAGATAATTCTTTAAGAAATATTCAAAATACTCTCTGATAAACAGTCCTGAATATTGATTGTTTGGCATAAACATAATTGGAATATTATATTTAAACCAAAAGCTGTGTATTGATGCAATGAAAGATTTCCGATTATATTTTGTATCATAATTTCCTGTTGCAATATCTTCATAAGAAGCATTTTCAATTAACAGAACTTTTGTTTTAGGTGCAAGACATAATTCTTTTTCAAATCTATCACGCTCTTTTGTCAGATTACCACTTATCTCTTCAAGACTTGCTTTTCTCTCAATGACACATGAATTTGTAAAATACAAATCACGAAGTATTCCAAGTTTTTCATTAGCTGGGATCATGAATGAATAATCACCATAGCTTAAAGCTTTCTTTTTATATTTAATTTCTTTTCTATCAAAATAATCCGTAATGTGAGAATTGATTTTTTCTCTTGTATCAACAAGAATTACAATAGAAGATATTAGTTCTTCCATTTCCTTATCTGTGTACTTATATTTGTTAAATATCGTCTTCGTCCTCCTCAATATCGTTTTTTATTACAAATTTACTCAACCAAAATTCAAATTTATCAGGTACTTCTTTATAAATTTTCTTACCTGTAACTGGATTTATTTCACCAGTTGGTTCTTTTTTATTCTTTTTTTCAAGGGAAATAATATATAGAATAGTACCTAAATCAAATGGATTTCGGTTATACTGACTTGTCCACATTTTTACTTCTCGTGTTTTACCACTATAGATTTCAAAAAGATGGACATTTACAATAGATTTTTTAATATCAAGTTCAGAAACATAATATAGACGTTTACTTACTTTAGAATCCGAGTCACTGACAATACCAAGAACTTCTCTTTGATTATCAAGTCTTTCCTTTAAAGTTAATTCTCTATAAGGAATTTTAGAAATCAATTCTTTAATAATTTGTTCAGAGTCAAGTTTATTAAATTGTTTGGCTGTCTCATTTCCATGTTTTATAAGTATATCAAATGGAATATTATTCTTTTCAGCTTTATCTTTGGAGATCTGCTTTGCACCATTTAACAAATCATATAATCTTGCAATCTCAAGTAAAGTATTTACATCACCATATTTCTTAAAATAATTGATTCTAATAAGTTTATTTACAATAGTCTTATTAATTGAATTTGAAAATAGTGCAGTTAATACATCAGTAAATGTTTTATACTTCGACTGTCCTAATTCATAAAGAGTATCAACAACCCCTTCACCAAAGCCTTTTACACTTGACAAATTTGGATATATTAATTTATTCTCTTCATTAATTGTCACTTTTCTATTATCTGCACCAAATTCATAATCGCCTAGTTTATATCCCCAAAATTTAATTGCTTCTTTAACAAGAGCGTCTATCTTATCCTTTTTATTCTTTTCCTGATAATGATTGATTGCTACTTCATAAAATGTTTTAGTATGATGTGCTTTAAACCATGCTTGATAGGCAGAATCTCCACCCATTGAATAGGCATGTGGAGAATTAAATGCGTATGATCCAGAAGACTCTATTACATTCCAAACATTATTAAAATTATCTGTCTTGCCGATTTCTGCTTTCCAACCTTCTATTAATCGTTCCTGTAATTCTTTTAACATTTCAGGATGTAATTTATATTTCTTTTTTGAAATATTTTTAATAACTCCATATGTTTCAGCCATTTTCAATTCCAAGAATGACAATACTTTCATAATAGATTCCTGATAAATCATGAAATGTGCAGTATCAAATAATAAATCATCAATCTTTTTTTCGCCTGTAGTATATGGTTCACGATTCAAGAATGTACTAAGTAATGACGCAAAGCCTGGTCGAATTGCTGCAATGAAACTGCTTAACTCTGCTAGATTTTGCGGTTTATACTTCTTCACTCGATTAGTGGTCGCTTCTTTCTCACACTGATTGACACAACATGTAATACCATTTGCATAAATATCCCATGTTTTTTTATCACCATCAATCATATGTCTTAGTTCATCAAATGTCGGAACTTCCATGCCAATGCTATGGAAGAATTTATATGTAAGATAAACACTATCTACAATAAGAAAATCCTCTTTTACATATCCGAATTCATCAAGATAACCACCTTCAATAGCTGCACATACTGTTCTTTTGCCAGTTGATTCAGACACGGCACTTATCAGCCCTACTTCTCTTCGTATATCACCATCAAAAATAAAATGTCCACAAGCATGTACTTTTAAGTTAATAGTAATACCTTGATATTCATTACTTTGTTTGAATAAAGAGATATATTCTTCTGGTATGTAATCTTCAACATGAATATCCTCTTTTTCATCATCATCGGCATATTTCAAAGCTTTGTTATATTCATCAAGATATTTTGAAATCTGATTGGCATCTTCAGGTTTAACATCATTTGCACCTGCGTATAACTGCCATGCTGCTTTTTCTTTTAATTTTTCTATTGCCATCAAAGGATAACAACCATGTTCACCAAGTAATTTCCTTGCTGCTTTAACAAATGGTTCTTGTGTGGCAACATTTAGGTCAATCCTTTATACCCTCGGTTTCCCGATATTTATTAGGGGAGTAGACTATACCATAATCGTTGATATCATCTCGGATTCCCATTGGTAGTCGTTGCAAGCTTCCCATATTCTTTATGAACTTAGGGCTATCTCTCAGGATTATCCAATCCTTATTATTGTTACCATACCACTTTGATTAGAAGTGCCACATTTCGATTTCTCTAATGCTTGGTAAATAAGGCTTTAGAACTTCCCCTGATATTCTGGGTTTTCTATATATATCACTATATATAGCGACTTTATAACAATACATATTTAACATCATTAACTAAAAATTCTTTTTGTTTTAAAAATTCATCTAATTCTCTCGTTGTTATTTTCAACAAAGGATATAATATTTTTTTCATTTCATATTTAAGATAAAATTTTTTATTTGTCAAATCAGCATAAATTTTCTTGCCTTTATAACATTCACATAAATATTCAAATTGATGTTCTTGTAAATATTTATATATTTCTTCATTATATAACGTAAAATGATAATTATTTGCAACATTTGCTTTATCTTTTAGACATCTACTTATTGAAGATTGATTTTTACAACCACACGCCTTACATGTGTCCTTGATTGTATTATAAATTTGCAAATTTTCTACACAAATTATCTTCTTAGAATTTGGATTATTTTCATTTAAATATAAACCTTTTTTCTTAGCTGATAAATTTTTCTTCATCTCATTTGTTCATCTATGACCATAATTAGGATTATTTTTACCAGATACTATTTTGCTTATCTTTTTCTTATATTCATCACTGGGCGTCCAATTTTTAATTCCACTTCCACCCTTTGTTAAATTAAAACCATTCTTGTATGTATCTAATTTTGTTATCCAATATATTTCTTTATCATCTAAGTCTTTTTGATTGCATTGTTCCAATATATAAAATTTAAAATTATCCAATCCATACTTATTATAACTGCGTTGTAAATATTTATTATCATGTTCATTTCTTTTTAGTTCATTAATATGATGCCTCCATCGGTCTTCTATGTTTACACTTTGACCAATGTATTTTTTATTATTTATTATATTTTCTATACAATATATTCCTGTAATTTACAATCTCCTTTCTTTGATGTATATAATATGTATTGTTTTTATTGCTAATCGGGCATCTGACCTGCTAACACACGTTCCTTAGTTAAGAATCTTTCAGGATAAATTGGAATATCAGCATTGAATCTATCAACGGTTGTTAATCCTAAAAGTTTATTTGTAATGAATGAAGCCGCACTACCTCTTGATGTAGTTGTTAAAATACCACCTTCATTTTGGATTGCATCATCTACAATAGCTTTACTTGTCAAGAAATAATCAACAACCCCAGCTTCCATAACTTGTTTTGCTTCATATCTAATTCCATCTGCTTTTTCTTTAGACTTTTCCTTTTCTTTAGCATATGCTTTATTTAAAGTATTTTTGTAGATTTTACATTTTTCTTTATATGTTTTATTCTTATAAACACTGGGAATCTTAAATTTTCTATCAAGAACAATTTCTTCACATTCTGTCACAAAAACATTTGTATTCATAATTGCTCTATATATTTCTTCTCTGTTTAAAACACCTTGTTCTTCAAATCTTTTAATTACTGTTTGAGTGTCAGGATAATCAAGATACCATCCTTCCTCGTCAGGATAATTAATATTCTTATATTTAAGAATCTGATCACGCTTGATTGAATTCTCATCTTTTACATAATGACTATCAAGACCACAAATAATCTGGATATTATGCTCTTTTGCAATTCTTAATATCTTTTTATTCAATTCCTTTTGTTTGTCTGTATTATGATACTGCACTTCTAAAAAGAAATTGTCACCAAAATATTTATGTACTTTTAACCATATATCTTCTGCATTCTCATAATTCCATCCAGCAACACAAGCAGATGTTACAATCACGTTATCTTTAGGAATATTAAATAGTAACTCCAAATCAATACGTGGCTTATAATAATATCCGTCTATATTAGCCATTGATAAAGCAAAATTAATATCTCCACGACCTTCAGCATTTTTAGCTGCAATAATCATATGGCAATTTGCTCTATCTTTCTCTTTCCTATCTTTTACCCAATAAACTTCAGAAGAATGAATATATTTCAGATGTTCACTCTCTGCGACCTTATATACTTGAAACTGATTGCCTTGCGAACCATGTTCACCAGAATATAAACATTTTGCACCAAATTCATGAATTCTTTCTGCATATGCATTAATAGATTCAGCACAATCTGGTGTAGATGTATTACTAAAATCTTTATGACAATGATAGTTTTCAAGATATAGATTCTTTTCATATTCTTCTGGTGAATATGGAAATTTAAATGTAAGAGTAGGAATTATTTTTTTTATTAATTCAATGTCCGAAATATCAAGCCACCTCCTTAATCTCATCACACACTGCTTTTAGAACAAATTTTCTACCCAGAAAGCCACTATCAAGAGTACATACAACCTCTAATTCATCGTTCATCATGCTATGATCTTCCATTTCATCAAATGAACCATCAAAATTCCACTTAATAATCTGTAAATAATCATTTGGTTTTACAACCAAGTGTTTATAATCACTCATTTGTCCAATTTCATATTCATTTATTCCATTGATAAACACCTTTACTGGTTTGAAATTTGTTCCAGATATTCTATCTATCTTCTTTATATTCTCCACAAGCTTACGAGTAATATCAGAAACATCTAATCGAATATCAACATCCACTGAAACATCAGTATTTAATTCTGGAAGAGTTTCTTCTATATATAATGCAAATCTATCTATATCAGATTTTTCAATTGTGATTCCTGCCGCAAGTTCATGACCATCACATTTTGCTAAACCACTCTCATTACATATTTTTCTAAAGTCATCCACTCCTACAGCCCTCATAGAACCAGAGTAATTTTCTCCTGTATCTTTCAATACAAGGATTGGTTTTTGATACTTTTCTAGTAATTTGTTACCCAACAAACCACTGATACCATATGGAGTATCTATATATGTAATAATTATTTTTTTATCTGACTGTGAGTTGCATTGTTCCAATACATCTGGTAACAATCTATCAACTTCAATATTCTGATCTTCCTTACATTTTTTTAATTCCTTTACATAAGCCAATACTTTCTTATTTTCATCTTCCAAAAAAGCTTTCATTGCCACATCATTCTTACCCATACGGTTGCTGGCATTTACAATCGGAGCAATACTAAAAGCAATAGCTGTACTATTAAATTCAAATCCCCCAACTATCTTTTTAACTGCTGGATTATATATTTTCTCCAATCCCTTAGAGACAATATATCTATTCTCCATAACAGTCATATCCATCATATCTCCAACGATTCCACAAGCTGCTAAATCAATAAGTTCATCTGCATAATCTGTAATATATTGTTCATCAAGATATTTGCAAAACTTCCATACAACACCTGCTCCCGGTAATTGTGGATTCTCATAATTCCTTTGTGAAGATACTAAAATTGAAACTTCATCATATGATTCATTCTCTTTAATTGCATGATGATCAAGGATAATTGTGTCTATTCCCATTTCTTTAAGTTTTCTATATTGAGAGACATCTTTATCCAAGCTATCTACAATAATCAATAAATCAATTCCATTGAACTGATCTAAATCTTGTCCTATCAAACCATGCATTTTACCTTCATCTATATAAGTCTTAATGTTTGTAGTAAAATGCCTTAGATATCTTGTCATTTCTGTTCCAGAAGTAATACCGTCTAAATCGGTATCAAACAAAATTCCTATACATTCATTGTTTGTAATTGCAAAGTCTACTCTTTGATATGCTTCATCTATACGAAATAATGAATCTAATGGTAATAAATCTTCTTCTGTTGGATTTAAAAAATGTTCAACATTTTCGATCCCTCTTTGATTAAGAATCGTATCAAATACTTCATCTTCATACATCCCACGACAATCGTTTAATATTTTATAATTCGTCTTCGTCATCCTCATCTCCAATCATTGTTATCTCATTTTGCAAAATATTTTCTAACCATTCTTTCCCTAAATCAGATGGCGAAACTTTATTCTCATATCCTCGACCGAAGTAACTCCAATATCCAAGTTCAACTTCTGTAAACCTGGAATAATTTTTGACCATATCAATATTTCTCATAATATTTTCAAGTCCATATCCTACATCATGTAGGAAGATTATTCGTTTGGGATTTAATTCGAGAAGCATTTTGACTTGTTGAATAGAAATAGATCCGCTTCCAAGAGATACGCAATTTCTTATTCCGTATGAATAGCACTGCATACAACTCTTCTCAGCCTCAAAGATATAGATAGTATTATCTACTAAAAATTCATAATTCTGAGAATATCCAAATAATGTTTGGCTCATGCTACAAGGAACAGCATAAAAATATTTCATTTCACCATCAGGAACATCATAATTGAATCGTTCCTTAACACCCATTAACTGTCCAAATTGATTTCTTATGGGAATAACAATTCCTTGTGATTCTACATCATACTTTATTTTAAAAAATTTTTGTGAAAGAAGCGATATATTATCAGCAAGAAACCTTATATTCCCACAATTAACATAGCAATCTAAGATGGAATCATCATATGTATTGACTTTATTAGTTCTTCGCTTTCTAATCTTTTCATAAAATCCTCCAAAAATTCCTTTGTTATCAAAGAAATCATAATAATCTGTAATCCCTAATGCATGTCTTACTTCATTAAGTACATCTATAAATTCAACTTTTCTTTGCTCAATAATATACGAAAAAATATCTTTTCTTATATTTCTCGCATAATCAATGGTATACAAATACTCGTTGTTTTCGAGATTGATTACTATACTTTTCTTTGATGACTTCTCATCTCGTCCAAAAGATATATATTTAGGACGAATTACTATGTTACAATAGCCAAAATGTTCTAATACATCTTTAAGCTTATCTGGGTGATTTATCAGTTCTTTCTTAATATCTGCTAACATATATCACTCCAAAAGTTATTATTTTATTTCTCCATGTCGGGGTCTACACTGGCAAGTCTCTCTGAAAATGCAATGGTCGCCTGAAAACTTCAAAAGATAAGCAACACCTGTATCACTGGAATTGTTGCCATTTCTTGTTTTCTCAACAAAAACCATACGCCATACGGCATTAGGATCAGGTTTATACTCTTCTTCTATCCATTTATCATTGACCTTTTTTAGTCGAAATGGACGACAATAGAATTTACTCTTTTCATCCAATTCCTCTGCGTATACAGTTCTCATGAGGAATAGATTTTCCAATATTTCTTTAATCTGTTTAGCATTACTCAAACAGCTTGCATCCAAAAATAACTTTCCTTTCATATACTCTGCTAACTGCACAGAAGCAAGCATAATCAGATTGTATTTCTTTGCTAATTTATCTAATTCACGACTGTCTCTTACGAGAGATAAGTCTTGCCTTGCAGATGAAAAATCTCCTTCTTGTATCTTAAATGTGTCATATAATACAGTGTCATATCCATATCTCAATACATTTTCACGAATTTTTTTCTTTACAACTCGCATATCAGCATCATTGATAGAAATAAATTTAACTCTACCCTTATAATTCTCTCTCCAAAATTTCTGTACATCTGTCAATTGCTCTCTACTTTCGGCATTAATATCACCAGATGCCATTTTCTTCTTTGTGAGTTTAAAATATCTATTACGTTTTCCAAGCAACCAAACCATGAATTTAATCTTGAATTTTTTGATATTCTCCTCATTGGAGATAATAAGAATTTTTCGATCATAATGCAGAAGTGCCATAAGAATTGTAATCCACCAAGTAGATTTACCTGCACTTGAAAATCCACCCATCATTGTAAGTGTTCCTTCAAGTAATCCCATAATCTGTCGTGATAAAAACGGGAAACAATTCATCTCTTCACCATTCTTATCATAGCCAGCAATATCAAACGGTACACCATTTTCTTCGCCATCTTTACAAGACTCTATGAATTCATCATCAAAATCAATTTCTTCCTCTTCAAGTATTTTACTGCTATAACCAGTTCCATAACTAGATATACGAGCTTCATACCAATCTGTTACTTCTTCAGCAGTCATCTTTCTAAACAATTTCAAAGGTATTACCTTTTTATCTCCCACAGTTATTTCCTGCAAAAGATTAAAACCATCCTTATACATATTCAACATAATATTTTCTCTATAAAGAATATCTATATATGTATCAAAATTCTGAGTATTAATAATATCAATTTGGTGTTGAATTGTATCCCAACCACCTCTATCCTCAAATTTCTCAATAACTTCTTCATTCATATTTGATAAGATGGTTATCTCATCTAAGGAATAAAACCCTTTCTTTCTCAGATTTTTTAACAATGAAAAATAAAAAAGACCATCTGCTGTAATAAAATCTTTTTGTTCAAATGTTGTATCATCAAGCAGAAGCATATCCTTGAAAAAACAACTGATAACATTACCTTCATACTCAATTCTACCTTTTAATAATTGAGCAGGATATTTTTCTTTTACACCTGTAATAAATTCACTTATGTTAATCACCTACGCTTTCTTCAATTTCAGATAAACTTCTACGTTTATTTCTTCTCTTATAATTCATAATTGGCATATCAACTTCAACTTCTCTCGGTTTTTCAGACTCTTTCATTTTAAAGTCAGTCAAATTATTTTTAAGTATTGCAGCGAAATACCGAATTTTTGCATATTCACTTACAAAATCCTTTTCAAGAACCCTTGTTATATACTCTTTATTCTCTGTTAGATATGCCAAAATATGTTCATAAGAATACACATCTAATAAAAGATTTATCTCTTTGAACAAAGCGGAATTTAAAACTTTATATCCAAATATCTGATTAATACATTCGTATGTATTATCTTTTACTTCCTTTTCGTGCAATACTTTCTGATATTCAGCTTCATTGCAATAGTAGGTGTTTTTGCCACCTACTACCACTTTGAATGCTTCATTTCTATCTACTTTAGTACCACACAGTCTGCATTTAACCAGCATGTGTTACTCCTTTTAGTTCATCATGTCGTAGATTCTCTTTAATCCGTCCTCATCGACATCATTAAGCTTGCCATACTCAGCAATTACATTCTTAACAGATGCCTTTAGTTCTGCATCTTTGCACTCCTTGTACATCTTACGAATAACAGCATCTAAATCATCTGGATATGCAGAAGTTTCTGTTGTCTCTTCGATTGTATCCTCTACGGGTGTGTCGATATCATCAATATCGTCTTCCTCAATAGGATCAGGTTCAGCAACCTTTTCTTCCTTAACTGGTGTTGCCTTCTTAGATGTAGGCTTCTTGGTGGAAACAGAATCGACACGACCATTCTTTAATGCAGTCTCAATTGTATCAATAAATGTCTGTCCCATATTTAACTGGTCAAATGGGATATATTCAGGGATTGATAAATCCTTTAATCTACCACCAGCTTCAACAATTTCATTGCCACGGAAATATAATCTACGCTCTGTTTCTTTTACATAACGTTTTGTGCTATCACCTTCGCCTTTTTCCTCGATCTCTCTATCAATTAATCCAGTTGCAATAATATCAAAACAATCAGCAACTGCACTCTCATAATCCGCAATAAGAGATGAACCCAATCTCTGAAATCCCTCTTCGTCAAGAGATGCTTTATCTTTTACTGTCTTTAATTTTGTGTGACCAATCATCCAAGGCATAATTCCTGCATTATATAAGTCATTAAGAAACTTTTTAACTAACTTTGCACACTCTTTTTCGCCATTTGTATATCCACCATAAGCAGCCTTGATTGATTTAATCTTCTTTCCATTCTCAAGAATAGATAATCTAATTACCTCTGATTCTGCAATACCAAAAAACTCTTCTGCACTATCGAAACATACCATCTCAACATCATGCTCTTTACCCTTTTCTTTGATAAGCCAATCCTTTACTTCAACTAAATCTTTCCATGTATTTGCATGTGTTGTAAAAATATTATCAATCATATTAGTACCGTGCTCCATACCACAAGATACTAACAATCCTTTTTCTGGATTTCCAAATTTGGCATTAATCATATCTGCCCATAAACTTGTCTTACCAAACTTACGAACTCCCATAATAAATCCTGTAATCTTATTGATCTCTGTTGCCGATCTCTGTAATGTTGGTTTGTTCATTAATATAATTCCTCCATATTTCTATTTGTTATTATCGAGAGAGGGCAAAATGCCCTCATCTCTTTTAAAGTTCATCATCGTCATCTTCAAAAAGGTCTTCTGTTCCTTCTGGAAGCTCCTCTTCAAGTGGCTTAATTACCATATCATCTTCTGTATATACCGTGTCCTGTCTGCCCTTAGTGAATCCCTTTGCTGGCTTTAAGAACTGATACTCTCTAATTCTTTCACCATATACACTTCCACCAAGTTCTGCACGAATATCGTCCATAGTAATAAGACCACACTCTAAGTCATCCTTCTGTTCATCAGTAAGCATGTCCTCTGTAATCTCTGTCTTCTGAGCACCATTAAGCATATTAACGACTGCACCATATTCCTTGAACGTATCATCATCGACAATAAATTTATGCTTGATTGACTCTGCTCTCTTCTTAGCCTTTTCATCAGCATCATCTGAAGGAACTGGAATTGTAATTGTAACTGGCACAGCAATATTGCCCTTACGATTATTGTCATATTCCATCATGTATCCATTCACATAATACTTACCCTTCTCTTCTACACTCATATCATCTAAACTCTCTGAGTTAAATAAGATATTAATTGTAGCTGTTGAACTCTCTTCTGCATCGTCTGCTGCGAGATAAATACGATTAGGAACATATGATTCATAAACTCTCTGATTCTTGTCTGAATACTGATACTCACCATTTCCACGAATGAAGAACTTCTTATCAGAACACTTTCCACTATCAATAACTTTCTTAATAAAGTCGATGAAATCCCATTCTGAAATAAATTCATGTCTCCTTTTGTTACTCTTTTCAAGCTCCGCATTTACATCTGCTTCATTCTCAAGACCAATCTCTTTTAACTCTTCATCAGTAAGGTTTGTTCCTTCCTTAACCTTTTCAGCAGCCTTTTCAAGTTTATATCTACGACCTGGCTTTTCAAGATCAAAGATAAACTTCTTGAACTCTGCAACTTCTGCTAACTTTGATGATGTAAGTCTCTCCTTAAATGGAATCTTTAATGATTCACCTTTAATCTTATTGCCATTTTCATCTACACCACTCTTAGAAAATGTGTACACATCACCATGACCATCTGCAAAAGCACCTGATGTAACAGTCATCATGTGTCTGTTGTCTCCGCAAGCTACATTAAACATTAACTGCTTGCGTACCCATCCAGAATCAAACTGCTTTTCCTGATAAGGATGGAACTTTTCACTCTCCTTACCGATACTTAACTTTCCTGTCATTTCAAAATTCATTAAATGAATCCTCCTTATATGTAATAAAATTTAATAAATAACTTATATATAAACGCCCTTCTCAGGACGGAACATGGAAGTAAATCTATATGAAAATTTATCCATAAACAGTGATTTTTGAGCGTACAAACCCAAGGGTATGCTGTTTTCCACCCATATTTATATTCTCTATTCAGTTGTTCATATTTGGAAATTTTGAACTGAATCGTTCAAGAATTATTTACTAGATTTTATATTTGCAATTTTATATAATATCTTATTTAGATGTATAAATTTACTCTTCCGAAAAATTTTTATAATATAATATATAATCGCAAATAGCATTGATAAATATCCAAGTATAGTTAGAATAAAATAACCCATTTTAACATCACCTGTGAAATAATCTTCATCGTATTCGGTATTTTTCATATCATCAATAACAAATAAGGAAGCTACTATTAACCCAAATATGAGCCACGATAAAAATAATAATCCTGCATATAAAAACATCATATTTATTTCTCACCTCCAACTATATATTCTCTGTTTTAATCACAATACACATAATTGCAGCTATTGGATTCAATATTTTCTAAGTCAATAATCATTTCGCCATCTTCATGACATCTATCAATTTCAATATTAGAAATTTTAATAGAAGTGTCTGTCATTTCTATAATATTTCCTATGTAGTGGTCATGATGATTTGTAACTTTATTGAATAACGTAAATGCAATATCTTCACCAACTCTAAAGCTTTTCTTATTATCTGTTACTAATGTTCTTACTGTTTTAATGTTGTATTTCATAATCTATCTCCTTAAGAAATGTCAGATTCCTTCGACTCTATTTCTTCACTGTTACATTGAAAACTGACCTTAAAATACAGATAATCAACCAAATACCAGTTGCAATAGACCATTTAAATGTTAAACCAAAGCACATTGTAATAAGTTTGATTATTCCACATGTAACAATCCAACTAAGTCCATAGCATACAGCTAAAATTGTAATGACAATAACTGCTGTTACTCCACCTTTTGCTAATTTTTCTTTTAAATTACTCATATGTATATTCTCCTTTACGCTTCAAAATTGAACTCATCAGACGAAATTTTGTTGTTAATAATCTTCTGATAAATGTCTACATACATCTCATCTTTATCTCTGTTATAAGCAACTTCTGCATATTTGTTACCCATTGGCTGTCCCCAAATAGTACACTTCTTATAACCCAACTCATGTGCAAACCACACAAGATCTAACTGGTCAATATTGATGTTTTCACTCAATGTCTGAATCACTGCATTCTTTGCAGCTTTTTCAAATTCGTAACTTGTCATTTATAATTACCTCCACTTTAATAATCTTCACAAGAAATCGAAAATTCATCGGCTTTTTTAAATATTATTAGCCGTTTGTAATGGTATATTCACGACTACTGGATGTGAACCTGCATCCACTATCCCATTGGCAAAAGCCTTTGGGAATACCTTCTTCATTATCTGATAACTTCCATTTACGTCTGCATTAATATATTCTCCTTTCTCGCTCTGAAATAACCCTCTATGAATTCGTCTATCTTTATTGTAATTTTTCTCAATTGGCTCTTCACCATCAAGAAAAGATGTACCACTTGTATAACTTTCATTTGTTCTAATGAACTTAATTCCTTCATTCTCGCATTTATATTCAAGTCTTTGTACAATACTTAAATATGGAATAGATACAAATTTCTGATTGACTCTTTTACCCATATCAGTTTCTTGTTTCCATCCTGAGTTATAACCACAAACCAATGTGTCAATATCATTACACTTGCAAAAATCTACTACCATCTTTGTTGATTTCTGAATATAGTCATCTACTTGATTATTTCTTTTAGTTGTAAATCTTTGCATCTCATTTGACCAATCGCTATCATTTCTCAGCTTTAATGCCGATCTTATTTCTGAAATCTTCTTATTATAATACTGATTGATTGACTTCAATGGTTTTCCATTTATTATAATTGGATTTACACCACAGTTTGTTGTGATGGTCATCAAATTATCGACACCTAAGTCAATTGCAGCAATACTCTTTGAATCTATATCCTTTGTTTCAGGAACTTCTATTTGGTAAACTACTTCCATAATATATTCATTACCTTTTGGGACAAATCGAAGCTGTACTAATTTAGAATCATTTGGAATTTTTGTTCTGAAAATATTATTCATGATTTTAAGAGGTGTCCAACTAAAGTAAATATATCCATCAACAATTTTGAATTTGATATTATCTAATCCAAGTTCAAATCGCCCATCTTCTTTAGGAAGATACTTCGGTAACTTCGGTCTGCCAAGATATTTAGATGGATTCTTTGAATAGTCCTTAATAGCTGCGAAGAACGACTTCCAGTTCTTATCTAATTTTCTCAAAGTAGCTTGTCCTACATTGCTTCCAATACATTTATAACAATCAGATTCTTTACATAATTGAAATAATTCATTGTATTGAATCCAACGAGCATCCTCAACTAATCCTTGTTCTTTTTGTTTTGAAGTTTCTATAAATTCCTGCCGAATTATGTAATTTCCATAATTATATAAGTTTTTAGATTTCCAACATAAATCATCTATAATTTTGAACAGTTTATCGTCTTTATTATTTTTCTTACTTTTCTTTATTCGATGTTGTTCTACTCTATTTACTTTCTTCATAAGTTCTCCTTAAATTAACATGGTTCTAAAATATATATATAATTCTCCTTCTTCTATCTGAGGTTTATTACCATATAAATTAACATAGTTCTAAAACAGATTATTTAATCCCCTTCAACTGTGCTTTGAGGTTTATTACCTTGTAAATTAACATGATTCTAAAACCTCAAATATGTATTCGTAATTTACTTGGTATTCTTGAAGTTCTAAGTTCAATGGGCGAAACCCACACCCACTATCCAATTGATTTCACTTTTGGAATACTTGTTATAGGATAAACTGGCTTGAATTAGCCAAATAGATTTGTTAAAATAGAACAAATATAGTTTATCCTATATTTTATTCTCCGTAGAGCAGATTGTTAGGTCGCCAAACTTGTGCAATCTGTTCTACTGTTTTTATATTCTCTACTTTTCAGAAGATTTCTTTAAATCTGTTAATGCATCATCTAAATCCTTAACTGTCTGAATAGCTTCCTTCATACTATTCATACCAGCAATAGCACTTGAAAAAGCCTTAATACTTTCAAATTCCATCTCTGAAATAGTTTTTAAAACATCAACTAATTTCATATCACCAATTCCAGATACCTTTGCTGCATTTTCGATTGTCTCTTCTTCATTTACAAGTAAATCAATAAACTGTCTTACCTTATTATTCTCCATTTCTTCAATCTCCTTTATATGTTCTTTTATTTTTTGTTTCCCTACATGACTTGGATAGCCAGAGTACGAAAGTGCTTGATTTATCCACCATAATGTCTGTTCATCTACATCATCATATTTCTTCATCTCTTCGACTAAATTTCCGATATATCACACCTCATTTCTACAGTCAAATATCTTCCAAGGAAACCGATATTTCTTGTCCATTTTGTTACTATATATAGTAGTTTTAATTTATATAACCACTATATATAGCGTACTATTTTTTGACTTTTCTATATATTGTTATTCTCTTATTCCCAATCGTAAGCAATGTAATATCCTTCATCAGATAAATGTTTGAACCATTCAAATCTACTTCTCATATCAATATTATCAACTTCCTTATTACTCAAAATTTTTTCACAATATTTTGACATGTCGATTGGTTCAATGAGTTTTAATTTATAATCCTTTGAGTCGATCCATTCCTCGTTTGGTAATTTAGGGAACGGAACACCAATCGTCTTTTCAAACAATTCTCTTACCAAACTTACATTATAATAAGAATGAGATGTAGAATCGCAGTCGATATATTTAATTGAGTATTCATCATAATAACAATGTCCAAACGCCTGATATGTTTCACCAGAATCTAATATTTTATAATCTTTAAACCATCTAAATCCTAAGCCCATAAGTTGCCTCCTGTTCTTATGTTCTCTTCCAAAATTTCCACAAGAAACGAATCATTCCTGTTAAGTTATTCTCTATTTAATCACTCACTGCATCATAAATCTTTCCAACTTCATATTGATAATCTTCTACTTTTGTCCTTCTGTAATAATCACAATAACAGTGACCATCAGTATCTATTACATATTCAATACCTTTTGTCTTAATTGAGGTGTCTAAAACACCATGTAGGAAAAATACTCTCATTTTATCTTTTCTGCGAAGTCTACACCAATGAGAATCCGTTGTGTTTTCATAATCTATAACATCAAATTTATCAGTCTCACTCATAGACTCTGTTAAATAGTAATCAAACACATCAGAATCATTCCAGAAAACATCGCATCTAAATCTTACTGCAATAAACCCTACATCTTTCGCCCAATCAATAAAGAAGTCTCTCCACTTTATAAAGTTTGGAACTTTCTTAAATATGACTGCACAAGCGGATACTGTAATTCTAATATCGTTAAGCTGCTGAACCATATCCTTATAATCAATTCCGTTGAAACAAAATCCAAGTATTTCTTCTCTTCTTAATGGTCGCCAATCGTGAATTGAAATATTTACATAATCAACAACATCTTCCATATACGGTATTACTTCCTTTAGATGAGTACCATTTGTTGTCATAGTTACTCTAAGAACCTTTGATTTAATATTGAACTCTTTCAATTTGATAAACACTTTTGATAAATATTCAGGATCTAAAGTTGGTTCGCCACCAGTTATATCAACTGATATAGGATTTTTATCACCTATTCTGGTTATAATATCATCAAGTGATTCAATGAAATTATCTAAAAACTGTTGTTTGTTACATGACATATCTTTGTCTTTATTGTAACAAAACGGACATTTCGCATTACAACCACCTGGAATCACAAGTTTAACTGTTATCACCTTGTTATAATCTTTTCGTTCTATATATTTCACTTCATCACCTCACAGATATTTATTCTCTCAATCCATCTAATACTCTCATCAAAACGTGTCTTGTAAGATTCTTAACATCGCCACTGTAAAATCCACATTCTATATCACAAGCCTTTAGAACTTCATCAAGTGTTTTATTCTTCTCTTCACTCAGTAACCTCTTACAGTTCTCATATTGAATATCATTTGTCTCATGAGCATTTCTAAGATTACTTTCTAAGCAGCGAATAATATCAATCAGTTTATCTTTTGTCATAGATTTTAATGTGCTATCTGAATATATTTTTCTTCCATCGCCTATCGCCATATACTTATTCTCCTACTCTTTTGCAATTCCAATGCCATTCACTTTAAAGCTAGTTACCTTACCATCCTTAATTTCAACGCTTTCTTCTGTGCCACCATGCCAAATAAGACCAACGCCTGTGACATACATACCATCTTCGTCTTCAATCAATTCAACTTCTTGTGCTACTCCAATAGGAAGAAACTTACCATCGCTACATGGTATCTCAATCGGAATATTCTTTACATTTTTATAAGCATTTCTAATTGCTTCTTTGGAATATATCACACCGTTCAAATCAGGCTTATCAACTGGAATTGGAATTTTAAATGTTACTTTTATATTCTCTGTTCTCATATCACACCTCCAACCTATCCAAAAGAAAGAAAAATTTCATTCTTTATATGTTGTCTGTTTCTAACCACCTAACAATTGGCTCAGATGTGCTACCTTTCTCCCACACGAACCACGCATGACACATTGTAGTTGCCCACTTCTTCCCAGTTTTTGGATCTTTCTCTAATCCACTATTCCAAGTCGCCATTCTATTCCTAAACACATATATGTACTTAGGTGGATATTTTTCAAATAATTCTTTTCTTTTTACACCCTCAAGAAATTGAATTTTAAGAAACATTGCCATCTGACCATTATCTGTTAATAAATCCATTCCTTTTTCTACAAATTCTTTTGCAAGTGAATATGGTGGATTGGTTATGATGCCTTCATATTTTTTATCTGTTTCATATGTAAGAAAATCAGCAACAATTGTGTTAGGATATCCTCTATCAACTAAATCAAGTCCTGTAATTTCTCTTTTATTCTTATAAAATTCATTTATTGCATTGGCGATATGACCACCACCTACACACGGCTCTAATATTGTCTGTGCAAAAAAATCATATTTTGAAAGCAGCATTTTTACTGCTTCAGGATTTGTCGCATAGTAGTCATTTTCTACTCTTTCATTCTCTGGATTACCACCAGCTAATTTAGCACCTGCTAATACTTTTTTCTCCATTTTGTGTTACCAGAAAGCTCATATGATTTACAGTAGCTACACTTTACATCCTTTCTGATATTCTATTATTTACTGGGATTCCCATAGCCGAATGGCTTAGATATATTTAACTGTTACATAACATTATTCTCTCTTAAAACAAATCACATCCTGATTGTTTAAAACTTTCTACTTGTTTATTCCATTTTTCTTCATCCATGTTATACATTTTCATAAGACACTTCTTACAGTAAAATTTACTGATATCTCTTCCATGATATTTTAAATTCATACCAATAACATCCTTTGCTTTGATTCGCTTCAATTTACCAGATTGAGACTTGCATCCATTATCACAATATTTGTTAAAATACTGCGCAGCAATTTTCTCATCCAAATTACTATACTTGGCATACTCTTCAATAACCTCTTTTGTTGGTTCGTTTCTAAACACACCACCATTCCAAGCTTGATTGATATATTCATCTACTGTGCAATTCATAACTAACCATTTTGAATTACTTATAAAGTCTTCTCTTAAAATATTCTCCCAACGATTTCTCATTGTTGGATACCAATATTTATCAAGAATCCACGTTGATTTGGTGTAGTAGGGGCATGATACGGCACAGCCAACCCTTGAATATCCTTTTTTATACTTTGAATTTATTTTAATGCTTTTCCATATTGTATATAACCAGACATCCATTTCGTCCCATTTTCTTATTGGTAGTATTCCCTGCCAACATGTATTTCCCCATTCAGCTTCGTTTACCCATTCATCTTGATATCCGCTTCTAGTATTAGATTCTTCGTTTCGCATACCCATCCACATTAAATATGGTTTGTTATGGTCTAAACGCCTAACCATTTCACCTACTTTGAAGATTCTACAACAACCACGAGAAATTCTATTAAATATAATATTTTGTTCTTTAATATATTGGTAAAATCCCTTCTCAGGATTCATAATCTCACAATTAGGAAAAGTCTTAACCATTCTGTATGTATCAGCACAGTCAAGCGATGTATTATTAAATATTGCTTTTGTTTCTGGATATAATTTTCTGACTAGATGACAGGTAAGCATTGAATCCTTACCCATAGAAACAGGAATTATTGAAGTATATGTATTAAACTTCTCTGCTTTTTCTTTGATTAGTTCTAATGAATCAGCTTCAAGCTGCGTTAGATGTTCTTTCTGTAATTCGATTAAATCTTTCCAACTTGCTAAATCTACATCTGCTATATTGTCGTAGGATTTCAATTTGGTGCAATCCAATCTTTCATTGGAAATTTTGAACAAATAATAACATAAATGGTAGTTGCAAATGCCATAAAATCAAAGAAAGGTAAGGATAATCCTAGGTAAAAGGTTATGTACATAACACTCAGGTATATGAGTGAACCCAATTTACAACGAGTATCTTAAATTCTTGCGAGATACAACCAAACAGCCATTTGAAGATCTGAAAGAAGGCTACTTTTGGCTTGATAAATCCATTATTAAAGGATTTGATAAGCAAGGAAATGAACATAAATTCTATCGAGTGAAGATTGAAAATTCGCTTGAAAGATTGGATTCTTGTGTTTTTAACCTTTAATGTTTAAACAAAATGATTAATATCCAATTTTTTTACTTTGTAAATTGCTTTTAAACGAAATAAATATGATGGATTCCTGCTCAGAAAATCTTTCACTTCGTCTTCTGTATTAAAATCATATTTTACATTGTCCCAACTATCAGTATCAGCAGATTCTCCTAACCCATTATATTTATGTCCAATTACAATATAATTCCTATAATCATCCATGTTTTTACCTCCAATTTATTATTCTTCACTTACAATCTCATAAATAATATCATCGTGATATTTACCATTCTTATCTTTAATCGAATCTTTTAAAACATGTTTCGTTCCATTATGTCTCTCGATAAAGCTATCATATCCTCTACAAGCAGGATTGCCACCAACAGCTCTCCATTCAACTCTATGTAATGTTTTAATTAGTTCTTCTAATTTATCGAATACATCCTTACCAACCAGAACATTCCCCCTGTCAAATGAGAACAACCCAAAGTTATACGCTTTAGACGCATACCAATCAACGGAATATCCTAAGTAGCCAATGAGTTTTTCACTTTTGTCAATTATTGCATATTGGAATTGACTCTCATTTGGACATTCTGCAATTTCAGGACTCCAATTGCACATGCAGCCAGTTTCATACATCATATCTGTTGTATAATAATATTTTTGAAATTCTTTCTTGATCTGTTCTTTATATAAAATTGCAGGTATTAACACTTAATCACCTCTTTTCAATAATCCAAGGATATGTTGCTTCTTGTGAAGTTACTTATAATTCATTCTTCTCTCAACTTCCTTATCATTTTCTTCATCATTAAAATATTTATAGGCAAGTGTCATAGGATAATTTGAATCTTTTGCTCTATCCCACATCATAAATTCGCACCAGTTCGGCTCTTTATATTCTTCTTTATTATCATTACACCAACTTGGATTTTCAAATAATCCATCGAAAACGCTTTTCCAAGAATATTTCTTCCTCTGAATATTTCTATCTTTGATAACAGTTGACTTATCATATCCTTTGATTTCTACAAGAATATCTTCACAGCCTACTCTTTTACAAAGTCGTACAAACCATTTCATAAATTCTCTGTAAGTCTGTTCAAATTCTCTGTCTCTTAAAGCTGCGTTTACAACAAGGATATATTCGTCCTGTGTTTGTAACCATCCTCTACTACGACTCTTACATCCGTATCTATCTACTAAATTGTTTGTCACTTCGCCGAATTCATCGCATGAACATGAACTGTTATAACCATTTTTCTGAATGATATATGTATTCATGTCACCTTCAGAACCTGTTACTCTTGGCAGATGATTTAGCACTGTTTCAAGAATATATCTCTTCTCAGGCTGTGTTCTACCCATAGGACGAACTATTATTGTACCGTTGATATAAGTCCAATACGACATTTTTTCTTACCTCCTTGTTTTTATATTCTCTCTTTGTAACCAAATGAAACCTGAAATTACTTGCTGTTGCAAAGTTCAACTTTATAGTCATCCTTTACATCAATAGTTACTTCTCTCTGAAATTTTCCTTCCTTATTATAAAGGGATAAATAATACCTGTTGCCACGTTGCTCTAAAACAACATCCTCATTCTCGAATAGTTCAACTCGTTTCTGTTTCTGTACTGATTTATTCTCTTGTTTATCTAAAAACATTTTTACAACATCTAAAGATACAGGATATATTTCTTCAAGAATACATGAAATGTCGTTATCTAATTTGTCATTAATCGTATGTTTATCAACCGCTCTAATAACATCGTCTTCAAATAATAATCTATTTGCCACTTTAATATTCTCCTTTCCACTCATCCAACTCATAGAAGTCATCTATCTGGTAATCCAACTTTCTAACTTGTTTTCTCAGCTCATAATCTTCTTTCTTACTATCTGTTGTCTGGCACTTCTTCCATAATTCATCACGCTGCTTAGTTAATTCTTTATATTTATCAGACACATCAATCTCTTTTACAACTGAAATTCCAATCTTCTCTCCACAGTGAGGGCAGAACCGAATAGGATAATTGTCAGTCTGTTCCCATTCATCTTCGTATGATGTAATAACTTCTGTATGAGAAGTACAGAAATGAGGAATAGGAATACCTTCATCTTTATATTCTCCACCAATGTCGTTTATATCTTCACCTGTAAATACAATAGCTTTATCATTCTGAATTTCATCACAACAATATGTAAATGGTTTGTACTTGTATGAATGAGTATCATTAAATTTCAATTTGATTAATTCTATCTTCATTTCTTTATTCTCCTAACAAAATTCATTCCACCAATCAAAAATTTTATGGATATACTGATAACCATTATGCAACTCACCTTTATATCTGCGTATTTTCCTATTAGATAACTGTTTCAAATATTTGCTTTTCTTACCACGATACAATCTTTGATAATATGGCTTTGGATTTTTAACATAACCAACACCCTTAATCCATATTTCATCCACATATCTAACAGGCGTTGGATAATAACCACCAACAGTTTCATATAAATATTTGAGATGATTTTGATGTTTTAAATATCTCTCACGTTTATTTATCCTCTTTTTCTTAGAATGATTCTTATAATTTTTTTCGTCTTGTTCATACCAATCACTGCAATGACCAAAAGAATAAACTTTGCCACCAACTTTATCGCACCAAATACAATTTTCAATATCTTCTTTATCAATATATGATTTATATTTTTCAAAGTCTTCACACCCATAAGGGCAATCTCTACATCTCATCAAATTACCTCTTGTATTTTATTCTCCTAATTCCCTACCGCACCAAGGACAATACAAAATATATATTTTCTGATGAACAAATCCATCATCATACTCATCCCATTCAGATGTTTCAATATCCAAATAATGTTCATTTGTTAATGGATCTACACATATTTGACTGTCAGGTGAGTCATGATTACAACGGTTACACATACAGTTACCTCGCTTTATCACATTCATTGAAATCTAAAAGCATCTTATACTTATATTCCCCAAATTTTTCTTTCCAACGCTGCCTTGCTTTATCAGTATCCCAACCAAAAGGCATCATATGATAGTTGATAAGAAAACATATGTCACCAATATCTTCATAAAATATACCTGATAGATTCTCTAAAATTAAATAGGAACCGATTGCATGATGTTCATGGTAATGAGCTATGCCATTCTCATCAAATGTTTGACAATACATTTTTCCAAAATCGTGTAATAATGCAGCTATATTATATTTTGCTGGATAGCATTTACTACTAAATAACTCATATGTATGAAATGAGTGATTATATAAATTCATAGTATGATGAGGGTTTTTCTGATCAAACCCTTCCATCATAGAAAACATTTCTCCAAGAGTTAAACGATTCTCTTTATGAAATACATTTATCTGAATCTCATCAAATTTTTCTTCGTAAAATGGGATCTGAAATCTTCTAATCTGTTTATTCAATACTTCATTAGGAACAGGATGCTCACGATTTTTATTATCAATCTTACACTGTTCAAATGGCTTTGGAATAATTACACAAACCTTATGTACTTCAAGACCATTCACTTTCATCATAATTGCTCTACGAGATTTCATAGTCAGATTAGTTGCATCAGCAATCACATTCTTTTTATTCTCTAAATTCTTGCGAATTCTATCGTGAAAAATCTTAAACACTTCTTCGTTATGTTCTTGATCTTCGTAATTACCAGTTAATTCTTCACGAATTGCATCTGATGATACAATTATTGTATTTGAATTCTCATTGGCAATCTGAGTGGCAATAGTTGATTTGCCACTACCACTCAAACCACACATAATCCATAGTGTAGGTTTATTCATAAATAACTCCTATCCGTTATGCTTTAATAAATACTCACGACTTACATTTTTAAAACTCTGCTGCCCATCAATACTGCGATATACAAATCCCTCTCTCTTAACCTTTGGATTTAATTCACTATATCCATCAGCTTCAAGTTTCATCTCTTCCATAGTCTTAGGTAGCTCATAAGCCGTATCAATAATTGGCACACTTGTTAATCCATGACTCTTACAGAAAGCAGCCATTTCTACAGTTCCAAGTCTTGTACCATCAATAATCAGATTGAATACAAATAACTTATTCTCCGTAAATTTATATGGATTGCCCTGAACCGAGCCAACGCCTTCACCTTGTAACACAACTCTGTTATAGTTATTTTCTGTTGCAAACTGTGTAAGAATTTTTTCAATGTCATATTTATCAGCCAATTCCCAATAAATATTTGACTCATGATAACAAGCCTGTTCTCTATCAGCTTGTCTTACATTTCTACTGCATACAATAAAATCAAATTTGTTCTTGCCCTTCTTTAATCTATCAACTGCAAATGTACAGCTTGTGCCATCGCATTTCTCAGTCTTAATCCACTTTTCGGTACTCTGAAGATAAAATGGTGCATTCTCAATTCTCGTCTCATCTGTTTTGACAATCCAATCTGGGAACTTCTTTGGATTATCTTTCTTGCGACCAAACAATAAAAACATAATCTTACGACCAATGCTATATCTCATAATCCTTCTTACAATTGGGTTAGCGAATAACTTTGGTCTACGCTTTGCCATTGACTTATATTTAGCATTTGGATCAACCTTATTGGTCTTTCTTGCAGTATCCTCTTCAGAAGCATATGTAATCTTCAAAGCTTCTGTAACATCATCACCAATATTTCTATCATGTAATTCTGGGAAAAGTGATAATGGTAAGGCTAATCCCTGGCTAATTACCTTGAACTTGCCAAGTTTCATAGTCTTAACTTTGAATTTCTTATTTGCCAAAAATGCAAACCTCTCATCTGTTTCGGGACACTTGCTATCAATTTCAATATAAACAGCCATATCTCCTACATTAAACTCACCCTTCTTAGCGATACAAACCCATCCTAAAACTCCAATGAGTTCAATATTATCAGCTCCTTCAATCGGTCTAATCCACTCAATCTTTTCTACATGTGCTAATGCTCTTTCTGCCATTTCAGTACCTCTCTTTCTATTTTCTATGTATTTATTCTCTCTTTATCGTTCAAAAATTCGAAGGAAATGCTTCTTTCTAAGATTGTTTATTACTGGCTTTTTTCAAAAAATTTCCATATCATCAACATCTTTATCAGTAAGTTTTTTTAGTTTTTCATAACATTTTTCTGTCATCATAAGTGTATTATTCACTAGCAGTATTTTCGTGTTATCTGGTACAATTTTCATGCCGTATCTTTTCAACCACTTCTTATTAATACGTTTTTTCTTATGGTTTCTTCTTTGAACATCTTTAGTGATATACTCAGTTATGAGGATTTTATAACCTAACCCTTCGATTGTTTGTATATTCATTTATTCTCCCATCTGATTTATAATACTTTTCTACATAACTTCCAAATGGTATTCTTCAACATATTTTCTTCTCTTCCAAAACTTCCACCAAGGAAATTTTACATATTTTATTTCTACAACTCGAAATATCTTATCATCATTTTTATCTCTATCTAACCTTAAAGCAGGTGAACCAAACATTGCTTCGGCTAATTCGTTAATAGAAATATGTTCTCCAAGTTTGTATTCCTGTTTGTGTGGTTGTAGAGGATAATAAGAAATCACGTCATGCTGTTGTAATTCATATGATCTCATACTATTGTTCTCCATTCTTCACTACATCAAATTTAATTGGTAACATAGCTGTAAATCTACTCTTCATCCAAGGTTTTTCTTTTGTTGCAAATTCATCACCAAATTCTTCTGCTAATACAAAATCTCCGACAGTATAGATGATAGAATATCCGGTTAAATCTTTTGGAATCTCCTTATTTACATTACAGGCTTTAAGATGAACCATTTTATCTATGCACTCACCCATTAAATCTTGAAAGAATACAAACGTTCCATCACAATTGCAACGCTGCATTGTAAAATATTCAAAATCTGCATTTGGATTACGCTTGATAATTACATTAAAATAAGGTTTGTCGCCTTTAAGATAAGGAATATCTACTAAAATTGTTCCATCTTTGGCGCAAGTAACAACCGTAAATAACTCTCGTATATCCTGTTCAATCATGGATTCATATTTATTATTCTCCATACCATTGCACTGACCTGATGCAATTCGTTCTTTTACAAATTCTAATGATTTACCCATTGCTATTCTCCTGTTTCTACTCGATCTTCATTCAACAAACCAAATTTTCGTAAATAATACTGTTTGGTTTTATCATCAACTCTACAATAAAAATTATGTCTTCCTGATTTCTGTAGAGATAATGTGTTTATATTAAGTTCTGCGTCCATAATAATCAGCAATTCATTTAATGTAATATCATAACAATGAAATGTCTCGCCTATCAGAAGCTTATAGTATTTTTTCTCTAATTTTGTTATTTTTCTCACCTACTTTCATGACCGCAAGAAACGTGGTTTTACTTAGTTTTATTTTTTAAAACATCATCAATTTGTTTCATTAGAAACTTCTTTGTAGTTGCGTGATAATCAGCGCATCCTGTTTGCATATCAACAGCTTCCCACCATACACAATGATCAGGTTCATGATAACCAAAATTACTAATTTTGTACCCTTTATACTCGTAGATACCTTTTGATATTTTTGTTGCTCCCATGCTTAATCCTCCAAACAACTTTTAAATGAAACCAAAATTTCTTGTTAGTTTTTATCCAAGTAAACTATATTATCTACATTATAATGAAATCCACCTATCTCTCCGTTAAAACTACCTTTGACATACCATACATAAGGACTGATACCTTCATTCATTTTATCTGCAAGTTCATCAGCTTTTCTTTGATGTTCATCGGCTTCATTTTGCATAGATAATTTTTGAGAATCCCATATAAGATTTGGAATTGTATCTACACACTTTCTATACATTTCAGACTCTTTTATATATTCTCTTATCACTTTTGTCATTTTGGGAATATTGTCTTTTAATATCGGCTCATTGCTAAGTTCATATGGATATAGGATTAAAACTCTCTTGTCCATATATTCTGTAGATATTAACTCCTGTACACAAAACTGTGGTTTTACCAAATTGTCACCTCCCAGATATTTATTCTCTTATTTCAAACAACTTTTCTACTGCTTTAACTCGTTTTGTATTGTCAATTGTTCTTTTGACTTCCTGTTGCCAAATACATTCCCATTCTGAAGGAGCTTCATGCTCACTGACTAAGACAATATTCCTTTCACTCATCTTCTCAGCCCAATTCCAAAATCTGTCATAATCAAAGTTCTTACTTGATCCATATTGTTTTGTATTTTTGTATGGAATATCACAGTAAAACAAGCAGTCAATTCTATCAGAATATAACTCTTCATAATCTCCACATTGGAACTGAATATCCTGCAATCGTGGAATCTGTTCTAACAAATTCCTTTTAGCTTCATCGTAGTAATTTCTTTCAGTATCAGCTTTTGTATGAACAATACCTGCATATCCACCATCAAAGAAGCGTCCATTATAACTCGCAAGAAAGCCAACTGCTCCAATATACCAATCAGGATATGTATTTAATTTCTTGTTAAAGCACTCTCTTACATCTGAGTAATGTTCTTTTGTAATAAATTCTGGGAGATTTTGAATCTGATTTAGATTTTTGAACATTTCGATAAGATACTTATGATTATCAGATGCGATTTTTATGTCACACTGAACTTTGTCGATTACATTACAACCACCACAAAATGGCTCTATATATGTTTTGATATTATAATCTCGCAATCTTTCTTGAATAATTGGTAAAATGTTATCAACTATACGAGATTTTGAACCCATATATTTCATAAATTACTTGGAGTAAGGAATTCCTTCTTGTGTACACGAACCTCGTCTCCTTTCATTATTATTGCTTATCAAAAAATATTACCTAACAATTCCATTTTCTTTTCTTTTGAAAACTTCGTCATATTCAAAAAGTTAATCATTTTTTCTGGATTATCTAATGATTTTACATATTTTTTTTGATATTCTTCTGGCATTCGTAATATATATTTAGTACCACCATACTTGTCTACTAGGGTTAAATATAAATTATTCAGTACCTTTTTATCTGTCACCAATTCAATATGGTTAATAAGAAAATCAGTAATTATTGGACGTTGTGGAGCTTTCAAATTACTTACAATTGTCTGTAAAACATCTGGACTCAGTTCCTGATAATGGCATATTTTTGAAAAGTATACTCCGTTACCATCTTTATTTATTTCTTCTGCTATTTTTACAGCATACTTCTGTGAATTCAATAAAGGATTTCTTAATACAAACTGCCAAGGAATTTCGTCATAACATGAAAAATACTTTGTATCAAAAGGGTGTGCAGCCATAGAATAAGTCCAAAACCTCAAATTATTCTCATATGTTTCACCGTTACAATTATAATGTGCATACATTGTGTCAAAAAATTTATCTAATAACCTTTCATCCCATTCGTGAGGAAGAACAATGCTTTCTAACTCATCGGGTATTTTAACACCTGCAAAACGCAATAGTGAAATAACATCTTTTCGATTGTTATAGAAATTTACATAGATTGACCAAAATAAAGGTACATCATATGTATTCTCATCAAATGTCTTTACAAATAACGATTCAATCAATTTGTAAACATTTTCTTCTGAAATCTGATTTGTAATAATCTGTGTTACTTTGTCATTTTCAACAACTACTTTATTTTTCTTCTGTAGTTCATCATTCTTTTCTAATAACTTTTTAATCTCTTTTCTCAACTCTCTATTTTCACTACTTAGTCGTTTAATCTCGTTTGATGTGTCAGACTGGGCGGATTCAATGAGATAATTCTTCAGCTCTTCAAATTTTTCATTAAATTCTGTATCGTTCTGCAAATCTCTCGCTCCTTTCAATGTATTATTCTCTTAATTATTGTGATTTTTGAGCGACTTGCTCTTAGATTTTCCTATGAAACTTCGGTTTACTTTTGTTTATGATTATCTTAAGTATTCTGTTGGAGACGAACCAATTACTAACGATCCTAATCCCCATTGATTACAACATACACAATAACTCATAAATTCTTGTACCATATCATTGGTAATAATATAAAAATCATTCGTCTCTATCGCTTTGTCTAAAATCCAAAAACATACTTCATAAATTGATTTTGTAATATCCCCATATTTAAATTGTTTATCATATCTGAATGTGAGACTTATATTTTTATAAACAGAACCAAAAGCTCCATCATCAACTCTAAACGGAATAGAATAAATCATCTTAATTTCAGATAAAGGTTGTTCTTTTATGTCTGAAATTTTATTCTGAACCATTTCTCTAATACCATTTTTAGGAATAATTACTTGTCCCCACGAAAATTCAACCTTATCTCGACCTTTATTGAACGGATAATTATCTTTTCTTTCAAATTCATGATTAAAACTCAAAAATTTTAATATATCTTGAAACGAATAATATTTTAATTCTTTATCCATTTTATTTTCTCCTTTATTAATTCAAAATCTTACTCAACTTCTTCACAACTTCTTCGCACAATCTATACAAATAAGTTTTCTCAAATTCTATTTTAAAATTGCCAACAGCCTGTCTATATTGCTGACGTAATTTGTTGTCTATCATGTTATTCGCCGTCATATAATTTAACTGTTCCATCTGAATTATAGATAGGTGTAATTCCAAATCGATAATCTGATCTTTTTACAAAATACATAACTTTAGTATTCTTATCATAGAGAACTTCAGTGCGTTCATCATCTTTATAATCACCTTTATAGATTGTTACTAAATCTATATATTTATTTCCAATATCACTATTTTCAGGTTCGATGTCACCTTTAGTACATCCAGTCATTCCAAAACACAATGTTAATCCTAATACAACCGCTAAAATTTTCTTCTTCATATGATTTATTCACCCAACTCTTTCAATGCATTAACAAGTTCTGCAAGTCTTGGATTTTCAGGATGCTCCTTTGCCATCTTTTCATATAAAGCAATATTATTCATCTTTTCAATCTCAGACTTTAGCTCCTTCTCAATAGAAGCTTTCTGCTTTGCAATTTCTTTCTGACGATTTTCCTCATCAATTCTTGCATTGTATGCGTTCATATTAACTACGCCAACAACCTGAGCTGTCACACCTTTACCATATTCTTCGACTGCCTTAATTTCTTTTAAAATTCCAAGAACTCTATTGTCTTTTCCTCTCGCATTTACAATCAGATATAATGGATGATTGGTATCATACTTAACAATTTCATTAATATCTTCATCATATAAAGCAAATCCATAATCCTTCTTGTTGTAATCATCTACCAAATTTACAATCGCCACTTTATTAAATCCTGTCATTTTATTATCCTCACTTTCATCTCTAACAATATCTAATTCACTTCTCTTGAACCAATATAATCCATTGGAACTTGCTGCATTGTACATTCCATCAATCTGAACCGCTATTGATCCACTTGTAGTTTTAATAACTTGTCCATATAAACCAATAATATTTTCTTCTCTGTATTTTCTTTTATCAGTATATGTAACTTTTACTCGTTGATTTTGATATTCTTCATAATCGTATATCTTGCTCATCGCATCACCTCCTGCTAATATATTCTCCAAAGGAAATCTATGATTCATTAGTTTTCTACATTTTTTAACACATGCCATAATTTATTAGTCGTGTCGTTTTCATCGTCATCGACCACCACAAACCCTTTATTTTCAAGGGTTTCAACGACCTCTTTTGCGTCTTTTCCATAATATGCCTTAATTTCAGCTATTTTCTTTAATTTTGCCATTTTTACCTCTTTTCTAACCCAATGAAATTCCGCTTTCATGCGAACTTCATGTTATGTTATTCTCTACTCAACCTTCTTCTCAACCACAACAATTGTGTCATTGTGCCAACCGCCATGAGGAACAAGTAAAATCTCCTGAATCTCAAAGCCGTACTTTTTACCAATGCCACCGCTATTCCAACTGCAAGTGATTACAATACCATCTTTTTTAACAATTCTTCCTATTTGTTCTTTCTGCTTTGACCAATAGGAAGCCTGTGTTGTCTGCATATTTACTGTCTGTCCAAGATTTTTGTAACATTCGCTTACCTGTCGTGGCGAGTATGGTGGATCGTACAACACGGTATCTACTGAGTTATCATCGAATATCTTTAAGAAATCCAGTGCGTCCATATGATAATCAGTATCATACTGTGTGTCTAAATCATTCGTTACTGTTGCCAGCTTATTACTATTTGCAAATGGATCAACAATCTTACCTATTGCATATTTCTCAATCAGTTCCTTGATTGGTTTAATTGAAAATGTGTTACTATTTGGCATCTGCCAGACTCTATTTATTATCATTATGTATTAGGAGTAAACGCTGCGTTTTCGGTATACCAAACCTCTTACTCCTTTATGTATTTTGTTGTAAAATCACTCGAAAATAGGCACGTCTGCCTAATCGGATGAAAAAAATATTTCATTACTTTACTTTTTTGTTTTGGGAACACTTAAACGATTGTTCAAGCTAAGAAAATTTTCTATACCATATTATTCTCTGTTATTATTTATAGATTTTTGGAAGTTTCTTAAATGCTATTACATCTGTTCTGAAACAAACATTATCCTTATAAATCCTTTTATCTTCTAAACGTGTTTCATTATTATACCCATAAACTTTATATGTATTATAGACATCTAATCGCCTATTGTCTTTCCATTGTTTCATCTTTTCATCCCAAAACAAATCCATAACATAAGCCTGATTTGGATCTTTACCATATCTGATTGAACAAATATACCAACCACGCTTTTTAGGATTATTCTTTGGGTACGGTTTCCACATATTGAACATTCTCTCACCTCTTCTATACTATATTGTTCTCTTATCAACACTTGTATTCTTTGAGTAAATCACCATATGACTTATTTGGTGTTATAACAAGATTCATATAATCTACGTTACCACTATTCAATTCTTTCTGAATAGCGTGATAAATATGATACATTACTGTTTCTTTGTCTATTCTATCTTCATCTAACAAAAGATTAATTGTAAAACTATTCTGCTTTATGATTCTCACCCCCCTACATATTATATATGATCAGCATATCTTCCAGTTTTGAAATCTCGTCTTTTAAAGATTCAATTCTGATTCTAACCAATTTGTTAAATCCCTCTACAGCTTCTTCGTATGTATCAGCAAAGAATCTCGCATATATAGTTACACCATTCTTTTTTAAATCTTTGCCATTTGCTTTATATTCATAGAAATGTTTATCTTCTTTGATTTTACCCTTCACAGGTTTGCATTTAAGATTTAATGCTCTTTCATCTTCTTGATAAGCAAAAGCCCAAATATCTTTATTGTAATGAGACTCATCAATATTTTGTAAGTTATCAAAAACACTATTTCTATTACAATAAATATTTGCACAATATATCATTTTCCACACCTCGCTTTGTTTGAGAATTTGGCTGATTAGCCGTGAATAGAATTGCTTCTATATTAGATTATTCTCTACTTTAAACTTCTTTAATTCATCTTGAATCATATTCTGTATATCTTCTTTATCAAAAGATATATTTGCTACTGGAATAACATTTGCATTTGGATTAACTTCACCAATAATAGTTTCATCAAATGCTTTTATAAACATTTCAGCTATTTCCTTTTCATAATTGCCACACAATCCATTACAGGTTATATCTGCAATTACTCTTGAAAAGAAATCTTTGAATTTATCGTCTATAAAATCTCGTTCATATTCTCTTGGTATATCAATCGTTAATTTCACCATTTCACCTCACTTATCTTCTTTCCAATCAACCATAATAAATGATAAAAATCCCAAACATGGCTCTATTAATAAAATTTTCCATAATTTAACTGGTTCAGGAAAAATAAAATTCATTAATAAATTTAATGTCATAAGCCATATTAAAAATCTTATTGTAGATTTATACATGCTATTCTCCTCTTACTTATTCAAAACAATCAGAATGTTACTTAGATATAAAGCATAGAAGACTAAATACCCACCACCTGCCAAGAATAATAATTTGAACACAAAGTTGACAACATTCTTTTTCGTCCATGTTATCCCAACAATAAGGTTAAAAATTCCCATAATTAATAAAATAATGTTTAAAATATTCATATTTCACCTCCAAAATTCCTGAAGAAATGTGCGTTTCTTTCTAATGTAAAATATATACCATATATAGTATATATCGCTTATTTTTAATACTATATATGGTATATTTGTAACAATTACTCACTTAATTCTGCAAGTGCCTTATCCAAATCCTCATCAGACATATTTTCAAGTGCTGCATCCTGTCTCTTAGCCTTGATTTCAAGCAATCTCTGTCTCATCTCAGCATTTTTCTTAGCATCTTCTCTCTTCTTTTTCTCATCCAGCTTCACGCCAACAATATACTTAACAATTTCAATCTTGTTAGAAATCTCCTCGTCTTCCTTTGACTTAGTATTCAGAAGACTCTCTTCCTCAGACTTCTTTACTTCCGCATTGAGTGTCTTAAACACTGAGTCCAGATTTGTGAGAGATAAATCCCACAAATCAATTACATTAATCATCCCTCTGAATGGGAACTGATAGTTTGCTCTTGTTGCATTAATAAATAATTCGTTGTTTGTCATAATAATAATCTCCTTTTCTAATTAAAACTTAATCTTCATTACACGCTCTGTTGCGCCCTTAACCTTAACAACTAAATCTGCTCTCTTTGTCATAGAGAATCCAATTCCTGAAAGCTGATCATCAGTATCTTCTACATGACACTTAGCACCTAAAGCCTCAAATACTCTCTTGTGCTTCATTAAATCATTGTCAAGGAACTCAAGGTAGAATCCATTAGGTTCTTCGCTATTTACACAATCCTTCAAGAAGAAGAATAAATGTCTATGACCAATTCCATCCTGCTCGTCAAAATAGTTTGGACTGTAACTAATTACTGATACAGGAACAAACTGATTTGTATTTACACCCCAAATCTCACGACTTGAAATAGATGAACTTCCAGACAGCTTTTCCTTAATTGAGAAGTTTCCATCCTTATCAAGTGTAACTTCTGCCACCTGAACATTACCAGAAACAGGACTATTGTATTCAAACGCAAAAATCTCACCATTGAATTCAATTTCTGCCTTAAATCCTTTACTTCCTCTTGCTGCATACTGATTAACAAAAAACTTATAAACACCTGGCTTCATATGAGACATATCTGCCCATGTAATATTTTCCACAGAAGGTTTTCCTGCCATCTGCTCCATAGGATGTGTAATATCAATATCTAACTGACCGCCACATCTTGACATACTAGGTTTTCTACAATTTCTGAAATAAATCTCGTTTCCATCAGGTTCTTTGCAATGTGCATCAAGGTCACTGTTGTCATTTTGTCCCTCATTCCACATGATTGAAAATCTGAGTACACCGTCAACATTACCGCCAGCAGCTTTTACATTCTGCTTCATATCAGAGTCAGTAATATTTCCTGAATAAGCCCAAGATAATCCATTGTTCCACTTGAACATTGTCTTAGCGTCTGGATTAACAGGTGCAATCATAGAAACAAAGTTCTTCTCATGTTTATTCTCTACAAAAGCTTCAATCTCTTTTGCGGTTGGAAGTACCTTATCAATGAAATCCTGTGCTGAAATCTCCTCAACCTTAGAAAACTTCTTAGGACTTACAGCAACATCTTTTTCCATCTGACCAAAAATATCATCTGCACCAACCATTCTTCTTGCAGCACTCTTGTTTGAGAACAGTACATTGTTTACAGTAATATCGTTCAGATTAGCAAATCTTCTCTGTAATGAATCCATATATCCAAGTTCTGTAATAGTCTTCTTTGCATCCTCAAGCATCTTCTTTGTAAAAATAGCCTTTGGTCTTTTATAGTTGCTCGGTGCTGTAATCTGCTCATACTTTTTAACTGCTGTGTCAAGATCCATATCCTCACTTACATTAATAAGAAGTGTTCCAATAGAATGATTTCTAATTCTACCGATAGCCATACCTGCTGTTGCCGACTTCTCCCAAGCATATAAATCCTTTTCAGTATCAGAAGTCAGCTTATCGTATTCCTTCTTATACTTCTTGAACTCTGTTAGTACACCTTTCCACTCTTCACCCTTGTAAAGTGTATTTGAATTGATAAGTTCAAGAATTGTATCAAGTGCTTCCATAGTAATCTCATCAAGAGAACGCTTAAATACATTTCTTGTGTCTCTGAACTGTCCTTTAACTTCCTCATTAGAACGACTACTTCTATTTACAAACTTACTTGGAAGTTCTAAGAAGAAATGATCCCACTGATGAGATTTTCCATTGATTTCCTCAAAGTTAAAATCTGTACCAATCTTAGGGAACTTAGTTGTATAAATATCTGTAACTGTATGAGCTTTTACAAAAGCGTCAAGTGCATCGCACACTGGCTGATATGTTGTATCGCCAAGATTCAGTTCCCAAATCGTATGAATCTGGTTATCCTTGATAGTGACAGCAGAACCAATATTCTTAATAAACTGTCTACAACAACTACAATCATGTTCTCTACGCTCTCTGAAAATCTCATTTGTACCAGCAGGGAAGCTATCAAGATATGTATTCCATAATTCATCCTTATCTACATTTACCTCAAATAAATGTGTTGCCTCTTTCTGCATTTCATCGAAGTGCTTCTGTAAAGCCTTCTTAAATTTCATAAATCCATCCATGTTTTGTACCTCTTCTTTCTTATGTTTATTTTTGTTAATTGTTTCTACTGGTCAACAACCCACAACCTAAAGCTTGATGGGCTTGTAGCTCGATACGACTTCATTATTACATTTAAGGGTGCAACAATTTATTCGTAAGCATAAGCTACCTACCAGGACATGAGCTTGCCCCTAAAATTCTTTTTCCCTCTGTTAATATGTTCTTTGCAGCATTAATATCCCTATCATGGGCTGTGCCACATTCTAAACATGTCCATTCTCTAATCCATAATGGCTTCTTGCCTGTAACACATCCGCAACATGAACAAATCTGTGAACTAGGAAACCATCTATCAATTTTTTGAACAGTACGTCCCTTATCTAATGCCTTATATTCCAACATATTCACAAATTCAATCCAACCAACATCAGAAATACTCAATGCTAAATGATGATTTTTCATAAGACCTTTTACATTTAAATCTTCTAAAGCTATAACTTGGTTCTCGTTTGTAAGCTTATAAGAAATTTTATGTAAATAGTCTTTTCGCTGATTAGCGATATGCTGATGCAACTTGGCAATTTTTATTTTCTGACGATTATAATTTTTACTTCCTCGTTTCATTTTGCTTAGTTTTCTTTGCTCTCGTTTGAGTTTTGGTAACTCATTTCGTAAAGACTGTAATACTGGAAATTTCTCACCATCAGAGCAGATTGCTAAATCTTTTAATCCTAAATCAATGCCTACTTCCTTATTTATTGGTTCTAATTTTTTTAATAATTCTTCATCTTTCCATAAAATAGCAATATAAAACTCACCAGTCGGTGTCATAGAAATAGTACATGATTTTGCAATCCCACTTTTATGACGATGATTGATAATTTTCACACGTCCTAATTTCGTAATTTTAATATCATTTTCTGTAACTGGATAACCAGAAGTTTGCATTGTTTTATAACTATTTTTAGGATACTTTTTACTCTTGTATTTCGGATATCCAAAGTTCTTTTCTTTGAAAAACTTAGAAAACGCTGATTGTAAATCCATTTGTGTAAAACATAATGCAGTAGCATCTACTTCTTTCAACCATAAAAACTCTTTCTTATAAAAAGCAGGAGTATTAATTTTGCCTTTTTTATTCTTTTCGTAATATTTAATATTATCATGCAAAGCTTGATTCCAATACCATCTACAGCATCCAAAAGTTTTTATTATGAGTTGTTTTTGTTCATCAGTAGGATAACATCTTATTTTGTATGCTTTAATAATTTCTCACCTCCTAATAGTATTTTCTTTTCCACAATTCTACCCATCGGCTAAAGTTAATGGGATATCTGACTAATTTATTAAGATGTGTTGCCATTACACCACATATGAATTAACAGCCCTAGCAGGACTCGAACCTGCAAATCGTGGGATCAAAACCCACTGCCTTACCGTTTGGCGATAGAGCTAGATAGTGTTTTAAGTGTTATCGCCTCACATTTATTTTAAACAGAAATTGTACCCACAAAGATGAGATAAAAGAATCGCCAGAACCGACTATGTATAAGAATTTCAGATGTTTTCCAATTTCTGTTGTCTACTTTATTATTCTCTTTTTCTCTTTTAATTTATTAATTCGTAAGAATATTCAATACAATAATATTTATTTTTTTCTATAGAAACAGAAGGTTGGCTAATTATTGCTCCAAATTTATTAAATCAAAATGTATATAGACCAAATTATTAGTACGATGAAAAGTAAACACATTTCTCCTAGAAAAATAACTGAACAAATTTTTGAAATATCATCATCCTCATTAAAAACACCTATGACAATTCCTATTTGTACAAATAAAGGAATTGATATTATAATTGCCTTAATTAATCTAATCCAATCCATCCATTCCACCATCCTTTACAATATCAATTGCAACCGAAATACCATTAGCATATCCTTTTGCCTCTTCCCATTGTATCGTAGAACCACAAGAACATCTTTTCTTTTCTTCTGCCAACTTTTCCTCTGTTTTTAACTGTTTAATAACCTTATCCACGTCATAATCTGCCGGTCTTGATTTTAAAAATTTAATAAGATTATTAATACTGACTAATTTATCTTTCTCTCGTCCCTTGTTCCATTCAAGGATACTTATTAATTCATCTGCGTCTATTAATCTCATTTATAAATCACTCCAATCTAATTTCTGCCCACAGTAATGGCAATAGTCAGGCTTGTTACCATAAGGGTCTAATACACTGCCTTTCTGACAACTTGAACACATATAATCTCCACAATCATCAAATTGTAATGGATGTACAAACACTGGTTTCATTGAAATCTGCTTTTCAAGTGCTGATATTGCCATGCTATGGGATGTTAAACATTTACATGTATATACTTCATCATCTGTATATTTTTTAAGAAATTTTACTGCTTCTTTGATTTCCATATTATCCTCCTTAATTCAATACCAATGTTACATCATCTAACAACAAAACCTTTTCATCAGGGCTAAAACGAGCTTTAGTTCCTGCATAGTCTTCACTAAGAAACACAGCATTAAATTCATCTGCTATGCTAGTTGTCTTACCATTTTCACTGTAAAAATTTTCAGTCTTCATATAATAAAATCTTGCATCATTAGTAAAAATATCTCCAATTACTAAATCACTAAATTTTCTAGTATCATTTCTATTATCTTCAATCTTCATTTTTCTCGCTCCTTTCTGCTAGTTTTGCATATTTCCAAGATATAATATCATTTCTTACAGAATTGTTTTTGCTCGCCGACCAGGATGTTCTTCCGTCACAAAACGACCATACGACACCATCTGCAAATTTAGCAAAATATCTATTCATCCATCCTTCATCTTCATCATCTCTAACCAAAATCGGTGTATCAACCTTGACTTTCGACCAGTCAACTTTTGGCTCTTTATATTCTGAGAATAGCCACTTTAAGGCTCTATCAGAACAAAGATAATCAGACTGGTTAAAAAATAAACATTCACGACACTTTGTATTCCCGTCACATCTTTGTAAGTGCCCCTGTGCTAGTGCTAACTTATTAAGGTTTATGACACCTAATTCCATTAATTTATCTTTGTATTTCTCAATATTTAACATATTATAATCCTCCTATTATTTCTCCAATCTATATTCCACAATTCTGTGTTCGTTCTGTCCCATACGACACATTTTCTTATAAGCAGCTTCTTTATCTTGATAAGCACCACCATGAGAATTGAACGTTATTTCACCTGTATTTATATTCTCTATCGCATACAATACTTCCGGTCTATTAACTCTTGCTAACTGTTCTGTTTTAATTTTATGTATGATTTTTGCCGTTTCATTTATTGCCTCAACCAAGTCTTGCATAGTTTTTTTTAAAATTACTATTATCCATTTATAACCACTCCTTTCTGCAACAAATAATTAGTGAACCGCAACCAAGCTAAAGACTTGCTTGCTTCCTAATCAATATCTCTAATGAGACAAGTTTACTTAGGCTATCTCGACAGTTCCTGCCGTTCTCATTCTCAAACCTTCATTGAGAATATTTATTGCTGCATTTATATCTCTTTCATGATGTATACCACAAATAGGGCAAGTCCATTCTCTTATAGATAATGCTTTTTTACCATCTTTGTGTCCACAATTAGAACATATCTGACTTGATGGATACCAAGTATCAATCTTAATAACTTCTCGACCATACCATTCAGCCTTATATTCCAACTGTCTTACAAATTCACTCCATGATACATCTGCTATTGATTTTGCTAATTTGTGATTACTCATCATATTTTTTACACGAAGATCTTCAAGTACAATCGTTTGATTTTCACGAATAATTCTTGTAGATAACTTATGTAAAAAATCTTTTCTCTGATTAGCAATCTTTTCATGTTGTTTTGCAACTTTTATTCTACATTTCTCTCTGTTGTTACTTCCCTTTTTACAACGAGATAAATCCTTTTGCAACTTTCTTAATTTCTTTTCAGACTTTCTAAGATATTTAGGATTTTCTATCATTTCTCCATCAGAAGTAATACAGAATTCTTTAATTCCAAGATCAATACCTATTTCATTATTACTAATAGGTAATTTTCCCTTCTCGTCTTGATTTACTAAAACAGAAACATAATATTTACCTGAAGGATTTTGAGAAACTGTAACAGATTTAATCAACCCTTCAAAATCTCTATGTTTCTTAACTCTAACTAAGCCAATCTTAGGAAGTTTAATATACCTGTCAGATACATAAATATTTCCACCTTGATTATTAGTAGTATAAGAGTGGTTATGATTTTTCTTACTCTTGAATTTTGGAAATCCTGCCTCTGGTCTTTTGAAGAAATTGTTATATGCTGTTTGTAAATTCATCTGTGCATTCGCTAACGCAAGTGAATCTACTTCTTTCAACCACTCAAATTCTTTTTTATATTGAGCAGGTGTATTATTAAGTTTCTTTTTGGTTTCTTTATAATATTCAATCTTATCTGAAAGCATACGATTATAGATGAATCGTACACATCCAAAGCATTTAGTAAAATATTCTTTTTGCTCTTTGTTAGGGTATAATCTATATTTATATGCTACTAATATCTATAATCACTTCCTTTCGTTTATACATTCTCTGTTATTATTCCTTTTATTTTTCGCATTCATCCACTAGGCTGAAGACCTAGTGGATTTCTGCTATAAACTTTTTAAAGTCATTCTTCATATAGGCAAAATTAATCTTTTGACTAGGACTGAAATTTGATTTTCCATTCTGGTAATCCTTAATCCAATTCACAAATTCTTCGTCTTTGTTTTCTCTTACCGCAAATCCCATAAGTCCGATTAATGCATTTTTACAGTTTATGTAGACAGGACTATCTATCCTAACGCAATCGTCAACCATGTCAGAATATAACTCGACATCTTCTGAATCAATTTCTGACGATACAGTTTCTTTACAGAACTCCAAAACTTGTTTATTTGGGTCATTTTTTACGTCTAACGGTGCATTTTCGTCATCAGATTCCAAATTATTTCCTAATGAAACAGCAGTTTCATTGTCTTCTTCTAAACTATTATTCTCCATTTCTGTTTCCATTTTTTCAAAATGTAAATATTTCTTCATTAAACATGTAATATGATTAATTTTACATTCAAGCACTGATTTGTCTTTTGTGTGCTTATTTACATCTAAATCATTCCATGTTGTTCCGTCGACTTCTATTTCTTTCATATTTGATACAAATTCATTTAAAAATTCACCAAATTTAGAATCTTCTAAACCATATTTTGTAAACTTATCAAAAACAACCATCCAAACTGCCATATCTTTCGATACGAATAAGTCTGAAATTTCCTTGTTATCAATCTTGTCCGAATATGGAGCAATGCGTTTAAAGTATTCTTCAATCTTCTTAAATTCATCTATTGACGAATTGTTATTTAAAAAGTCACACATTTTTTTAGGATCTTTTTTCCATTCATCTAAATAAAATACCGCCATAACAGACTCGCTAATAACTCTTTCCCAGATTCCTTTGTGCTTTTCGTTTTCTGTAAGTGCTGTTCCATCTTTAAGAAATATACTTGAGTCTTTAATTCTCTTAATTTCATTTGCAAATTTTCCGATATATGTAAGGGCTTTCTGTGATGGATTCATAGCAACATGACTGTTCATTATACTTACCAATGAAGAAGTTTCTTCTGAAGTACAGTCTTGATATATAGTTGTCATCAATGGGCATTTGTTAAATTGTCTTTTTAATTCATCAGGAAGATCATCATATGTTTTCTTTCTTAGATCAAATTCAACAGTTTCCCAAACTATATCTCCATTTTCATCACGAATAATTTTCCCGTTTTCATCAACTTTCTTCTTATTATAAGTAACGAATGGATTACGAATAAGAGTTGTGATTTTATATCCGCTATATTTAAATCTTCTAAGTGCTTCTGTTCTGTGTCCACCATCGACAACATATGTAATTGTTATTCCTGATTTATCTTCTTCTGCGAGAATTAAATTAGGAATACATATTTTTTGCGAGACTGCACTGTAAATTAAATTATTGACGCTTTCATTTGTCCAGCAGAAATCTCTTTGAACTGCCTGATCTGTTTTAATGGTTTCATTCTGTGCATCATCGATATACTGTCCTATCGTTGTTGGTTCTGTTCTAAATCCGTTCATATTATTTATCTCCTTATAAGTGATCTAATGATTCTTAAATTCTTTTCATCCATAATTGCTTTATGATTATCTTTATACATAGTTTCGTTTATATGCAACATTTCCTGTATTTCCTTTGGTAAGTATCCTTCACTTAAATATGTAAGTATTATTCTTTGAATCCTAGAGAGACGTGATAAGTATTCTTTCATTTCTTTACTATACTCTTCTTTAAAGACTTCTTCTTCTAAACTATAAGAAGAACTTATCCGCTCAAACATACTCAAACACTCTTCTGTTGGTGCATCGAGAGAAAAATCCGGAATAAATACTATATTTCCATTTTCATCTTCTATCATATTACTTCTGCATTTACGATTTTTATCACGAATATATGTTGCATATAATCTTCTGCTTAAAATATTGTAAAAAAACGTATTAAAAGATGCTCCTTTTGCATTATTTTCATCGTACTTCTCAACAGCTTTGTATAATAATAATTGTGCCAAACTAAAAATATCGTCATGGTCTTTTTCACTAATTCCACCCGTTCTGATTATAATTGGATAGCACACCATCTTTAATTTTTTCATATTATTATTACAATAGTCATAAATAATTTCCATTTGTTTCTCATTTAACTTTGTCATCTCATCACTCCTATCCTAGAAATCAAATAATTCTTTTAATACTCTTGGTTCATAAAAACGCTTGTCCATTCCTGCCACACATCTGTTGATCTCATCAGTAGCGGTTTCGGATATTTTCTTGCTAAGAATAATATTCAGAACACTCAATTCGTTCTTTATGCTTCTTCTTATTATTCTCCGTTCTTTTAACATTTTATATACCTTGTATCCTTGTGCAGCATTTAAGTTGCAAAACTCTATGTAATGAAGTAAATCGCAAATTTCCTTGTCGATGTTACTTAACTTTTGATTTAATTCTTCTTTCCTACGTAATGCATCGCTTGCCAATCCATTTAGATCAGAAATTTTGTCTAACCAACATTGGATATTTTCTGAAACCAAAACCTTTTCTGTATCTTTTAGTTCCTTGTCTGTTGCCGGTTTGATTTCCTTTGGCACTTCCTCACTCGTTTTTTCCACATAAAAAACTCCTCTTAACGCCTTCGCCAATGAACATTTTTGTATATTTTCAGCCTGTTTTTTACTAAAAATGTCCGCAAAAGACTCACATGAAGTAGGAACATACTTTCCATTCCTGTCCTTCATGATCCATCGAGTTCCGTCTGTAATGACATAGTTTGCCATCGAAACACCTCTTTCTTATTTAATTTTTTAAAATTTTTTGATAAATTTTGCAGAATTGCTAACGATTGCCAAGTCAAAATCTCACCTTTAACTTGACATTTTTGAATTAATATGTAATATTGGGGTTAGCAACGTACTGCGTTTAACGTATTTACGTTGTGTTTTATGTAATTTAGATAGGGTCTGTATTAGGTACTGCCAATACCTTTTACATCAAGACTCTATCTTTTTTTTGTATAATAAGATAATAGAACGTCCGTTCGATATTGTCAATGGTAAATTTTACCTTTTATTTTACAAGTCCAATAATAAGGACTTGTTCATTTAATTTGACCGAAAAAGTATCGTATTCAATGTTCCAACTGGCTTGTAATTAATCGGATCGACCTGTCTTGTTGTAAAACATCTCAACTGTGCAGCAAAATCATCACAAACCTTTGCAATTGTCTCTGCTTCCTGTAACAATTCTGAACATTCACAGAATTTTTTTTTAGTGAAACCAATATTGCAATCTTCCTGTTCAAGATATTGTCTAGATACAAGAACGATTGCGTCCTTTTTAACAACTTTTTTTGCTTCTTCGAGTGTCATTGCTACATAATCCATAATTATTATTCCTCCAAATCTCCAAAATTAGCATAGTATACTCTTTTTATATTTCTTTTATCTTCTATTGAAGATATGTACCCTAATTTCTTAATTATTCTCTCTTCTGAAACTTGTCTTAAACATTCTCCAAGTACCATACTATTAACTTTCAAGCCTTTTTCTACATCTTTTTCGAAAAGAAGATGTGTCGGTTGATCTAAGTGTTTAATTTTAGATGTTAATGGTGCTACTAATGTCGTTCCACTAAAATAATTTCCAATATCGTTTTGCAAAATAATTGCTGGTCGTTTTCCACCTTGCTCTCCGGCGAATTGTACTTTTCCAAAATCAACAAGCACTATATCGAATCTTTTATAATTGCCTTTCATTTCACATCCTCCTTTCTTATTTGTCTGTTTCTATATTCCACATTATATATCTTTTTATATTATATGTCAACATATATTATTGAAAAATACATTATTTTTTTGTATTATATATGTAAATAATATATAAGGAGATTTAAAATGTACAAACTCAAAGTAAGGGAACTATTAGAACAACAAGATAAAACGCCTTATTGGTTATCCAAACAAACAGGTATAGCCCCTAATAACATATTAAAGATCTGCAATGGGGAAACTGTTAATATTCGACTTGATACTATCAATAAACTTTGTGATGCTTTGAATTGTAAACCAGGAGACTTATTTACATTTGAAAAAGACGATACTAAATAAGTATCGTCTTTTACTACTACCCATATATAAATGATGTTCTTTTTTTGTTTGCTCTAATTCTTTCGTCTTCCAGACAAGCATATCTTTCAGTTATTCTTAAATCCGAATGAGCAAACATTGTCGATATATCTACAAGGGCTTGTGCTTTATCATCCGAATTTTTAATGTACTGATTAGCCATTGTTTTTCTAAGTCCATGTGTTCCAATTTTCTGTGGAATACCAGCTTCCTTCCTTGTTTTTTCCATTATTTCATACCAACTTTTTTCACCTATTTTAGAGCCTTTCTGACTTGTAAAAATATAATCATTTAGTTCCTGTGGTTTAACCATTCTATTACACCATTTCAACCAATCAACGAGTGCTTGAACAGAATCATCATTCCAATATAATTCTATATGTTTATGAGTTCTTTTTGTTTTTTCTGGAACATACTCTACTTTATTTTTAAAATTCCAATTTATATCAAAAATGTCAGACCATTTAAGGTTACAAAAATCTCCACCACGCAGCCCAATATCAATAGCGAATACAAACATTGTTAAATTTCTTCTTGCTATTGTCTCCTTTTTTATTGATGTTGCACTCTCCACCTTATTTTTAAATATATTATACACTCGCATTATTTCTTCACGATCTTTTAAACACCACATTTTTGTTGATCTTCCTATATTATCAACTTTTTTAACCCTGTTTATCGGAAATTGTACAACCTTTGATTCTATATTTCCCATTTTATTAAAATCTACTGCCAACACAATATCAACCTACCTTTCTATCATTATTATTCTCCATTGAATAATACATTTTCCTCATTTCTTTTGCTTTGTTCATTACTTCGTCAAAAGAATCGCAAAATCTTATTTCCACACACTTACAAATCTTTCCACACGAAAGACAATACAAATCTTTGATATGAAATTTTTCACGTTGGGATTTCCTTTGTATTCCTTGTGCTAACTTATTTTCCTGCAAGCAAGACAAACAAATGAATCTCGATTGCCTTTTAGGATTTCCATTTTTATATCTACTCAAATTTTACCACCTACTTTCTTATACTAAAAAAGAAGTGAAACAATCTTCACTTCTTTAATGTTTATTACTGTGTACAAAATTGCTGTTTTATTTATTTTAATTGACGTTATTGCAAAGCAACTCTTTCACTTAACGAAGTCATTCCTGCGAGACATTCTTGTTTTTTGTTTCTTTATGTACTCTTTAATATATCTCATATCATCAACATTGCATTTAATTATTCTCATTTGCTTTCACCTTTTCTATACATTCTGAATCGAACCAATACCAACCAAATTGACTATGTTTATTGTATTTTCCATCAATAATAATTCCAACACTATTTCCTGATATAGCTGCAATTTTCCCTTCTAAGCCAACTAATTCAGGATATTCACTTTCGGAAGATAATTGTCTTTTAGGTAAACAAATGATTTTTATTTTTCCTGGATAAATAAATTGTTCTATTTTTCTTTTCATATTTTCTCCTTTTCATATAATGAAATCGTCAATTCATGGTATTTTTAAATACCTTTACATTACGCTCTCAGCATAGCCAAGTTAATAATTGTTGGGTGTGAACCTGCACCCTCTATTCCTTTGCTAAACGCATCAGGAATTACCTTCTTTAATATTTGATATGCTCCATTTACATCTGCATTTATCTTCTTTCCGCAATCTGCAATGAATAATCCTCTATGAACTCTGCGTTCCTTATTATAATTCTCTTTTACAGGATCTTCATTATCAAGAAATGATGTTCCAGAAGTACATGCTTCCTCATTTTCTATAAATCTAATTCCATTATTCTCACATTTATATGCAAGCATCTGGATAAATAGTTCATAAGGAATATAAGTAAAATTCTGCATACCTTGTTTCTTTTGTTTCCATTCATCGTTGTGTCCTACAATCAATGTGTCAATTTCATATAAGACACACCAATCAACTACATACTTACTTATACAATGCATCTGATATTTAATCATTTCATATCGCTTGTCTGTAAGTTTCTGTAACTTGTTCGACCAATCTTTTCCGTTGACTTTCTTCAACTCTGACTGAATATTTGCTTTCTGTTTATTGTAAAACCGATTAATTGACTTAATAACTCCACCTTTAACAGCTATTGGATTTTCACCAATGTTGTTTACCATAGTTATGAAATTATCAACTCCAATATCAATGGCAGCTACTCTTTCAGAAGTTTCTGAAATGTCTGGCACTTCGATTTCATAGACGATTTCCATTACATACTTTTTACATCTAGGAATGAATCTGCATTGTAATATTCTTTCTTGTGCATTTGTCTTAAACATATTGTTGTATGGTTTAAATGGCTTCCATGCAAAATATACATATCCATCTTTCAATTTCACTTTGTTGCTATCAAGAGATAGTAAGAATCTTCCGTCTTTATCTTTATATTTTGGAATCTTTGGTCTACCTAAATATTTACTAGGATTTTTCTTCCAATCCTTAATTGCCTTGAAAAATGCTTTCCAATTTTTATCAAGTATCCTTAAAGTTCCTTGACCTGTATTATTTCCAATATCTTTGTATGGCTCTGACTCTTTTACAAGTTGAAATAATTGATTATATTTAATCCAGTTTCCATTATTTATAAATTCTTGACGAATAATATAATTCGCATAGTTGTATAAATTCTTTGACTTGAAACACATTTCATCAACAAATTTATAAAAATCAGTTCCATACTTTATATTATGCTGTTCACATCTTGTTATTTTCGTATCATATCATCTCCTTTCCATAGAAATTATATTGATAACGTTCTATAGAGTTATTCTCTCTTCTGACCGCACATTATCAAGAGCTTCGCATCTCCTTCACGGTAACTGTTCAAGGCAGTCAACCCTTTATTCAGTTGTCAATGTTCAACTGTAATAGGAATTTTCGAGTTGACTAACTCTTAAAAGATGATATAATAGAAATTAGTCAAACTCTGTGTTTGGCGGCTATGTAAAGTGGTGAATGTCTTTGGTCGGATGCTCACCACTTTTTTAGTTGTCTTTCTTTTTCTCCATATATTCCAGGATAGCTCGTCTTACTATTGCATTCATTTCACAACATTCTTTCTCAGCTTCCTTTTGAAGAAACTCTTTGATTTCGGGAGTTAGACCGACAACCAATTTTTCTGAAAATCTTTTCGGTCTTGCCATTCACAAATCCTCCTTACATTTTCCATTATACTCAACATTATTCATTTGTCAATACTTTTTTGGTAGTTTTTAATATCAATTAAATATCAAAAACCAAGTAAATCATTCTTTCATTATATCCTTAGTCCTTCGGTAATAAATCTCCTAAAGCATCCTTCCATTCTCCAAACTTCATACTTTACTGTACTTTTATCTTGATATTCAACATAAGCTACATTAGTTTCAAATCCTTCTATATCAATTAAATTTACATATCCAATTTGCAAATAATGTTCATCTTTTGGATCAATGCAAATAAGTACGTCTCCTTCATTCATAAAATCACCTCCAAAGGAAAGTTAAAGTTCATTAGCTTTCTGTAGTTGCAATATCAATTCTAACTCTGCAATTTCCGTTTTTAATTTCTTCATATTCAATAATGCATTAATAGCGTTATCTTCATAATTTGATTGCTCAATATTTTTCATATCAATTCTAAAATATTCTTGTTGATTTCCCAAATCTCGCTTCTTTGCAGCTAATCGCTGTTCCAATACGTCATTCATATTATTCACTCCTTCCACATGAAAACTTGGTTTCTTGTCACTTTAATATTCTCTGTTTTAATAAGTAATGGTGCTATAATTTATACAGCACCATTATCTTCTAAAAATTTTCTATACATATTTTCAATTCTATTCAAATCATCTTTGTGCAAATCACCGATTTTGAATATAAAGCTATCTTTTGTAAGTAGCGTTACTTTTGATACTCTCGCAGTTGAAGCCAATCTCAAACTCGCTTCTTCCCAATAGATAATAGGAGTATCATAAGGATCTTCTTTTCTTACCTTATGCTTTGTTATCTTGACAGATAATACACCAAGTAAATTTTCATCAAGTACCACAACAGGTCTATTCAGTATTCTACTTGGATCTTCTTCTAATGGAAATTCAACAAACCATACTTCTCCTTTGTTCATTATTCAATACCTCTTTCTTTTTTCATTTGCTCAAACATATCATCCCATTCTGATTCAGTTGCCCAATCGCCAACAGAAGATATTGTCGCTTTCCCTTCTTTATTGTAATTTGTATTTTTCATTGCTAACTGATATGATTTCAAGCCATATATTCCCGTATTCATATCAGGATGAAATGGTAAAGCCTGTTCTCTTACGGCTTGTTTAGCAGCCATTATAAAGAAAGTAGTCATGTCCATTCCAAGATTAGACATCAGCTCCTGTAATTGTGCTTTCAGTGCTTCATCAATTCTCATTGTTACATTTGTATTTGCCATATATATCACTCCTTTCTTTAATATTATTATATTCTCCGTTTTTATCACTGTCAATACATTGTTATAACATTGTACATAAAGCTATTATTTTTAATAAAATAATTCTTTAACAATTTTGCAAGTTTCAATATCCTGTGCATACCAATGACCATTTAACTGAATTATTCTGTATTTTAATCCCATTCAATCTATCTCCTTTTCTATAAAAGGTTAATCTGTTTCCTCTATTCTACCTTCCAAATCATAAATAACTTCCTGTAACGTTTGCATTCTTACAATAAGCATATTATTAGCATTAGGTGCGTCATCACCATTATCAATGATACATTTCTCACATCTTTTAATTTCCTTTTCCAATTCACTAATATATTCTCTTATCATACCTTGCACACCAACCAAATCTGGTTGATTTTCGTATTTATATAACTTTTCCAATGGTATCTGCATAGCATCATTTGCCTCAAAATTAGCTTCAACATACGCATACATTTCTCTTGGCTTTGAAGCAAAATCCCCTAAATTCCATTGTATTTTCTTTACTATTTTTTCCATTATATCACCTCAATATTATATTCTCCATCATGTCAGAAACGGAACTGCCTTACGACAATTCCATTCCAAATGAATCTATTATTTCATATACAAAAGGAAGCATTGCTGCTCCCTGTTATTTTAAAATTTCGTTTTCTTTTTCATATAATGTTAATAACATTGTTGCCGTCATTCTTCGCATTTTTTCTGTAGAAGTTAATTTGAATTCGTGTTCCGGATCATTTTTATCCACAAAATTATAATCCTTGTAGATTGTGACTCCTTGTAATTCTTCTGTTACAACTTCAACAATCATATCTCCACCAAATTCTGCAATGTCCTGTTTTAATTCTTCAATTAAGCACGCACAATCGTAACTTACATTGATTCCTTCATCGTTAATGAATCCCATTCTTTATCTCCCTTAATATTTATATTTTCCATTTTCGTCAAAATCATCACATTCAATTTCAATGCGTTCGTCCTCGCCTTCTCTTTCAAAATTTTGATAATAAGCATTTCCTTTTTGTTCAGAAATCAAAAGCCATAACTCTTCGTCAGTTAAGTCTGGTTTACTATCAATAAATTTTTGAATTTTTTCGTAATCCACATCTCCATCTTCATTCTGAAATTCTATGTCCCTTTCTGTTTTATTATATTTTTCGAGAATGGTGTGTTCATACACATCGTAATCATAACTATCAATAATTTCTTCATTCATAAGCAAATTGAATAATTCATAAAAACTATTTGCTTTATATTTACGTTTCCAAATTCCATTAGTTGATTTGCCACTCCAATATATCGTACTCATAATTTTCCTCCTAAATTTCTAATTCAAATTGTTTAATAACTTCATCAAGTGTTTTATAACCTTGCCAATCTTTTCCTCTGGTTATCACATTAACCGTTGTATACTTGCAACCTTTATGTCTTGCATCTAACTCTGTAGTTAATGTTATCCAATTTCCTGTGTTTCTAGTTTTTTCTTCCAACGCTTTCTTTACTTTTTCAAATTTTGTCATATTAATCTACCTTCTTTCTTAATTATTTTTTATCTTTATCACCTTTTTTTATAAAATACTCACCACGAATATATTTACGTTTAGCATAATCATTGCCATACTTGTTTATATCAAGAAATTGCTGATTTATATCAAATTCTGTATCTTCCGGCTGCTCCGGTTCATGTAGCCAAAAATAAATCTCCTCGATATGTCCCATAACGTAGCCTACTCCAATACCTAATATTATTGTTATAATCTCTGCCATTCTTTTATTCCTCCTAAAATTTTTTATTTAATTATACTGCCCAATAAGTCCTATAAAAAGGACTTAATACTCATATTTGAAGCATATTTTAATTTATTTTATTATATCATTAAAGTTATATTAAATCTACTCACAATCCATTTTAACCTCCTCTCTAAATATGACTTTCAACTCAATTTTTTCTCCCAATATTCATTTGCTTCCTTTGAGCCTCTAATATATAGCGCCACTTGTTTGCCTTTCTGAAAACACTTAGGACAAAGTTTCCCATGATAAGGCATCTCATCATCAATGGAATACATTCTGTTTCCACAATCAGTGAAAAAGAATGTTCCATGTCCGTTCTCTTCTGGTAAAACTCTATGTGTTTTTATATTTTAGTAATACGGTTCATATCCAGATTCCATACTTCCCCGCTTACGTTCAATCGCATAACTTTCACCTTCACCAATATATTTACCATCTCTGAAAATATAATTTGCATTTTCTCTAATCCAAGGATATTCTGGATTGTCTTTGTTCTCTTCCAGACATTCCTGCCAGATTTTTTCAAAATCTTTTCTGCACTGACGTTTGCTTTTTCTTTCAGATGCTACCAACTGATTTCCTGGATAATAATATCCACCTTCAGCCGGTTCATATATTGGATATTCCTCATAATGACTTATGTATCTCATAGTAAACACCTACCTTTCACTTGAATTTTCCGATTCATTAGTTTTCTTTAATCCAATTCTTTACATATTCAACAGCCTTATCTTTTTCAAAAGTTCCATGACTATGACCATCTGTATAACACTCTTCTTCAAAAATGCATTCGGCAACGATTGAATCAAGCTCATGTGCATTTTCTCTTGCGGTATTATATTTATTTAACATATCATCATAACTTTCGTAATAAGAAGATATTGCCATTTCTATTTCATCATCACTATAATCATTTAAGTCAACCAAACCTGAGCAAACGACATAATCATTTTCTGAATCATTTGGACATGTATCAATCCAAAGTGCTTGAATAAATTTATATCTTCTTTCTCCTAATGGTTTACACCACTGCAAATCGTCTGTTTTGTACCATTCGTTTGACATATAATCGACCTCCATTCTGTCAAGAAATCCTCATTTCATTCTATTCGGCAGGACATTCAAAACAACAAATGTTAGCCTCTTCATAAGTTAATGTAAATATCATATCCCTTTCTCCGTCTGTATTTTTTAATACAATATAGTCTTCTTTTACATCGATAATTTTGCAGGTTTCCCCATCCATGCATACTAAACCGCTTGTGGTGTACAAATCGTAATATCCAACATCTCCGTTTTCATTATTTTCTGTATTAATCCATCCACATTCAGTACCAAAATTGCTTTCGTATAATGTTTTAATGCTTACAGTTACTTCTTCGCCTGTTATATATCCAATCTTGCAGTTGCAAATTTCGCTATAATCAAAGCAAGTTCCTGTGTATGATTCAAAGAAGTTATCACATAATCTTTTGATTCTTACATTGTAGTGTTCTCCCTTATAATCAAAATCAACACGCATATTTTCTAAAAATTCCTTATTTCCATCTGTTAATATTTTTCTTAAATACATAATAATTCCTCCATTCTTCCAAAGAAACTCTTGTTTACTCTTCTTTTTCTTCAACATCATAAGTACAATCAATTCCGTTGTTATCAAGCCCTGCACTAACTGCTCTTTCTACATCTTCTACTGATGAGTTATCATATATTTCAATAGTTACTGTAATTGTTTTCATATCTTATCACTCCTTTCTTATAATTTTATCTTTTCATAATTGGGAATCATCTGAATAAATTCATCATCAAATTCGCTTAATCCACCACTTGCAAATACATATTTTGCTACATCTGGAACAAATATCATAAGATTATCAGGATATTTTCTTTCATCCTTAATTGCAAAATATCCTCTTTCTTTTACATCATCGTCTTCAAAGTAATAACCAAAAATCATTTCTATTAAATTTTTCATTGATGTTTCTGGTTCGTATTTCTGTTCTCGGATCCATGCAGCCATATAATCGTAATCACACCATTTTTCTTTTGGGTATTTACTATAATCTTTTTCTTCCGTCCATTCACCTGTCCACTGATTTACCATATTAATCACTCCTTTCTCTTCAAGAAACAGTTCTTTCAACTGGGTTTAAATTTCTACAAATACACAATATTGTTTATTATCATTCATATATCTTTTTAAATCCTTTTCTGTTCCATTTCCTGCTTTAAATGCATTTTTAATTCTTTCTTTTGTCCATTTCATAAAATATCCATCTTTAATCGCTTTTTCTCTTGATTCTTTTGTATCTCCACCATATACTTCATTTAATATTTTCTTGCTTATTTCACATATCATTATCAATCACCTCATTTTAATCTTCATAAAAACTACGTTTCGCTTGCATTAATTCACCATATCTCGCTTCTGATAATATCTGCCATCTACCTAAACTATGATCCGATCTCACATTCTTTGTGAATTTTCTAACGTCATCCCAAAATGTTTCCATATTGTGCAATGTATTCAATTTCTTAATTTTTGCATAATCTGCATTTTCCATAACATAACTTTCTAACATATCCCTCAACCTCACTTTCTATGCTATCTGCCTTGCTATGTCTTCAATGTTTCCATCCATTACAATCACAGCATCTTTGTTGTCAGGATGTTTATCCATAAAATCTCTCAATCCTTCAAACTGCTTGTTGTCTGCGTTTTCAATCATCTGCCTTACATCTTTATTGTGCAGCTTAATCAGATAAACCTTTTCATAATACTGTTTGAATAACAGATTTTTCTTTTCACAATACTGCTTAATCAAATCAATCTGTTTCTGTTCTTCTTCTCTGATTGCTTCAACTCTCGCCTTCTCATTGGCTTCTGCCTGTTCTTTTCGCTTACGATTTCCAATCAGATGATTAAATAATGAGTTTGTTTCACACAGATCCTTAATAACTGCATTGTCAATGTCATATGTATCAGGATTATCTTTATCAATCCACCATAAAAAATTATCAATCGTCCTATTGAAATTCTCTTCAAAGATACATCTGTTACCAAGATTTCTGTTGTAGATTTCCTCTCCGTTTCGCTCAATCCGTAATGATGTATATACATTTTCATCCGGTTTATTATTATAGATAGTCCATTCATATCTATCCTGTCTGCCATATACGGTTAATCCATATGCACTGTATAACTGTTTCTTTTCATTCTTTAAATATAAAAGTCCCATTCTGTTCTCCTTTCCAATAAATAAGACAGACACACTTGTTTACATCTGCCTTTATATTCTCCAATTTACCATTCATCTTCGTCCCAATATTCATCGTCATATTCATCATTGCTCCAACCCTGATAAGGATCACTTAATGATGGGGAAACATCTTTATATTCCATTTTTTTTGTGGTTATTTTAATTGGATATTTTAAAGTTGTGTTATCTTCATCGTAACAAGCCATTATAATTCCAAGATAACGGAGTTCACAATCAATTTCTTTTCCTTCGTAATATGCCTGTAAATTTTCAATATCCTTTTCGCATGTGTTACATTTCCATTTCCCTTCTTTAATTTTGTTGATAATCTCCGGTATAATTTCCTTGTTCCATTCAGGAATCAGATTATATACATCATATTCTCCGAAATCTCCATAGCCATCATAACAACTTTCATAGATTGCTTTTCCATATTTCTCCTGAAATGGTTTTGGTACAAGTAAATATGTCTCTGCATATACATTATCTAATAACTGTTTATTTGTATCTGAATAAATCCAACTAAATTGTCCCATATTATCACCTTTTACCTTTCTAAAATTTCACTGTAAATTACAATTTCCTGCTAATCTTCTAATATCCAATTACCAACTTTATTTCCGTTGATATCCATTATGTAACCAGCTTGATATCCGTATTCAAGTTTTTCTTCAATCTCTTTTAAATTTCGTCTTAACTCATATGCACTTCTATCAAGCTCGCCATCTTCATCTCTATAAGCTGCTCCACCTGTTTTAATCTCAATTTTCAACATAACACTCGACCTTCCTTTCAATTCTAAATCTCGTATTTTCTGGATGTATTTCATAAATCAATTTACACCAATTTTCATCCTTAATACATTCACTCAAATACTTGTTATCAGGCGTAAAATAATATGCCTTATGACCTTCCTTTGGTGAATCCTCTGTTGTATCTTTCCATTTTGTAATAATCACCATTTCATACTTTTTATTTCCGTCATATAAAGTACCAGCTAAATGAGCTGTATATAATTTGTATTTACTCATATCAATTACCAATCCTTTCTCTCCATTTCTTAATTCTTACGGGATAATTCACATTCTCTTTGTATGTTTTTAACTGCACTTTTGCATCTGCTCTGTCTTCACAATTACATTCAATATTCCATCCATAACCACAATTTCCTTCGATTGCGTAGCAATCTTTTGTTCTTCTCTTATATGCCATTATCGTAATCCCTCCTCTGTATATTCTGCATAACTAATATGCCATCCTTCGTCTTTATGTCTCTCTAACAACTGCTTTAATTCATCATCCGAATATCCAGCTTTCCAACCTACAATATATCCATTCTTATCTCTTATACATAATTCCACATCTTTTTTCATATCAATATTCCTCCTCATAAAATTTAATTGTTCTTTCCTTTTCAGCTTCATATTTCGCTTTATCAGTAAACAATGTGAGATAAATATCTCCCTCTGTATATGTAAACACTGCCATCTGTTCATCTGAATAAGCATAAGAACTATATCCGTCTACCTGAACTAAATCGAATTTGCATTTCTTTGCAAACTGGTAACTTAAATCGGACATCCAATGTCCACCTAACATGTAATTACCATTTCTATCTTCTGTCTCTTCCATGAAGTTTACATTTGCAATCCGTTTTGTATCTTCATTTAGTGAATATGCGGATAAATCTAAGTCTGCAATTTCATATTCGCTTTCTACTTTCTTCACTCCAAGTTTTCCAATTAATTCAAAATATTCATTTCTCGGAACATATTTCATACTAATCAACCTGCCTTTCTAATCTCTCCAACTTCTTGTTACTGTGTCATATAAAGCTCCGTTTGCATCCTGGTATTCATCGTCTTCTGAATATGTGAATACATAGCATTTATGACCATTAATATTTTTTGTTTTTCTTTCACCATATAAGATTGCATATCTTTCTCTGAAACCTGCACTATCACACATTTCTCTCATTTCTTCATCTCTCTTTGGATTTCCGCAAGCTGCTTGCACACATCCGTATAACCATCCATTCAGATAATCAATATTATAACAATACTGTCTCCATGAATCTGAATCATCAGTGAATACATAGAAGCTCTCTCCATCGTCTCCTCTTGTAATCCGTGGCTTGCCAAAGTTTGCAATAAATGCCTGTAAATTGTCTTTAACAATTTCCATTTCGTTTTTTGTAAAATCATACATAATCATTTCCTCCTTGTAATAAAATAGGCAGCTAGGTATTTATTCTCCTAACTGCCTTTGCGTTTGCGTTATTTTTGTTTAGTTACTAAATTGAATTAATTCAAGATATTTTCTCTGTAGTTTTTCATTTGTAACTGTTCTGCCTGTCCGTGTTTCAAGTATATAATTCTTTTTATTTGATATACTTACATCAAATAACCTGTCCCCATTATTAAAATAATAGGTTTTCCCTTGAGTTCTAACAACTTTTAATCCATATTTCAAATAGTCATTATAATTATCTGCGTCAGCTTTATCTGTAAAATAGATTACTTTATTCTTATCTTTTACTTCATACATTTATATCATCGCTCCTTCCAAAGAAATCTTAGTTTCAATTGTCGTCTCCATCTTCGATTAATTCTTCGCATTCAGGACAACACAAGCATTTCTCTTTTTCGTTAAATGCTAAGTCAACTATCCCAAAATTTGTGTCCCATCTATATCCACAAGCGGGACATTCTGATGTGTTTTCATCTATTATAATTTTGTAACCCATATTTGCCTCCAATCTTCTAAAGAAATGCGAATTTTATTACCAATTCATCACAGTACAACATTCTTCTGTTTTTAATCCGTTTTCTTTACAAAATCCCTCTGCTTCTTCCCACGCAGTAAAAGATATAACGTTTGGTTCTTCATCTTCTGTATCATTCCATGTTACATATACCATTTTTATACCTACCTTTCTAATCTAATGAAACACGCATTTATTTAGTTATATTCTGGTAGTGTTTGCAATTCTTACACTCGCTACATTCACACCTAATTCCCTTATCTGCATTTATTTTGTAAATACATTCAGGTTCTTTATCTAATGGCATTTTATACCTCCATTTCCCTTATTATAAGTGACTCTTGTATCAAAATGATATTCTTTTAATTTTGTTTCATCTAATTTCAATACACCGTAAGCAATCATATCGTTTAATTCATCCATTCTGATAAAACACCCGTTAGAATTGTTTTCAGATACATTAAAATCTGAAGGATACATTCTATCCATAATTATTACCTCCTTATAAAATATCCATTTTATGATATTGTCTCCCTCCTTTTACTTAATAAATGCTAAAATGTTATCTTTTTTCCTGCCATATAACCGGCAAGGTGTCTCATGTGCTTCTGCATTCTTAATGTCGATTAGTTCAACAGTTTCGATCCAATGCGGATACCTTCTATTACCCTGATTATACGACACCTTTAAAGCTAAATATAAGGGTTTACCGGGCTTCCGCTCTCTTGCTTTTCTAATTCCTTCTATAACATTTTTTTCCTTTGCTTCCTGTAAAATTCTACAATGTGAATATGGAATATTTTCCACTGATTTTTCCGCCATCTGATTAATTTTTTTATAATCTTTTAATGTTATTGTTTTCATTTTAAAACCTCCTACCATCTCAATATCTCTTCTTTCCGTTGTATCTGTATAAGTCTTTGAAAATCATTTTCACCCATCAAACAAGCTGCTTTATGTCCCAGTTTTACAATCACAAATAACTTTCCATGTCTATAATAGCGATTAATAACTTTGATTTTATTCATTTTTACCTCCTCTTAACTTTTCTATTGTTTGATTTAACTTTCCAATGCCACAAATATATTTTTTACCTTCCATAAAAATAGCATAGTGATCAGATTCTCTTTTTACTTCCATGTTTTCATTAATGTATATATGCATTGATTCCACCTCCTTATTTTTCCTTAACGCTTATAATTACATCATCTGTTATATTGTTTTTTGTTCCGTTGTCGTGTATTTTTAATATGTATGTTTTACCCTTTTTAAATTTTCCACTATATCCCCATGCGTTCCCATCCTCCGTATAAAAGGTATTTATTCCTTTTATTTTTCCAGCATATATGGCTTTTTCTGTGCGTTCTGTTACATATTTGTAATAATTTCCTTCTGTTTTTATGTCGCTTTGAATTGCGTAAGTTGTGTTTTGAATATTTAAAAATTTTCCAATACATAGAATTAATAAAGCAGTGGCGGCGATCATTCCTGCTGTCGCCGCCCTATTTACTAATTGATGTTTACGCTCTCTAACTGTCATTTTTCTACCTCCTGACTCCTGAATTTTTTTATAAATTATATTTATTAAGTGATAAATTTCCGTTTTTACAATATTCATTCATTAATTTAATCGCATCTAACTCATATAATTGTGTTGTATATATGCAAGTTACTAAAAAGTTTTTTATAGTTTTTGCCGTTATGTCATTGATTAAATTATATTTTTTTAAAATTTTATCCATCTTTTTTTCTGCTTGTATTGCATTCATGTTTTTACCTCCTTTTATAAAATTCATTCAATGCTTCATTTATCCATATAGATTTTACCTGCTGAAATTCTGAACCGTAAATAAAGTCTAAAGCGTCACAAAATGCTTCATATTGTGCCAATTCGGTACTATCAAAAATGCTTTTTTGGAAAGAATTATATTTTGAACAATTCAAATGCAATTCTTTAAAATATTCTTTACATTCATTTAATTTTTTCATTTTTCTACCTCCAATTTTCAAAAAATAAAAAGCAACCTATAAAATTTATAGATTGCTTTATAAAGTGTTATTTAGTTGTTTTATTAATTAAATGAAATACATTTCCCCATTGATCTCTAAAGCGATGGCATCCTGCTTTAACTCTTCCTTAAGTTCTGTACAAAGATCTATCACTTTATCGATTCCGTTTTGTAAGTCGTTCTCGTTACAATATGCGAAAACTGTTGTACTTTTTTCTTTAACTAATCCGGCTGTCGGTGACTTCCAATAGCCGAGTGTGGTCGTTGCTGTTGCTCCACCGAATAGATCAGACATTAGAGACGCTACACGGTCAACGTATGGAGTATTGTCTATTTCTTCATTAATATTGATGGTTGCCGGAACGATAACAGTTACCTTGCTGCTAAGTTTAAATAAATTCTGAAGTTTTGAGTTTTTAATCATTGCTTGATCCTCCTAAATTGTTTTTATTATATAATTTTATTAGTTATTTATGCAAGCGATTTATTAGCATTTTTCAAGGGATATGACTAATTTTTATATTGATATGTTTAATCTTTGCGATCCCTTCCATACAGTCAGGATATACCAGATATAAAAACGTCTCACGTTTGTTACTTTTATAAATCGTTTGCATCTTATAATTAATAAAATTTGTTTAGTGCCATTAATTAGCTGTATTCTTATGGGGTTGTATCTTATACTCTACCCGATGGACAGCTTGCCATGCCTATATTTTGATAACGGAGGTAGTTAGGCATCCTCCAAGCTATTAGGTTATCATTGTGCATAAAAGGCAAGTTGTAATTGAATACCACGGCTTGACCGCTTGCCTGATATATTATTCTCTCTTAGTGCTGTGTTAGCTTGCCGTTTAGATACTTGTATTCAACACTGTTGATTGAGAATAAAACATAATCAATTGAGCTGTTAGAATCTGCCTCTAAAAGAGTGATACTTTTAAGAGTTGGCTCAAATCCATAGTTCTTTTTCATTTCATTTTTAACAAATTTTTTAATATCGTTTTTTGTCATAGTGACGACCTCCTTTTATTGACACCTTGCAGCTTGTTTTTATAGAACAGCCGTTCGTTTTGGTGTGTTTCCCTTTCTTTATCTTATATAAGTATTATACTATACTTATATTGAAATATCAATACTTTTATTGATAAAATAGTATACAAAGATCAATACTTTTACCATTATATTTTTGTGCATATTGACATATTAAAAATAGTATTGTATAATCAATATTAATTTTATATAAGAGGAGTAAAAGCAATATGAGATATAATGGTGATATAATGGAGATCATGAAAAAGATTGAACATATTAAAATTGACGAAAATATAACGAATAAAGATATTTCAGAAAAGACCGGAAAGAGCAAGCAAACTGTAAGCAATTTATTAAATGGGCAATCTAAAAACATAACCTTAGACACCTTAAAAAACTTAAGCGATGCTGTGGGCTATGATCTTATTATTGATTTTAAGAAAAAATAAACAAATGGATCATATAAACATGATTAGATCAGATCATAGATAAAAATAAATTAATAATGACCTGCTGCGATTGTGAGCTAAGTTATGTTAATAAGTTTATAAGCCGGCTTAAAGTTAAGCGGAAAAAATGTTAATAACTATGTTAATAACTATGTTGTGAAAAATGTTAATAATGTTAATAACTTTTGTTGCAAATGCAACGCTTGTATATCGAACTTTATATTGATTCACTACACCCCAGATCGCCATGGATCACCTAAAGACATTTACTTATATTACATAGTATTAAAAACTACATTTCATAGTTTTATCTTTTATAAAATCGGTAAAAATAACATAAGTACCGATTTTTATATTTTTTTACTTAAAAACAAAGGTTTGTATTCTGGTTTTGTTTATTTTTTTGATTATGTCCGGGGGGGTGGGTTTACATTTTAAAAACCGACACAATCCCGGAAAAATCGCTTATCTGTTCCACTCACACATAACTCAAATTTTTCATCGTCATTTTGCACAAAATTTCTACCACCAACTTCGACAACTACTTCGATAATTCCATAGTATTTTTCAAAAACTTCATATAAATACCCATTTTTTCATATTATGCAATTTGCACAAAACCTATCATAAAAATTTTGTATGTTCAGGGAATACGTAAAATTCCTTTAAAAATAAACAATTTATCGAACAACGTTAAATTTATTTCAAAAGCCAAATCAAAAATCAACAACATTTCCTCTTCTGTCTTTTAAAATTACAAATATTTAAAGCTAAAATTAGATTCAAACCATATGTTCCATCGAACCATTATGCAAAACCACTAATAATAATCACGTCCAATTATGCAAAAATTACTCCAATTTCGCATAGAGATTTTTTTAAAAACGCCACATCTATCCACAAAGCAAAAATAACCTATTTTTTCACTTTTTAACCTTAATCAATAAAATACTCACTCGATTCATAAAAATCAAAATTAGGCACCATTTTTTACGTCACAAATATATTCCTACCAAATTATCTTTGTGTATGTTTCACAAATATATTTTATAATTAGATTTATTTTTGTATATTATGTACAATTCCATTCACTTTGCGTAATACAACATCAAAAATAAAAGAAAAAAGAGAATAATTATATAAACAAAATAAATTTAAGGAGGTTCTTTTAAATGGACTATAGTGAAACATTTACTTATGTGGACAAAAATGATAGTATTGGAATAAATGATAAGGAGGTTAATAATTATATGGATATTTACGATTACATGTATTGGGAAGATTATAATGCTCAAATACAAGCACTTGCTGAAAAGGCTTTACCTGAAAAATGGAGTTTTGAAGATAAAGAAGACAACTCAATATTAAAAAATTATTTAAAAGACACGTTTAATAAATTACAAGATGAAGGAAAAGTTATTGAAACAGATACATATTGTGTATTTAATACCGGATTATTTTCACATTATTATGTTCCTATTTATGTTTATGGTGAGCTAAATAAAAATACAACAGAAAATGCTGCTAGATGGTACTTTAAAGGATTTAAAGATGAATACGAATTAGGAAACATGGACATAGAAAGTGATTTTCCTGAAAGAGCAGATTATTTTTCTAATCCTGATAGATTAGTATTCAATTGGCATTACAAAATAAATATTAATTATAAACATATTCTTGATGATTTAAATACATCTCAGCGTTTACCGGATTCAATTAAAAATAGTGACACTCCATTAGAGACATTAAGTGGAGTTATAACCAAAGCAATTCAGAAAGTAACTGCAAATTATAAATTAGCTGTTCCACATTATTATCAAAATAAAATACAGCTTCTTATTCCATTATATTTTGGTAAAAATAAAAATCCTAGTATCGCATTAGTTTTAAATTTAATGAAAAATGGATATTATCAAGCAACTACTTGTTTATCAATGGAAATGGCATATATGGATGCAAGGTTAATAGCAAAACCAGAATCCAATTGGTTAATAGTTGAAAATATAATTGAAACAGAGTGATAAAAGCAAATAAGTTTAAGTAAAATAGAAAGACAGGTTGATAATTCAGTCTGTCTTTTTCTTTGCCAAAAAATATTAACAAATAGAGAATATATAAATATAAGAATAAAACTATGTAAAACAAAAGGAGAAAATCTTATGAGTTTAAAATTAATCACAACGGAAACATTCAATAATTTACCATGTAACTTCTACAGAAATACAAATGATGACATACTTCTTACAAGAGAACAAATTGGGCAAGCATTGGAATATGCTAATCCACAGAAAGCAATTGATAATATTCACTCTAAACATAGAGATAGGCTAAATGAATTATCAGTTACCACCAAACTAAGGGCTACTGACGGAAAATGTTATAACACAATGCTTTATACAGAGCGAGGAATAATGGAAATATGCCGTTGGTCTCGACAAAGAAACGCTAACCTCTTCATGGATTGGGTATGGGATATTGTGGAAAATTATAGACACAATAACTTTAATACAACTCCAAATATGCAACCATTAGTAGATAACTTGACTACTCTCACTTCTACTTTGTTGCAAATGCAACAAGATATAAACATATTAAAAGAAGAATCTACAAAGAAAGCAATTCCTGAGAAGAAATATTCACGTTGGAAAACAAAAATATTTGAAAAACTAAGAGTTTTAATGGATTTCGTAAATAGTAACTCTAATGAAGAATTAAAATTATCAGATATTATTCATTTAGTAATACAAGAAACAGAAGATACATATGACATTGAAGTTAATGATTATGTACAAATGTATAAACAGGAATTTGGATTGGAAACAAATCCTTATGCAATAGATGTTATTAATTATTATAAAGATATAAAAGATATGTTTGATTGTACTCTTCTATCATTAATGAATAGATTTAATCTTCAGGTAGAACCAAATCAAAAAAGAGAAAATATATTTGATGTATTAGCAGCAAATATATAACTATTGATGAAATGGATGGAGAATAATATAAATGAAAAATAAAACAACTTATTGAATCAACCAACAACAATCAATTAAAAAATTAAAGAGTAAATGGGCGTTAGACCATTTACGAAGTTATTATACTTTTTTATATATTTATGCTTTTTTATATTACTCTTTATGCTTTTATACTATATACCTACTTTTTGGGAAAATTTTCACACAGAATTATATACCCCTTTGGGAAAATTTTCACACAAACTTAATGATAGCACTAAATTTTTGGGAAAATTTTCACATAGAATTTTTAATGAAAGGAGCGATTGAAATAGACACTTATATTTACTTATCTGAAAAAGATAAACAAATAACCTCTGTTGGCTTTTCTAAAAAAGAAATTAAAAACCACAAAGGTATTTCAGGTCTTAAATATTATCTCATTATTTTATATTTAAGAAAACATGTGCAAACATTTGGACAAATTACACTCACACTCAATGATTTATTACAGGAATTTGGTTATTCTACAAAGACAAATAATAAATCTATTTATTCTGATTTTAGAGAAATCATTAAAACTGAAATTATAAATAAAGGATATGCAAGTTGTAATAAAGATATATTTATTATTAAACCAAATGATTTATTCCATCTTCAAATGTCTTATGAAAACAATATTTTCTTCACAGAAGATAATTTTGTGCAGATTACTATTTTTGAATATGAAAATATTTGTTCCATTTCATCTAAAATAAATAAATCTGTTTTATTAGGCATTTATCTTTATATAAAACAGTTTATTATGGACTATTCAGGAGATATTACACCTGCTAAAATTTCTTTTCCGTCAAAATTGCAAATTGCAAAAGGACTAGATATTTCAGTTCAAACTGTCGAAAGCGGATTACTTGTATTGGAATCCAATAAATTAATTTATATACGTAGAGATATGTTTGTTGAGAACAAAAAAGAAGAAGGTATATATGTTCCTACACGAAATGTATATGCTCTTGATCCAAAAGAACTGGAAGGTAAATCTGTATTAATTGAATTAGAAAGAATATATGGAAAGAGAATATATAATAAGGAAGATGTACCTGGTGAAATAAGATATTTAACAAAGTCGAAAGGAGAATAGGATTGAACTTTACAAGTGGTAGACATTTAGCAAATTACATATTAAAAATTTTTAAAAATAACGAGATAAATATTCCTGATGAATGTGTTGAAGACATTAAAGATTTATCAAAAATATTTACATATATAGAAAATCTTCCAAAAAATGTCAAGAATATTCTTGACCTATCAAATGAATATTACAATTGGATTGTATTATCACAAAACGGAAAATATCAAGATTTATCTTCTATTTCCAAGGAAGGAAATGCAAATATTACAAAATTTACTAATAATCCTTCGATTATTTCTTTTAATGAGGTATTTGAATCATTTGGATTGAATATGTCGTATGATTCATATTATTTACATCAAAAACCTAAACAAGATGATATTTATTACCCACATCATTTTAAGATATTGGAAGGTACTCACAAAATGGCAAAATGGAATATTACATTTTATGATAAACCAATAATTCCTAAAGAAGAAAATTTTGGATGTTATTTCATCTATGATAATAATGATCAGCTAGTTTATATTGGCAAAAGCAACATTCATCTTCTTGAACGTGCTTGCGAGTCTGCGAGAGAAAGAACAAATGGTAACTTTTCAAGAATAGAATTATATCCGATGAAAACACAAGCTGATACAAATATATATGAATTATATTATATTGCACAATATGATCCAAAATACAATTCTGATTGTCGTTGCTTAGATAAACCTTCATTTATACTTCCAAAACAATTTCCAAAATATTCAGTTAATAGAGTTGGCACAGAAACATTTAATGTTGAACAAATATCTGTAAATCCAAAATATATTCCAGTTGAGGAATATTGGGAGAATCCACAAAAATATTATCTACAACTTGGTGAAAAAATTAATATGGAACATTTTTATCAATTTCATTCTCAGAATAAATATGGATTTATAAATGTTGAAGAATTTAGAAAACGTGTCACCGAGTTGCAAAATCAAGGTTATTTAACTTATGTATATAAGGATATAGGAAATTGTTTTAGACAATTCTCAAATTCTCAACCAAGCAGAGAATAATAATATGTAATCATCTACTACTTCTACAATCTCATCATCTTCACTTCGAAAAAAATTTACAAAAAATAAAAATTAAATATAGAAAGGAAATTAAAAAACTTGAAAAGACTTGAAAATAATAGACATAACAATTTTGGAGGAATTATTGATATAAACGATTTCTCAACAAATACACCAAACAAAAAGAGAATAAATAATCAGATAGAAGCTGAATTACTTCAGAATGTTTTATTGAAAAAGAAAAAAGAAAAAGAAATGGAGGAAAAATATAAACAAATGACACTTGAAGAATTAAAAGAAATGAGAATTATTTCAAATACTAACGGAAGACCCTCTTCTAATCTTACTAATGACAAATGGCAAAAAGAATTTAATGTAAGAAAGCTGTTTATTAAGCCTTATCCTGCCAATATTAAAAAATTAACAGGAAAATATTCCAAGGAATCTGGAATGTGGAACGAAGAAACACAAGGTACGTATTGTGGTTGTACTAATTGGCAATCTTATTGTTCATTTATTAATGATATATTATCAAATATTCGAAGTGGACAAGTTGACTATTGTTATTACATATATCAAATCGAAGAACTTCTTAAATTTCATTATAACAATTTAAAGACAAAATATTGTGACGGTTATTGGAAAGTGTGGTTAGAAAAGTAATATGTGTGAAATATGTCATCAAATACCGTGCGTACCGGGTTGTCCCAACTATGAACGACCACATAAAACTAGTAACCGCTGCCATTTTTGTAATGATTATATCTGCGTTGGCGATGATTATGTTGTTAATTGGCTTGGAATGACAGCCCATTATCAATGTATGTCTACCACCAAAGATGAACTTGAATGGTTGGGTTATGAAGTTAAAACTATGGATGAATAATGTGTCGTTTTTGAAAAATGTAGAAAGGAATTAATCATGTATTGTTTTCAAAAGAAAGATGGAACTATTAAGAAACGTTATAAAGAAACTTTAAAATATATCACTACTTCAAGAATTAGACATAGTAAGATTACTTGTGGAAATACTGAAGAAGTTGTCGATGAATATGATTGTTATGCCACTATTCCAAAGAAATTTACAGAATCCAGTAAAACATCTGTTATTAAAAAGATCAATGAAATTTGTATGGAATTTAGTTGTCAATATAAAATTTGGTACAGTCACGATGATATTCAAATTGAATTTAACGGTGATAATGTTGAATTCATGTTAAATAAAATAAAAAAATACTTATAAAAGCATAACATAAAAGGAGGATATATGGCTGGTATTAGCGTACCTCAATACGAAATTTTTAAAATTGGAACAAATAAATTAAAATATTCTAATTGGGATTTACAGATTACAGAAAAGGAAGCCTTTAAATATCAAGAATTAATTTCATTGTTTCAAGGAAGACATTTCTTGATTATGGCAAATAAAATATTACATAAGAATATAAATGAAATAGATTTTTCAAAAATTTTTATTCAAATCGTAATAGATAGAAAAACAGATTTTACAAGAGCAACTGGTAAAAAAGGTATAACTGTTAATGGAATAAACTATAGACGTTTTGTTGGAACAACAGGAGGATTGAAAAATAATACTCTTCTCTTTTGTAATTCACAATATATAGACAAGTTAAATGAACTATGTGAATGTAAAAGAAACCCAAAAGTAAAATTAGTGCCAGCAAAATATGAAGCATACAAAGCATTAACATGTTCAGCTTCACAACCAATTTGTGATCCGCATGGGATTTTAGTTGTAAAAGATTGTATTACACAATATTTTGCAGATGTTATATCACTTGACGATAGCGATGGTTCAAAAGAACCAACAAGAGAATTTATTAAAAATAAACCTCTTGAAAATAATGTATCAGACGGTTTTAATCTTTGTACTATTCAATATATGCAGCGGGTAACTGAATCGTTAGGTCTTGATTATATTCCTGGTGGTGTATGTTTAAGAAATGCATGGCTCAAAGGAATGCTCTATCCGTTTCCTATTTATGAATTTATTGAAAAATATAATAATGGAAATTATATGATTGAAGATATTTGGGGTAATATTCAAGATATTCGTCAATGTGAGATGATTATTACAGAATCTTCTCTCAAATTATGGGGGGCGTATGATAACATTGAGCAATATGTGAATGCATATAAGGAATGTGGATACGGATTTTCCGTAACAAAAATTTCACCACATGTTCTTGAGGAACAGAGAGAATTGAATTACCAGTATCTTCAGTCGTATGAATTTACAGATGAAGATATTGAGGAGTTGTGTGCGCCAACGATCAAATATCTAAAAGATGCGATGTGTGGTGACTACTCTTCTACTATTAAGTTTCTTGGAATCAATGAAAACACAGATGTAAATTCATGGCAACATGCTTTATATACAAGTGAATATATGTTAGGAGATCCATATGTAATAGATTCAGTACATAGATACATCAAAAAGAAAATGAATGATGCAAAAATCGGCAAATTATTTGTAAACGGTAATTATCAGATCGCAAGTGGTGATCCATTTGCTCTTATGCAATCTATTTGTGGATTGAAAGTTACTGGTTTATTAAAAGCAAATGAGTGTTATTCTAAATTCTGGATTGATAAAAATGAGGAAGAAATTGTTCTTTTTAGAAGTCCAATGACAAGTCACAATAATATTCGCATGTGTAGTGTTAATAACTCAGAAGAATGCCAATATTGGTATCAATACATGAACACTATAATGATTATAAATGGTTGGGATTCGTTCTGTATGGCTGAGAATGGGGAAGATTGGGACTCGGATCTGAATTTTTCTACTAATAATCCAATTATGAAAAGAAGGTATAGATATTTACCCGCTATTGAATGTGTTCAAAGAAATGCAGAAAAAATTGTTGTTACCGAAGCTGCTGTTAAAAAGACAAATAAAGCAGGTATGGGAAATCAAGTTGGAACAATTACAAACTATGTCACATCTATGATGGAAGTTCAATCTCATTTCAAGAAAAATTCGCCTGAATATAAAGAATTGGAATACAGAATTGAATGTGGTCAGCTCTATCAACAGAATGAATTGGATAAAATCAAGGGAATCATTGCAAAGCCTATGGAAAGCAGTTGGTATAATTTAGGTGCTTGCGGAGAGAATAAATATTTGCAGTCCCTTTGTGCATACAGAAAACCATATTTTATGATTTATGTTTACGATGAGACTAAAAGACAATATAAGCAATATATCAAAGAGAGTAATGCCAAGTGTTATGCTATCTATAAATGCTCTATTAAAGATTTGTATAATAATGACCATCTTACAGAAGATCAAGAAGATTTTCTTTTCTGGTACGAGAGAAAAATGCCAGTTGGTACAGGGAACTGTTCTATGAATCAAATTTGTAAATATGTTGAAAGTCAATTAGATGGTTACAAGTCTCAATTACATAAAGACTCTTCTTTTGACTATAACGTGTTAAAGGTAAAAAGACGTTGCACTGAAGAACATAGACAAGCACTTCGAGAACTCGAACAATATTATTGTGAATGTGTTGCATCTTACAAAAAGAAACAGCATTTGAATGATAAGATGACTGCAAACGAAAATCGGAAATATTTGTGTAATTTTATCAAAGAAAAGGCAAAAATAATTTGTCCAAACGATGATGAGCGTATGAACATTATTCTTGATATTACTTATGGATATAGGGGTAATCGGCAGTTTTGTTGGGACTGCATAGGAGAACTAATTATTAAACGTTTAGAAGAAATGGAGGAAAATTTTGTATATACTGAATGAAAAAAAATATATTAGAGAGGTATTAGCGTCTGGCAACAAACCAGACAATATCTCGAATGGATATCTAATAACACTGATTACCAAATATTATTTTGACAGAGGGAAAAATCCAAACGCGCTAATTGATATAGTCAAGCAAAAGATGCTTGAATTTAATATTGAAGGTTATCAAGAATATAGATATGCCAATAAAATCAAAAAATCATGCACTGAGCTATATGAATCAGAATCAAAGAATCTCTTTAGGGAACTTGAATACGTTCCTATCTATGAAAAAGAATTAAAAGTCGTGGAATCTCTTCCAAATGATCGCCAAAAGAAATTTATGTTTACATTATTTGCTATAGCAAGATATATGAATTGTGAAGGCTGGATAAATAAAAAAGACTCAAAAGGTCTTTCTGAAGTATTTAAACTTGCTAACGTTACTCTCTCATCTGAGAAAAAGAATAAATTACTATATGAATTATATAGCAATGGGTATATTCATTTTGGTAAAAAGGTAAATAATCTTAATATAAGAGTTGATTTAAGCGACACTAATGATGACATCGCTTATAAAATCATTAAATTTGAAAATATTGGAAATCAATATATAGGTAATTTTAAAAAGGGTTATAAGCAATGCAAATGCTGTGGAAAAAAGATAAAAGATACAGGAAATAAAAAAATGTATTGTAAAAAATGTGCGGAAGAAAAACAATTAGAATCTGATAGAAAATATAAAAATAAGACGAGAAATTGATTTTTGTCGATAAATAGAAAACTCCATTTTCCCCTTAAAAACAAGGCTTTTTTGTGCATTTTTTACAAAAAATTCGTTTTTCTTTGAATGGTATATAGTAACATATATACAATTTCAAATACAAAAACGATTGTCTTGGAAGAAACAAACCGACAATCTTTGTATGTCTGTTTTGCTACTTTTCAAGTAGCATTACAGACTAAAATTTATAGATAAAACTTTGCCTATAGGGTATTAATTACATACTTTGTCTTAAGTGACATTAATTCACGCAATTATTCATATTGTGTACTCTTTTCTTGTTGGTGACTGTACTACTGTTCTGGTAGTATGGTTGCCGACTATTCAAAAAAATATCGCAGACGAGTGTAAAGGAAGCATGCGTGGCTCATACTCACGAGGAATACGTTCAATTCGTATGTCTGCAATTCTCCTACTATGTAGGAATGGCTGGTTTCGGGTCATGAGATGTAAATCTCAAAATAAGCGTGGTGACACGTATAAAGTGAGTATATCATGTATATATGCTTGCGACTACGGTTAGTAGTTTGACGGAAAACACATAGGATTTATACCTAATCTTCTATTCAAGGGCGACTGTTGGCGAATATGATTAGGTAGGTGTCATGGAAAAGGCACTGAACATAGAAATATGGGGATGATCCGTGTATAAATGGTGCGAATTCCGCAAGAATTAGTGCTGTTTAAATTGTCATAAAAGCATCTCAAGTCGAAAGATAGGTGTTTTGTGATGAAGTGTTTCGATAGCAAGAAAGACAGGATGGTGATAACTGGGCTGTACTCAAAAGGTACGGATGGTTAAACGTACACCTCATCGTCCATATTTAGGTACATACTTTAATGCTTTGTAAGTCTTGTAGAAGAATTAATATTTTATATACAGCAAAAGTGTGTGCGACTTTAGAGAAACAAACAACTTATTCATCTGCAATATGATGATATATAGCACTCGCAAGGTACTATATAAGAAAGTACAAGTAGACGCAACCGTAAGAGATTCGCATTCTCTGAACCTCGCAAGGGACGATGTATCAAAAGAAAATCTATAATACTCTAAAGTAAGAGTTTACCAATTTTCACAAAATTGGCGTTGTTGCTACCTACTGTCTAATCGACAGTGTGATAAGTTGTGTCCAACCACAATAAATGGTAGCGTAATGAGTCAATATCTCAGCTCATATTAAATAAAAGTCTCGTGTTTTACACGGGATTTTTCATTTTTGGCATATAGAACAATGGTAGTTCAGCGCACTGTTAATGCGAAAGTTGCAGGTTCAAATCCTGCTATGCCAGTTCTCTTCCACTACTTGTGGAAAATATATTATAAAGGATGTGAATTAACATAATTCAGATTAGTAAAAACGAAGCCTTAGAATTAAATTCTATGGGATTTAAATTTGGTGACAGCGAAATGCTTCATAAGTCAAAAACACGTCATCCAAAGTATTATCTTACAGAAAATCCAAGAGCCTTGAGAACTTTAAATAAAATCAGAAAAAACAAAATCGTCAGATAGACGAAATATATAAGGAAAGGTGGTCGAAAACCATCGGAAAGAAATTTTTCTTAGATACAAATGCTATCTTAAAATTAAAAGATAATGCATTTGAAAATCATTTTATTATTAGTTCTGTAACATTAGAAGAACTAGAATCTATTAAAATATCTTCAAAAAAAGACGAAGAAGTCAAATATAGTTCCAGAAAAGTTTTACATTTATTAGACGAAAATACTGATAAATATGATGTAATTATTTATGACAACACAATTGAAAACCACATACTTGCTAACAATATGGAAATTACACCAGATACAAAAATAGTTGGATGTTGTTCTTTTGCCGAAAAAATATATCCAAATGATGAACTAGTTTTTGTTACTAATGATATTGCGTGCAAAATGATTGCAAGTAAGATATTTAATTTATCTGTTGAAAGTATTTCTGAGAATAATACAGATATTTATAAAGGTTATCGTGAAGTAACTTTAAATGAAGAAAAAATGGCTCATTTTTATGAAAACTTAAATGAGAACACGTTAAATTTATTAACAAACGAATATGTCATTCTCAAAGATTTAAACAATAACGTTGTTGATAAATTAAAATGGGATGGAGAAACTTATCAAACAATCAGGTGTAAACCTTATAAATCAAACTCGTTTGGGACGCTTAAACCATTAGACGATATCCAAGCTTTTGCCATGGATTCAATCAACACTAATGATATTACTGTGTTATATGGCAAAGCAGGAAGTGGTAAAACTACTCTTCCACTTAATTATATTATGCAGGAAATTGAAAAAGGCAGATATAAAAAATGTTATATAATTTATTCTTATGAACCATTAAAGGGTGCCAAAACACTTGGGTTTGAAAAGGGCGACCATATTACAAAATTAATTTACTCTGCTTCTATTGGCAACATACTTTCATCTAAATTCGGAGATATTCAGCAAGTTGAATATATGATAGATAGAGATATGTTAGAGATTATTCCTACTGCAAATATACGTGGTTGGGAGTGTCCAGAAAACAGTATTTTACTCTCCACAGAAAGTCAGAACTTAGATGTTTATACTCTCAAAACAATTATTCAGCGTTGCAAGTCTGGTTGTAAACAGATTTATGAAGGGGATGTAATTGAACAGAAAGATACTAATGTTCAAAACATTGGTATGAATCGTTTAATCGAAGTATTTAAAGGACACAAAAGTTTTGGCTGCGTTAAGTTAAAAAATAATTATAGATCAGAACTCAGTGAGTTGGCTGATTTGATGTAACTGTGAACGCACACTCGTGACTTTAGTCATGAGTAAGTGAGCGAAATAGAGAATAATATAATGAGAGGAGGATATTTGTCAATGAAAGTATATTCATCGTATAAAGTAAAAATCAAAAATTACAACAAGATATTTAATGATACAGTAAAGATATATCGTGAAGCAGTATCCTTCTTTATAAATATTTGTGATAAAGAATGGGTCATATTGAAAGACATAAAGAATCTTGAGCGTTGCAGAGAAATTGAGAGATTATCTCTATCTACTAAAAAGAATCCGAATCCAAAATACGATTTCAATGCAATGTTTTATAAGATGCCATCTTATCTAAGGCGCTCCGCTATTAATATAGCTACAGGATGTTATTCTTCTTATTATTCTAATTTTCAGAATTGGGAAGAAAACACAACAGGTAAAAAACCAATCTTACAATTGGACAGAAGTGTTATGCCAGTATTATATAAAGATAATATGTATATTCGTACTGATGAAACTCATGCTCAAATCAAAATCTTTCACAAGAATGATTGGGTTTGGTTGAATGTGGAATTAAAAAATCAGGATGTGAAATACATTCAGAAACATTGTAAATTGAAAAAAGAATATGTTCCAACGTTAAAGAAACAAGGAAAATGTTGGTATCTTGTATTTCCATTTTCAGACGATGCGAAATTTCAAAAAGTAGATATTCAAGATCAGATTATTTGTGCAGTTGATTTAGGATTAAATAATAATGCAACCTGTTCAATAATGCAGAGTGATGGAACTGTCGTTGGAAGAAAATTTATCAATCTTGCAACAGAAAAAGACCATTTATACAAAGCATTAAACAGAATTAAGAAAGCACAACAAAATGGTACAAGAAAATGTCCTACTCTTTGGAAACACGTAAATGATTTAAACACAGATATTAGTCGTAAGGCGGCAAAAGGAATTATAGACTTTGCAGTTCTATACAATGCGGATGTTATTGTATTTGAGTTCTTAGATACACAAGGTAAGAAATCTGGAAAAGGTAAACAAAAACTTGCTTTGTGGCGTAAGAAAGAAATTCAAAGAATCGTGGAACATCATGCTCACATTTTAGGAATAAGAATTAGTAGGATTTGTGCTTGGAACACAAGTAGATTAGCATTTGATGGTTCTGGCAGAGTAGAAAGAGGAACTTATATTCAAAATGGTAAAGAAAAGTATAACTACTCTATCTGTACTTTTCAAAATGGTAAACAATACCATTGTGATTTAAACGCAACTTATAATATTGGAGCAAGATATTTTATAAGAGAACTTTTAAAATCCGACTCAGTGATGAGAAGGTTGCCTAGTCAGACAAAAGATTCTGATTATGGTACGGGAACAACACGCACTTTGTCTACGTTAATTAGACTTAATGCGGATTTATGTGGTATAGCTGCATAATATCTGAGTTAAGAACTGTATAGTAGATAAGTAATCCGATTTCTAAAGAATTGGAAGCACGTCACTTTAGTGGTGTGAGTGCTCACGTAGAGGTAATTGCCTATGAAGAAATATATTTTAGGTTTTGTAACAGGTGTGTGCTTATTGCCAATTTGGGATTCTCTCACAGAACTATTGCAAGTGGCATTGGAAGTACCAAAAGGTAAGTTAAGCAAAAAAGTTATAAAAATAAACAATGAACTTCAAGATATTCAAGAACAGTCTGAGCCGGTTAATACTTGCGCTATTGGTTTTCAGATTCCTGATGAAGAATATTATGAAGATGATGATTTTTAGAGAGTTGTTCTACTCTCTTATTTTAGTTGTGAAAGGATGAAAAGGATGAATTTTACATATAAAAAGACTACAACTACTGCAATGAAAATAGCAGGAATTATAAATACAGACACAATGACAATTGATGTAGATGGTGAAGAAAAGAAACTTTCTACTCTTCTTTCAGATTTTGATGGTGCTGCCATTGAAATTAATGTGAAAGTTAAAGACGAAGAAGAACTTGATGAGCCTATAGAAGAAGAATAGAGAGTTGGTGAGTAATTGTATAATTTCGAAGAAGAATTAGCAAAATATGGACTAACTCAGGAGAAATATGAACAACTATTAAAAGATTGTTCCAATAAAGTTCAACATATAACAGATGATGACTGGTCTGAAATTTGTGCAAGATATGGACTTGAATTTAATCCTGATACAATTCGTAAAGGCTCACAGCCACCACTTATAGGTTCTGCTTTCGTATCAGAATACTACAAATGGAAAGAAAGTTTAAACCAGTCTGAAAATAAAGATGATGAATATTTTGAAAAACTGCGTTTAGAAAAACAGGAAATTCAAAAAGAAAAACGTAAGTTGTATGATGAGCGTCTTGATATTAATCGTAGACTCCGTGAAGAAGCTAGATTGGAAACAACTATTGAAAAAATTGATGATATGCTCAATAGTATTGCTGACAATAGATATATTACATATAATAATAATTTTTCTATTGAACAATCTGATAATGATATGATTGTTTGTTTATCAGACCTACATTTGGGTGCAACATACTATAATTTTGACGGATATTATGATTCGAATATTGCAAAAGAACGACTTAATCAATATCTTGCAGAAATTATTGAAATTCAGAAAACACACAACGCTGAAAATTGTGTTGTGTTATTACTTGGAGATCTCATAAGTGGTAACATCCATTCCACGATTTCTGTTACAAACAAAGAAAACGTAATTGAACAGGTAAAGTTAGCTTGTGAGTATATTTCTGATTTTGTGTATGAACTTGGTAAACATTTTAACAATGTTGAACTTCGTGGAGTTTCAGGTAATCATAGTAGGATTCAAGAGAAAAAGGAAAATGCCCTTTTGGGTGAACGTTTAGATTCACTTATTGTCTGGTTTATTAAATCTATGTTAAAAAACGCAGACAACATTATAGTATATGATGAAAATATTGACGAAACGGTATCCACGTTTATTATAAGAGATAAATTATATTTTGGTGTACATGGAGATTTTGATTCTACAAATAGTACCTCTATTGCTAAATTAGCCCTTTGGGTAAAAATGACACCATATTGTATACTTTGTGGACATAAACACTTTCCTGCTATGACAGATGTATCTGGCATCAAAGTTGTACAGTCCGGTAGTCTTGGAGGCAGTGGAGATGAATATACAAGACAGAAACGTTTAACGGGCAAACCATCACAAACAGTATTGATTGTTAATAATAAAGGGATTAAATGCTGTTATCCTATTGAATTAGATTGAAAGAAAGGTCATCAGTCATCAAGAAAAGATAATCAAAATAACGAGAGTTTGATCACTGTTCAGGATGAAAAATTATAAATTATCTATTCGGTAATTTACGCCAATACTGAGACACATGTTCCCATCTATTAAGACGAAAGCGGTCATAGGCATTGACAAATACGATATAAGGATAAACACACTTATTCATATCTTCATCCCCTTTCTTCAGAATTAATTCTTAGGGAAGGCTGATGACCTAGAATGTGGAGAATCCCACGAATATTATTATACCATTAAACAATATTGCAGTCCACCATTCGGCTTGGTTTGGCTAAGTAAGATACGCAGAGATATACTTAACTGCAATTATATAAAACAGAAACAATTTTGGTTATATGAGGGAGTAGACTCTTTTGAGCTACTACCCTCTTTTTAGTTGATAAAATTATAAAATAAAAATGCTGAAAAAGGCAAAAAAAGATTAAAAGGAGATATAAAATGAATAAAGATATGTTATTAAAAGAAATTGCAAATAGAATTGAAGGTGCAACAAAGTCAGATATTAATGTCGTGTTAGACACTTTTGAAGACGTTATTTTTGATACATTAAAAGCTGATTCAAGTGAAAAAGTTAAATTCGGAAAATTAGGTGCGTTCTCAGTGAAGGCAGTTCCTGCAAAAGACGGTATAAGTGCTATTAATGGTAAGCCTTGGCATACAGATGCCCATAATGAAATCAAGTTTACAATGAGTAAAACAAATAAGAATATCTAGTCTGAAAGGTCGTGAGATTTTGAAGAAAAAGAATAAATATGAAGATATTAAAATGATAGACCTTGATGACAAAGCTGACATTTCTAATATTTATATTGAACATTTATATAATACAGACAAAACTGTTGGATTTGTCGCTAGTAAAGAACTTGCAGAATATGTTTTACAAAATGTCATTAACCTTGATGAAACAAGTGTTAAGGAAATAAATTTTATTGATCTATATGATATTAATGAATATCTTATATCTGTCAATGATGAAGGACACATTGTTGCTACTCCAATTGATGAACTTTATAACGTCTTTGATGATGTTGATATTGTTTACATTGATATGGATGGAGATATTGAACAGGATGTTATTGATTATTGTGTAAATGAAAACAAAGAAGTAATTTTGTTTGGCGAAACAGATGATAAAGACTGTGAATGTTGTGATTATACAAATTGTAAACATACTTCTTCTACTACTAATTATTTTATAAATGATAAAGCTGTTAGTAAAGAAGAATACGAAGATGCTATGGCTGAAATAGATTTAAAATATAAGGAATTTCATGATGAAATGAATAGATGGATAGATTTGTTAAGTTGGTAAGATGTTAAATCTTGAATTTATAGAGAGTGTGTAGTTTACTATGCACTCTTTTGTTTTGGGTATGTAGTTCAGTTGGTTAGAACAACCGGCTTTTAACCGGTAGATCAGGGGTTCGAGTCCCTTTATGCCCATTGATTTGATGTTTCTGTGAATGGAAACAGAGAATATAAATATGTGCTCATAATTGGTGTCATAGCTGATTGTGGGATTTATGGAGAGATAGTTAGGAAGTCATGAGCCTGACGAAAGTGTAACCTCATTCGCACTTCTCTCCTATTTTTATGGAATGAGGGGAAATGAGGAAAATAAATTATGGGAAAAGGAAAATCAACAGAGGAACGTATCAAATATTTTAAAGATATGTTTCCTATTAAATTTAATGACGAAATTACTTTATATTTATTAGATGAAAACGTTGATGTTGTCATTGATAATCAAAATTTACGCAATTATTATTTTAATGTGATTGATAATGATGGATATAAATATAGACAAAACATTCATCATATCCTGTCTTCAAGAAAAAATTATAAATGTCCAGCAAGATTTTTCGCCAACAATCCATATACGTATGAAAACATAAATAATTTCTTTAAAATTAATGATATTGATTTATTTATTAATGGCATAAATCTTCCAATATCAGGATGTGCAAGAGAAAAATTTGATTTTGTAAAAAGTAATGGTGAAATAGTTAGTACCACATGGAATCAAATTCAACATCATACATTCAGATACAAAAAGGATTATGATGAAGCAAAACAAAAGAAATTTGATGATACACATATGACAAAAGATAAGGCTATTCCTATTATATTAAAAAAATCAGAGGAATTAAAAAGACCTTTGTTACAAAGTGATTTTGAAGGTGTTGAAACAACGGATACTTCCATTGGAATTCGTGTAATTTGGCGTATATGGGGAACTTTTACAAATATGATTAAAGATTTAGGACTTCAAGAACATGATGGATATTTCAGACCTAATGATAAAAATTATCATTCACATGATGAAGTAATAAATTCTGTAAAAAGTGTTTGTGATAAAGTAAAGACAGAAGGACGCGCTATTGTAATGTATCCAGATTTTAAAGGATATATTGATATTGAAATATCTACAATTAGAAGACATTGCGAATTAGATGGAACTACTCTTAACAAATTGGTAGAAAAATATGGTTGCAAGCTACAACAAGCAGGAAATGGACTTAACCATACATTTTCCGATGGCGAGCGAATTGTTTCAAAATATGAGTATGATTTTAGCAATTTTCTTAGAACACACGGATTAAACTTTAATGTAGATTATTTTAGAAATATTCCATACAAATCTATAGATAGTTCTTACAGTGGTAAAATGAATTGCGATTATCTTATTATTTTCAATAATAAAAAAGTCTATATAGAACTTGCTGGCATACTTGGAAATAAAGGTCATCAAGAAGCTTATCGAAATAATACCCCAATAAAATCAAAATCAAAAGAATTGTATCGACAGAAATTATACCAAAAGCGTGACATTTTTGAACGAAATGGACTTGATTATTATATTTTATTAAAAGATGAAATGAATGAAGAAACATATAATAATATATTGAATAAATATTTGAAAGAAGTGACTTAGTATTTACTACTATCTCACTTTTTTTGTTTGAAAGGAAGTGAGAAAAATGTCAAGATTTACAGTCTATAATCATATTGTAACAGATGAAAAATATGCAAAAATTAATAAGGATAATATTGATTTGATGGATGATTGGATAGAATATTTGCAATCAATTGATAGAGCACCACAGACGCTCCACGCTTATCGGAACGACTTAAAGGTATTCTTTACATGGAATCTTGAGTTCAATGGGAACAAATTCTTTCCTGATTTAACTAAACGTGAAGTTGCAAAGTTTCAAAATCACGCATTAAATACATGGGGATGGAGTTCAAATAGAATTAGACGAGTAAAGTCAACACTCTCTTCATTATCAAATTATATAAGAGATATTCTTGATGATGAACCTGAATTTGAAAACTACAAACCTATTATTAGAAAAATTGCAAATCCAGCCAAGGAAGTTGTAAGAGAAAAAACAATACTTTCTGATGAACAAGTAGAACTATTGTTAAATACACTTGTTGAAAGGAAAGAATATGAAGCAGCTTGTGCAGTAGCCGTACTTGCCTTTTCTGGAATGAGACATGCAGAGTTATTACAAATGAAAGTTGAATATTTCAATGACGATCATTTTGTCTATGATTCTATGTGGAAAACAGATAAGGTAAGAGCAAAAGGTTTCGGGAAAAATGGTAAGCAAATTAACAAATTTATATTATATAGTGCAAAACCATATTTGGATTTATGGTTAAAAGAACGTGAAAGACTAGGAATTGAAAGTGAATGGTTGTTTGTGACAGTTTCTGTTGATAAAGAAACAAAACAAAGAACATATCATCAGCGAAGAGATGTAAGCTCATGGATTCAAATGATGGAAGATATTTTAGGTGTTGACGCATATTGTCATATGTTTAGACATTATACATGTACACGCTTACATAGATTAAATTTGCCAGCTCACGTAATTCAAGAATTTTTCGCATGGTCTAGTGCAGAAATGCTCAGTATCTACAACGACCTGACTGCCGAAGATGAATTTGGAAAATATTTCGATAGAGATGGTGTAAAAGAAGTTAAACAGGGTTCTTTAACAGACGCATAATTAATATCATTCTTGAAGACACCTCAAGCCCGATGAAGCTTTCGTCTAACATCATTCTTCTACTATCAAACAGAGAATATATAAGTAACACATCTTGACATTTGCTATTCATGTAGCATTGTAAGTCCAATCTTCTATTCTATCGACATCTAGATTCTTTGGTTATTCTCATCCTTCAAAATGAGAAGATGTCCGTGATTGTCTACGTTAATGAGAAACGATAATGAACAAAAATCTTTGGATTTTTACTTGGTGAGGTGCTTGCACCTAGCCTTGATTTTTATGTGGCTGGTGTCCGGTCTGGCAATCTGGAAAGACAGATATGACTCTATAGAAGAATTGGTTAATTCGTCTGACTGTCTATCAGAAGATTATGGGTTCGAGTCTCGTTAGAGTCACTACTATGCGAGAAGTCCTGAAGATGAAAGTCTATTAGTGGGATGCATACAACTTTTAGATGTGAGTAGCTCATCACTACTCTCTCGCTTTATTAAAAATAAGACTGTCAAGCACATCACTTTGACAGTCTTATTCCCAATTTGTTTTTCTAAGACCTTGGTGCAATTTACATGACGACAAACGCCGTACCATCATAGCGTTTATTATCCTTTTATTCCTGATGGTGTCGTGTACACATTTTATGCCTTCACTGCAAATGGATTGATGTGAAATCCTATCTTACCCAAGGCAGTCTCACTTTAGCAGTTGGGATCTGCAATACTATTATTGCCATCGCATTGACTTTTACTCAGAACGGGCATATTCAAAACGGCTTTTAACATAATCACCATTCCTTTCTGCCAATTATGGCAGATATATTATAGTCTGTTTGATTAGCGAAGTCAATGTGATGATTTTACACCTTTAGCTTAATTGGTAGAGCAACGATCTCCAAAATCGTCAGGTCTATGTTCAAATCGTAGAAGGTGTGCTAAGTGAAGTGAATTGCACTTTCATTGGAAATTTAATATTGGAAATTATGAGAAGTCATTTCGTATAAAGTGGCTTCTTTTTATGTTGTGATGGAATAAAAAAGAGAATAAATATATAGCCAACTATGAGAGGATTGTTACTGTTTCGGTTGCAGGTAGTTGGATTATGGAGTGAGAAGCCTTTGACTGATCATCTTAGGTACAGTAGATACTCGCACTACTCTCTCACTCTGTTTTAATTGGTTTTTGCGAGTGGAAAGCGAGAAATGATATGGGAAGAAAATTAACTGACGAAGAATACAAACAAAAATTAAAAGAAACAAATCCTGAGTATGAAAGTCTTGCTCCATATCAAGGAAACAAAATTAAAATACCACATAGACACATTAAATGTGGGTATATTTGGGATGTAAAACCAAATGTATTGGATCAAAACACATATGGATGTCCTTTTTGTTCAGGAAAAGTGAGAAAAGATATTACATATTTTAAAGATGAAGTATATAAACTTGTTGGTGATGAATACGAAGTTATTGGTGATTATGTAAACACTCATACTAAAACTACGTTTAGACATAATGTCTGTGGACATATTTTTGATATGACACCACATAACTTTATTTCTGGTCAAAGATGTAAATATTGTCAACATAGAAGTTATGTAAAAACAACTGAAGAGTTTAAACAGGAACTGTTTGATCTTGTTGAGGAAGAATATATATTAGAAGATGAATATATAAATAATCATACAAAAGTAAATTTTAGACATAAAATTTGTGGTCACTTATGGAACACTACGCCATCTGAAATTTTGAATGGATATAGATGTATTTATTGTTATGGGAATAAAAAACTCACTCAAAATGATTTTGAAGATAAAGTTTATGAACAACGTGGTAATGAATATAGTGTTGTTGGAAAATATATAAACTATTCTACAAAAGTGTCAATGAGACACAACAAATGCGGATGTATTTGGAATGTTATTCCTGGTGCATTCTTTAGTAAAATGTCTGGATGTCCTAAATGCAACCAATCAAAAGGAGAATCAAGGATTGAGACGTATTTGCAGAAAAATAAAATTTCATATATTTCACAGATGAAATATGAAGATTTACGTGGCGATAGAAATATACCATTGTCTTACGATTTTTACTTAGAGGATTTTAATATTCTTATCGAATATCAAGGACAACAACATAAATACTCTGTCGATTGGTTTGGTGGTGAAGAAAAGTTTAAACGCCAACAAGAAATTGACATGATGAAAAAGAATTATGCAGAAGAACATAATATTGAATTATTAGAAATTTGGTATTATGACTTTGACAATATAGAAAACATTTTAGGAAGTCGGCTGTTAAAACAGTCGGCTTAATTTAGTTGTAAATAAAGGAGGTGTGGCTTCGTGCCAAGAACTAAATCTGCTGGTACTAAGCCATTACCAGCGAATAAACAAAAAGGTAAAAAAATATGCTCTTGTTGTTCTAAAGAAAAAAAATTAACTGATTTTTATTTATCATATAGTCCAATGTATTCTTTAGATAAAAGAGTTCCAGTTTGTAAAGATTGTTGCAAATCTTCTATTCTTAATACAGATGGTACGATAAATTATGATAAGCTAAAAGAACTTTTAAGAAGCATAGACAAACCTCTCTATATAGACTTAATTATGTCTTCAGAACAAAGTGTTGCAAAAGAAAACAGTTATTTAGAAGATGAAGAGATTCAATATCATGGAAAGGAAATATTACAAAAATATTTTACTTTAATTGCCATGAGGCAAGATAGAGCAAAATCATATTCAGATTCAGAAAGAGAGGGATTTCTTCATAAAAACAATAATAGAAATTCTGATGAAAAGAATAAGATTTTAAACAAATATGGGTTTTTAATAAAAAATGTAGATAAATCTAAGATTGAACAATATGCTCCTGATTCACAATTATCAGAAACAGTTAGATGGTCAAAAAAAGATAAACAAAATATGAAATACGCTATTTCTATAATTGGTTATGACCCATTTGAAGATGTTGGATTATCCGAGTCTGATAGAAAATATTGTTTTAATATTTTAGCAGGTTATTGTGATACTGATGGGATTGCTGAAGATGGACATAAAATACAGGGAGTAATTGAAATGTCTATGCTATATTGTCAATGTAAAAAGATTACAGAAGCAATGAATATAGAATTATCAAATGATGATGTAGATGACAAAAAGGTGCAAAAACTTTCTTCCTCTAAATCTACTCTCTTATCTTCTATTGCCACAATTGCAAAAGATAATAATATTGCATCAAACTATAACAAAAATTCAAAACAAGGTCAAAGTTCGTTATCATCAAAAATGAAAGAAATGGCTGATAATGGTTTTCAAGAAATACAAGTCAACTTATTTGATATAAAAACATCTGAGGCTTTTAAACAAATTGACAAAATAAGTAATGAGAATATTGCCAATCAGCTTACATTAGATAATAGTGAGTATTCAGAAATTGTAAAAGAACAACGAGAAACATTAAAAGTTCAAGAACAAAAAATTGATGAACTGACTGAAGAAAATAGAAATTTAAAAAATAAAATAATTGACTTAGAGAACAGAAAGAGGTAGATGCTATGGAAATATATATACCAATATCCTCAAAAGAGCTAAGTCAACGAAAAATTGAAGAATATCAAAAAATGTCAAAAATAATAAATTGGGGGCGTTGTAACCCAGTTAGATTTTGTGAAACATTTTTTGGTCTTAAATTGATAGACTATCAGGCTTATTGCTTTATGAGAACATGGGCTGTTCAATATGCTTTATGGGCTGAGTGTCGTGGTGCCGGTAAGGATACCCTTGCGGCAGCATATTTTATGACACGGTTACTTCTTATCCCTGACTATTCATTATATATAAGTAGTAATACATATGCTCAGTCCGTTGAATCATTCAATAAATTGCGTGACATTGCTTTGAAACGTATTCCTTCTTTCGCAAGTGCAACGGACGTATTCGCAAGAGAAGTTGATAAAACTGGTAGCAATAGTGAAACAGGATTTTTACAAGCACCAACTTGCAAGTTTAGACTATATAATAATTCTAAGATGGAAGCATTATCTTCTAATCTGGAAGCCATTAGAGGTAAGCGCGGCGCCGTTTGGCTGAATGAAACGGCGTGGAAAACTGCGGAAGAATTAGCGGTTGTAGAAAATTACGCAAACGTTGACACAAGCTTCTCTACATCTACTGAAAAGGTTCAGTATTACAAACCTCAACAAATGCCACTTCAAATTTTATATACATCTTCTGTCGGAGATGTAACATACCCATTCTTTGATAAATACAAGACATTCTATAAAAAGATGCTCGTTGGGAATAGTAATTATTTTTGTTTTGATATGAATGCTTATGATATTTTATATCACTCTTCTATTGATGGCGAACCAATCAAATCTCATTTGACAGAAGATCAGATTAAAAAAGCAATTGAGGAAGATCCTGATAATGCGGATGTTGAATTATTTAATAAATTCAGAAAAGGTGGCGGTCATAATGCTGTTGTAACTATGGATGAGTTAATTCGGAATTCGTCAAATAGAAAACCTCTATTATACAATGATACTGGAAAGAAAAAGTTTGTTTTCACATATGATCCAGCAAGAAATTTTGATGGAAGTGTTCTTAGTATTTTCGAAGTAATAGATGACAAAGAAGTTGGGTACAAATTAAGATTTGTAAATTGTGTATCAATGGTTGACACAAATTCTAAAAATAAAACTCCTCTTCCAATGCCTGCTCAGTTAGAGATTATTAAAGATTTGATGATTAAGTATAACGGTGAACGTTCTGCTGAATGGGAAAATATCGAATTTTACATTGATGCTGGGTCAGGAGGTGGCGGCATATCCGCAGTTGCAGATCAACTTATGGAAGATTGGGTAGATAAATTTGGTAAAAAACATAGGGGAATTATTGATCCAAACCATAAACAATATGAAACTGCCAGGAAAAAATATACAAATGCTATGCCTATTGTTCATTTAGTAGATCCACAAGGATATAAAAAGATAATGTATGACGCTGTTTCAAAAATGGTTAAATTGAATCTTATTGAATTTGCTAATTATGATAAAAAAGATTATATCTTATTGCCTAATAAAGATGGCAGTTTTGATAAAGTAGATTTAACTCAAGAAGAACAAATTGCTTTGGCAAATATGGAAATTGCTAAATTACAATTATCATATATGTGTAGATACGACACATCTAATGGTGGAGTTACGTATGAATTGGCAAAGGATAAGAAAAATTTTCATGACGATGCAGCTTATACTCTTGCAGAAGGAGCATATGCATTAGCAATTTTAAGACGTGAAGACTTATTGAAGAAACCTAAGAGAGATTCATCTTTTGATCCATCACAATTTGTAATGGCACGTCAACCACAAATTAGAAAAATATAAGGAAAGGTAGGTGGCAAATACGGAAGTAAAAGATTTAACTGAAGAGGAACGTGAAAAAGTAATGACGCAATATACACAACTACTCTTTGCAAACTTGAAAAAAAATATTGTACAAGACTTAATAAATGATCGTAATGAAAGCGTTATTTATAAAAAATACAAAAAAGAAGAAATTGTAAAAATGCTTGAAAGTCCACAGAGAAACGAAGATAAAATTCGTGAACTTAGTAATTTTATATATCTTGTTTCAAGCCATTATCGAAGACTTGTAGACTACTATTCTACTATCCTTCTTTATAACTATTTAGTTGTTCCAATAAAAATTTCTACAAAAAAACCCAATAAAACAAAGTATAAAGAAAGTTATTATTATACTATTAATGAGTGCGAAAAATATAATCTTCGTCACGAATCAACAAAAGCTATTAAAATTGCTATTCGTGATGGAGTGTATTATGGTATTCCTTATGAAACAGAAGATTCATTTTACATTAAACCTTTTGATGCCAAATATGCAAGAATTTCTACTATCGAGGACGGTGCATTTAAATTTTCTGTTGATTTAAATTATTTTAATGGCAAAACATATTTATTGCCTATGTATGGAATTGATTTTCAAATTGCTTATGAAAAATATAAAGGAAATAGAGATAAGGGACTTAAAGGCGATAAAACCAAACGATGGTATGAACCTCCAAACGGCATTTGTATTAAAGTGGACGAATCTGATCCCATTTATTCTCTTCCACTATTCTGTGGATTACTCCTCGACATATTATCTATTGAAGATTATAAAATGCTTCAAAAATCAAAAGCAGAAAATGATAATTATAAAGTATTATCAGCAAAAATGGAAACTGATGAAGATGGTGTTCCGAAAATGGATTTTCCTACTGCTCAAAAATATTATGGGCAGATGGCACAAAACTTACCATTAGGTATAGGTTTGTTGATGAGTCCTTTTGATATGTCAGATTATTCTTTCCAGACTTCTACTGCTTCTGAAAGAAACAATGTTACGGAGTCGATTAATACGTTTTGGCAAGGTGCAGGAACATCGCCTGCATTATTCGGCGGAGGAAATATTTCTTCTTCCGGTGCTATAACGTTGGCAGTTAAACCAGATGAAGCTATTGCTTTTTCATTGTTGCAACAGATAGAAAGATTTTTTAATAAGAAATTAAAATTAATGAATCTTCCTTATTCATTTAAAATACAGTTTTTAAATCAGTCCATTTTTAATTCTGATGAAATCGCAAACAGAATTTCTAAGGCTGCTGATAAAGGTATGCCAGTAAAAATGAAATATAGTTCTGTATTAGGATTATCGCCTAGCGATACTCTTGGTCTTACATATCTAGAAGAGGATATTCTTGAATTGTCTAATAAAGTTTGGAAAAACACTTTGATTTCATCAAATACTCAAAGTGTTTCTAATGACGAAGGTGGTAGACCTACTAATTCTGAACAAGGAAAAACGCTTGACGATACGGGACAACAGACGGTTGATAATGATGGAAATGACAGGTAGGTGGATTTGTGGAATGGAAAATAATTTAATAAAGTTGTTTGATCCATTAAAAGCTAAAATGTTAGCAGATAATGGATTTGAATATATGTTAGAGGACATAGGTGGTAAAAAAGCCTATGTCTTTTGTGTTTCAGAAGAACTTTTGTCCTTTTCTCAGAAGTGCTTTGAAAAGAACAGTTTCTTTTTAGACAACACCTTACGATTCTGAGGAAAGGAGGTAACAACATTTTATGGAAAAGGAAAAAATGTCATTATTATTCAAATCAAAATTTAAATGTTTTGAAAAATTGAATGATAATTTTTTAAAAGCAAAATGCTATGTGCTTGCACTGGGAAAGAATATAAATAGATCACATTTTAGTAAAGAAAATGTAGACAGGGCATATTCATCACTTTTCTATGTTCCTGTAGTCGGACATTTGATGTGCGATGAAAATGGGAATCATTATCTCGGTGGGCATGATGTTAAATTGGACTTAGAAACATTAACTATAAAAAGTGTTTGTGTCCCATTTGGAGTTGCTATTCCATCAGAAGAACCAGTTTATGAAGATGTAACTGAAGAAGATGGAACTGTTTCAACATATTTGGTCAGTGATGTGATTCTTTGGATAGGTAGATATCCAGAATTAGCTGAGGCAATATATGACGAATCAACGTATTTTGGTCAAAGTATGGAAATACTGTATTCAAAATCAGAACCATTAAAAGATGATAATAAATATACAGATATTATTGATTTTTCTTTTGATGCATTATGTCTATTAAACAAATCTGATGATCCTAAATTTAATATTCAACCATGTTTTCCAAGTGCGTCCGTAAAACCTTTAAATTATTCAATTGATAAAGATGAATTTTCACAGCTTATGGAAGAAATGAAATCTCAATTGAATTTTTGTTTGAATAAAAATGACACAGAACAAGGAGGAAAAATTTTGGAAGAAAAAAATGCAATTCTTCAGAAGTATGGAAAGTCTGTTGAGGACTTAGATTTTTCTATTGATGATTTATCAGTTGAAGAGTTTGAGAAAAAGATGGACGAGCTTTTTGGAGAGAAAAATGAACCTGTAGCTTTTTCTGCTACATATAATCAGAAACGAGAGGCATTAAGAAATGCTTTAGATCCAATTATTGTAAAAGATGCAGAGGGAAATTATGTTGAGGAAACACATTTCTACGTGTCCGATTTCGATGATGAATATGTCTATGTAGAGGTAGATCATTGGAACGCAACCGGTGATTACACATGTAAGTATGGTAGAAAATCTTACACATTTGACGAGACAACACTAACTGCTACTATTTCTGATGAATTTGAGGAAATGGTAAAAGTATGGCTCACACTTAATGAAAAAGAAAAACTTGATACTGATAGAGCAAATTACGAATCTATTTCTACTGAATTTGATGCTTACAAATCTGAACACTCATATACCAATTCTGAATATGAGACTCTCAAAGAATTTGAAGAAAAAGTAAATAAAGAAAAACGTAAAGCAGATGAAAATTCTGTATTTGCGGAATATGAAAATGAAATTGGAGATACACCGGAATTTTCTGAGTTAAAAGAAAAGGCAAGTGAATTTTCAATTGAAGAATTAAAAAAGGAATGTTTATGTATCGTTGGTCTTTATGCAAGAGCAAATAAGTCTAACGAAACTAAAGTTGAGAAACCAAAGGAAATTAAATTTTCAGTAGAAACACCATCTAATGACGATGAAAATGAAAAACCTTACGGTGGCTTAATGGAAAAATATCTTAACAAATAAAAGTTTATGAAAGTGAGGAAATTTAATTATGGCAAAAGCAATGATCAGATTAGATAATGTGCAGTTTACTCATGATGGTTCTCTTATAAAGAGTGCTAAATATATGGGAAGTGGTGATACTGCTACTGCAATTGAAAACGCCAATTTTGTTGAAATTGGTGGACTTATGGATGGAGAGAGAGAAATTCATAAGGCTACAACTCCAACAGCAGAAAGTACATATTTTGGTGTTGTTTGTACACCAGAAGTCGAATATGAGGAAAGAGGCTACCACGGTTTAGACACTTTTGAAAATAAAGCCGGTGAACCTATTCGTGTAGGAATTCTTTCTAAGGGTGATATTTTCTCTGTTACTAAAGAAGCTCTTGATACAGTTCCTACTGTTGAGAAGCTTGTTGAATTACAGGCAGGCACAAAAGGCAAGGTTGTAGATACTCCTACTGCCAAATCAACACAGGTTGGTAAGGTAATCGAAGTTGAAGTATCAGGAAGATTTACATGGTATGTAATTGAGGTTCAGTAATTACGACAATTCAAATTTTAAAATATAGAAAGTGAGGAAAATAATATTATGGCAGACGCAAATTTAATAAAATTAGCCGTAGATTCATATAAGGGACATATTGCTGGAAATTATTCTACAGAAGATTCTATGGAAGTATTAAGAAAAGCACTTATAGAAGCCAATGGTGGCTCTACTACATTAGATTTTAGAGCAATTAGAGATGGAAAATGCAATGGTCTTTTCTCTATTGTAGAACAGATTATTAACAAAACTGTTATCGAAGGACTTCCTGAGAGTTGTCCTCTTTTTAATTATGTAGAATGGAGAAACCTTAAAGAAGGAGATTCAAATATTTTTGAACTTCGTGATAATGGTGTATTTGTAGTATCAGATATTGCACAGGGTACACAGGGGCTTCGTAGACAGAGATTGACAGGTGGTGAAGAAATCACTGTTAAAACACAGTTAAAGGGTGTTAAAATTTACGAAGAACTTCGTAGAGTTCTTGCAGGTCGTGTTGATTTCAACGATTTAATTGACAAGGTATCTGAATCTTTTCAGAAGAAGATGAGAAATGATATGTATGATGCTGTTGTAAGTGCATTTGCTGGACTTGCTGCCCCTTATTCAAATGGAACCGCTGGTTCTTTTGACGAAGGAAAACTTACAACTATCATTGATCATGTTGAAGCAGCAACTGGTAAAAAGGCTGTTGTTATTGGTTCTAAGCAGGCTGTAAGAAAGATTACAGGTGTTAAGGGTGCAGATGCTAATACTGCAAAAGAGGAGCTTTTCTCAATGGGATATTATGGACATTTTTATACAACACCTATTATTGTAATGGAAAATGCTCATAAAGTAGGTTCTACTGATTTTATTCTTGGAAATGATCTTTATATTGTAACTGGCGATGACAAGTTTATCAAAGGTGTAATCGAGGGGGATACTCTCATCATTGATGGAAAGGCAATTGATAATGCCGATTTATCACAGGAATATCTTATGGCTGAAGCTTGGGGCTTAAAAGCAGTTATCTCAGAACAGATGGGTATTTATAAATTATCATAATTAATATTAGGAGAAGATACTTGTGGTCTTCTCCTATTTTTGAATAAAAGGAGGTTTTGTTGTGGCTTATACTAAAGAACAACGACAAAAGAAAGAAGCTGAAAAGGAAGCTAAGTTAAAGGCTGAAATTGAGGCTAAGATTCGTGCAGAATATGAAGAAAAATTTAAAATGGAATCTGTTAATAATTCTAAAGTTAACACAGATGATAAAAAGATAGAAAATACAACCAGTGTTGCAAAAAGAATTCAAAAAGCAATAAGAATTCCACTTGATACTATTGTCCCTGTCGTATGCAATACAGTTGGTGGTGCAATATATGTATCTAAAAAAATTATGGGATATCAGATTGAGTGGGATGATATTGGCTCAGTTGAATATATGGAATTAGGAGAACTTGCTTCTATGAGAAACACTGATAGAAGATTTTTTGAAGATAATTGGATTGTATTGGAAGATACCGAAGAATATACGGCTATGCAGTTATATGATTTTTTAAAGGTATCCAAATATTATAAAAATGTTTTTACCCCTGAAAACATAGATGAAATTTTTACTTATTCAAAAGATAAAATAATCAAAACCATTTCTACTCTATCTAAGGGGTTAAAAGAAACTATTGCGGCTAGAGCAAGACAGAAACTTGATGAAGATACATTAGATAAAAATATTATTGATACTCTTGAAACCGCATTAAATATTCAGTTTTCACTTTAAAAAAGGAGAATAAAATGGCGACAACATATAATGAAATATTTGCCTCTTTTAAAGATGATATTACGGATACTGATTTGATATTATTATCAAAAGATTTACAGGACGAGACTTTAGTTTCACTGTTAAATAAAGCTATAACAAAATGTGAAAGAATTTGTGATATAAATATGTCCAGAGATGATGTTGTACAAACTTTTGAGGAAGATATTCCTAATGATGTTATAGATATTATTGTAGAGTGGATGACTGTATTTTGGTTAAAGCCTTATTTGAATAATATGGAAAATTTAAGAAATGCTTTAAATACAAAAGATTTCACCTCCTTTTCTCCTGCTAATTTATTAGAAAAAATTAGTAATAGGTATGAATTAGCTCGTAAGCACGCAAGAAGTTTAACAAACGAGTATTCATTTATTTATGCTGATATGTCGGGGTTGAAAACTTGATTGAAGTTAAATATGGGCTTATACCAAAGGAAAGTTTCTGTAACTATTTTAGATTTCTTATTAACAGAACTTATAAAATACTACCTCTTAAAGAGGAGAATTCAGAAACTTTAAATTCTTATCTCGAAAGTTTTTTGCGTGAACTTATCGGAAATAAAGAGTTGGTTACAGTTCTAATTAATGAGCCTCGTTTTATAACTGTATTAAATACTATTCAGTATCTCATATCAGAGGACTATTCTATAGAAACATGTAAAAGTGAAGTATTCAAATGCATTCACATCTTAGAAGAAATTAACGCCCGTTATTTTAAAGGTGGTGATTGATAAATGGATAGATATGAAGCAAGAATAAAACTTTTTGGTTCTACTCAAAGAGAACGAAATGTTAATAAATTAAAACAATCAATTTGGGCAAAGCTACCTGATAACCCTTCATATAAAAGCGTAAAGATAAACGATAAAGAAAGATTTCTTTGTATTAATACTGGTACTCAACCTTATTATAAAGAATTTGAAACTTTACCAAATGAAGACATTAATATTGGAGACTATGTGGATTTTGCTAATTCTAAATGGATTGTTGTTACATGCGATAGTGATAATGAAATTTATCGTGATGGAAAATTATATCAATGTAATTATTTATTAAAATGGCAAAATGACATTGGAGAAATTATTGAACGTTGGGCTTTTATTGCTAGTGCAAGTAAATATAATGACGGAACTACTGGAAATAATGTTATTACACTTGGTTCTGATCAATTGTCTGTTGTAATACCATTGGACGAAGAATCGTTAAGGTTAAAGAAAAACCAAAGTAGAAAATTCTTTATTGACAATAACAAAACAAATCCAACGACATATGAATTGACTGGTACAGGAAATGTACCCGATACATATGATGGTCATGGTGTAACTTCGTGGATTGTGAAAGAGTGTGAATATACACCAACGACAGACGATTTAAAATATGGTGTCTGTAATTATCATTCTACTCTATCTATATCTGATATTTCAACGGAAGAAATGACTGTTTCAATTGTTGGTTCAGATATTATTAAAATCGGCAAAACAAAAACCTGGACTGTCAAATTTAGAGATAGAAATGGAAATGATTTAGAATATCTTGATTGGAAATGGAATATCAAATCAGATTTTGATATTTCTGAACTTGTCATACAAGAATCGGGGTCGGATATTAAAATAACTACTCAAGATGATGACTCGTTAGTAAATGGGTATTTCTTATTGCAAATTTTAAAAAATGATGAAACTGTAATAACTGAAAAACAAATTAATATTGGGGAGGTGTATTAGTATGTCACAGATATTAAAAGACATTGGAGCTTGTAAATCTGTTATCATTAATTCTCTCCTTGATAATACAGAAATAATGGAATTGATGTTGGGTAAAAATTTCACCGAAACCCAAGTAGATAATATTGTTTATGAGCAGATATTTCCATATTTATATATAGATGAAACACAAATAGAAACAAAATCTTATATATGTTGTGAGGTCAATATTCCTAAAATACCCACTTCTACAATTAAAAATATTTCTATTTGTTTGTGGGCTTTCTGCCATAAAGATATAATGAAATATTCTAAGAAGGGATATAAAGGGTCAAGAGCGGATATTCTTGCTGATATGGTGGAACGTTGTTTAAGAAATTCGAATAAATTTGGTATTGGTAAATTACATTTAGATTCTGTAACTAATATCTACCCTAACAATAAAACATACGGAAGAGAAATGATATTTACTATTCCAGATTTTAAGATAAAGGAGTAACATTATGAGATTAGATTATTTTACTCTTTTATCTCCAACTTCTTTTTATATAGAAAATGTTGGGAACATATTTTCACCTAAATTAAAGGACATTTCTAAAATTGGAATTGATGTTTATAATTTTTATATTTCTCTTCTCCTATTCAATCCTAAAACTTATTTTGGAATTATTGGGAAATTAAAAGAATATGAAGAAAATAATATTGAATTAACCAGTCAAGAAACTTATGAGCTTTTTGTTTCGAGTGAGTATATAGCAACTCTATTGCAAAATGCATTTAATTTCTTTTTTATACAAAATGTAGTGTTCTATCAAGAAGAGAAATGTTTTTTAGTAGCTAAAGATTTAAATGATATAAAAAATACAGTTATAGGTGTTATTAATGTGAGTAATTACCAATATGTTACTGACTTAATATTACAGTTTAATAATATACATAAATCTGAAGAATATGATATGAATAAAATTAAAAGCAAAAAGGCATTAGAGATAGTAAAGAAAATACAAAAAGCAAAAAAGCAAATAAAATCTCAAAAAGAAAATAATGAAAATGTTGATTTGGGAAATATAGTTTCTGTTGTTGCGAATAAGCATCCAAGTATAAATATGACAAATATTTATGATTTGACAATATATCAACTTTGGGATTCTTACATTCGATTAATTAACAACAATATCTATAATATTCAATCAACCAATATGGCTGTATGGGGAAATAAAGACTTTGATATTTCTTCATGGACAAAAAAAATAGATAACTAATTATAAAGACCTATTTATTGGGTCTTTTTTATTTTACATAAAATAAAGGAGGATTTAATATGTCTAATAAAAATATGGCAAATAGAGAAGTTTGTGATCTTATTTTTGTAGATTATTCTACAAAGAAACCTTTTTTAAATTTAGATTTTGCCAATGTTACTACTACTGAACTTACAGGTGAAAATGTATATGCTTATGGTGGAAAGGGACATCCTAAAAGAGTGTCCTTCAGTGGCGAAAAAGGTGGAACTCTTACAGTTGAAACACAGATTCAGACAGTTAAGTTATGGCAGTTAATTACTGGCGGTGAAGTTTCTAAGACTGCAAAGTTTATGACTAGAGAAGAACTTGTTGTTGGTACAGGTGGAACAGAAATAACATTATCTGATACACCTGTTGCTGGTTCAGTTGTCATTTATAAAGCAGATGATGATTGCGGTACAGAGCTTGCTAACTCAGTTGATGCAAAGAAAGCGACTCTTACTCAAGCTCTTACAGAAGGCGATAAAGTAATCGCTTATTACATTAAAGAACTTACGGATAAAGTTGAAAGAATCAATATTAAGTCTACAAGTTTTCCTAAGAATTTCATTGTTTATGGTGATACTATTATGAAGACAGAAGATGATGAGATTCTTCCGATGAAGATGACTGCATATAAATGTGCTCCTCAGAGCAATATTTCTCTTGGTTTCTCAAATAATGGAGACCCACAGACAGTTACAATTACTGCTGATTTAATGGCAGATGAAGATGACAATATGTTAGATCTTGCTCTTATTGAGGAATAATTTTTGAAGAGTGCAACTTGCACTCTTCTTTTACTTGGAGGAATTAAAAAAATGATACAGAAATGCAAAGTTACATATCACAACAAGTTCCTCAATATTATTGTTTTTGAATTTAAGGGAAAAGAAATTCAGATGACATTGGATATTCCTGACGAAACAAAAGTTGTGTATATAAAACATGAAAATGGCAAATATTCTGCTGCATCTGAACAGGAATATAATAACTCTAAAATTTCCACAAAAAATGTTCAGAAGATAGTGAAAGGAAAACCATTGGAAAAATCAGAATAAATATTGTAGTTAGTTTTAATTATTATACCTATAGGGATAGCATTACTACAATATTTGTTTCTTGCTATCCCTATTTTTTACGATTTAAGGTTGGTGATTAAAATTAACAAAATATTTAACTCTTTAGATGAGGTATATGAATGCTATGGAAAAGAAAATATTATACCCATAACTCAATTACCTCAGATAATTTTTTACACATCTAAGTGGCATATTCAACCCAAATGGATACAAGAAAGTGACAAAAATGCTGGTCATTTATGTTGCTTTTTTCATAAGGGCGAAACAAAAAAATGCTACGAAGAATGGACAAAAAATCGTCCAAGCAATGAGGTGAAGTGATGAATATAGATAACATTTCAAAAAAGACACCATTAGAACCATACATAGAGCTTGATGGTGGGTATGCGGTTTGTGTACGTTGTGGTGAAGAAATATCGCCTCGGCAAAAAGTTTGTTCTTGTGGACAAATTCAAGATTGGTCTTGGTTAAATAAAAACAAGGAGGGAAAAAATGAAGAAAATAAATTTAAAGGGAATTACTCCCGAAGCGATTACAAGAATAGTTGTTTTACTTATAGCATTAATCAATGCAGTATTACAGATATTCGGAATTAATACAATTCCTGTTACAAATGATGAAGCATCAGAAATCGTGTCAATTGTATTTTTAATTATAATGACATTGTATAATACATATAAAAACTTCAATGTAACGCCTGCTTCTCAGATTGCCCAGAATATCACCGATTCAATTAAGAATGGCGAATTAGTTGCTGAAGATATTGAAGAAATATTAAAGAAGATTAAAGAAAGCAGGTAATAGTATGAATGGATGCAATAAAGGAACTTACACAGATTAATTATGGTACTTTAATTATTGCCATTTGTACTATTTTATTAGCATTTAAATTTATGTGGACGTTATTTGATTGGTTCATTAAATTGTTAGGTTTGGAAACGAGGTCTATGCGACTAAAACGTGAAGAACATGAATTGTTAATTGCTACGTCTAAAGCACTTAATGAATTAAAAGAAAAAGAATGCGAAGATACTAAACAAGCAATCAAACATGACCAAATGATTAAAAATGATTTGGTAAAATTATCCGAAACTGTTGATAATATTGCCGTCACTCTTAATGAAATGAAAGAAAAAGATAATATTACGGAAGTTAAGAAACTTAAAGAAAAACTTGTAGCTTATTATAATAAATACAAAAATTCAGAAGGATGGACAAAAGTTGAAAAAGATGTCTTTTGGGATTTATTTGATGACTATGAAAAAAGAGGTGGAGACGGATTTATACATTCAATAGTTGAACCCGTTATGCGAGAAATGAAAGAAATTGATTAAGTTTGAAAGAGCGGTTTCTTCGGGAATCGCTTTTTCATTTAATGTATAAAGAGGTGAATGAAAATACAAGAAATAAAATTAGTGATTGATAATTTATCACTTGAAGAATATGAAAAATATTATTTTGAAAAACATCCGAGAGCAAGTAAAAAGCCAATAGATAATCCATATCATCCTACTATAAACCAGTGGATGATAATGAAAAGACCTATGATGAATGCCCTTAAACAAAAATGGAAAGATTTCATACGATGGTTTATTGATAATCAAGGTTATTCTAACCTACACATTGAAAAATGCGAAATGAAATTTATTACATATTATAAGACAAATCGTAGACATGACATAGACAATAGTTGTCCTAAATTTATCTTGGATGGATTTTCAGAAAGCGGATTTATCATTGATGACGATAGTAAACATATAACAAAGATAACAATGGAATGTCATGTAGATAAAGAAAATCCAAGAACAGAAATTGAAGTAATAATACGACAGTAGCAAGTAAGCTAATCACACAAAATAATATTATACTATAACTAATTTTACACGAATGTAAATTTTTCCATTATATAATTCATGTATAAACAATAAGCATATTGAACACATTAAAATTATGGAAAATAAATTATGGTATTATAGAAATAAAAATAATATAACATTACAAGAGCTATCTCGATTAAGTGGAATTTCTGTTGCAGAGTTAAATCGCATCGAGAATGGATACACAAATGATATTATGTTGAGTAACGCCATTACTCTTTCCAAAATTTTACACGTAGATCTTTATGAATTGTTTTGTATTAAATAATGGAAAGGGGTGACAGTATGGGAAACTCGACATTCTTTAAACTTGTATGTGTTGATGAAAATGACGTGTTTGAGTATAAGGTTTTGGAAGATGTAAATAAGGCAACTTTAGATGAAGTTCACATCTTTGTTGAACAAAATATACATAAACACAAAAATGCAAAGTGGTTGTTATTGCCTTGCGAAGTCGCATTAAAAACAAAAAACTAAATAATTAAATTATCTAAAGGAGACTGGTTTTGTGACCAGTCTCTTTTTTGTATTGGAAAGAAAGGAATAAATTTATGATAAAGAAAGTTAAGGAATATTTTGAATATAAGAAAAATTTGAGAACAGTTAAAAGAAACATTGTAAAATTCGGTTCTACTGCTCTTCCATTGGTGAATTTAATAACTAAAAACGCTTTAGATTTGATTAATTTTGCTACAAGAGTTTTAGATGAATGTAACAACCTTAAAGAAGATGAATTGTTAGATAGGTTACAGTCAATTATTAAGGAGTCTACTTCTGTTCTTGCTGATAAATTTGAAACTGATGAAGCAAGATTATTCGAAATTGTAAAATATATTGTTACACTGGATAAAGCCGATATACAGAAAATCATTACTGATGCACAGGTTGAAACATTGAATAAGGACAAGTAGAAAATGTCAATAAAAAATTTAAAAGATTTAAAAAAGGTTTTAGAACCATACTTAGTAAAGGCTTTAGAATTAACACGAGATGATATTTATGATGTTTTTTCAAAAATGCTAAATGATTATTATACTGAACCTGTGTTTAATAATCCCAATGATCCTACTCAACCAGTTGTATATAAAAGAACTGATAAATTAAGAGACTCATTTACGGCAAGCGAGATAATTAAATTTGATGGTATCTATTCTTTTCGTGTGGGATACTGGGACGATTATTTAACTTTTCGATATCCAGGAAATAGCAAATGGAAGAATAATGTTCCTGCTACGGGTCAAGATGTCTTAGAGTGGTTTAATTCTGGCTCGCACGGTGGAACTGTGAAGGGTTCTTTTAATTTTTGGGATATGGGACTTGATTACATACAAACTGAATATGGCGGTATACAAAGAATGTTTATATCCAATTGTAAAAAAGTTGGTCTAAACATACATTAAAAAACTAAATTTTATTAACGCTTCCTTCGAGGCGTTATTTTTGTGTAAAAAATAAAACTTTGAAAGGAGAATAATAAAAATGGATAATAACGAATTTGGTTTGAGACTGATTGCTGAATTAGATGGAACTAAATCTAAACAGCAACTCAATCAAGATATTGAAGCCTTAAAAAAGCAACTTGGGAATATTGAAATTCAAGCAAAACTCGGTAAAAATGTAGTTGCAAATTTAACAAAACAGTTAAATGCTACACAAATTAGTTTACAGAATGTAGATATTGATAAAAATGCCATCAATAGAATGGTGTCTCAGATTAACGGTGCTTTAAATCAAATTAATATAAATATTGGTGGTAATCTGAACAGTGGTGGGAATGTTCAGAATGCACAAAGGACTGGTCAACAAATTGGACAACAGATTCAGAATGGTGTCAACTCTGTTATTCAAAAAGGTGGATTCAATAAAATATTTAAAGATTCTGGAAATGGGCTTAACAATGTTTCTAAAGATGCAGAAAAATATTTTCAAACATTATCAAACACTGTTTCGGTTCAAGAAAAACTTGGTCAAAATAATAATTTAACGAGTTTTATTGTTTCATTAAAAAATGCAGAAGGCGTAACTGAACAACTCAATTATAGGTTACAAACATTAAAAGATAATAATGGAAATATTATAGAACGTTTTTTTGAATATTCTGGTGGTTCAATTAATAACAATGGCGTTATCAAGCAAATTGATATGATAGAATCTAAAGCCGATAGTTTGCAAAGAACACTTGATAAACTAAAAAGTGAATACTCAGATCCTAATACAACAAAACCTATTAAAGATTCTGATCATATATCGCAATTAGAAGCACAGTATCTAAAAGTACAATCTGCTATTGATGGAGTGAGAAATGCAGATAACTCTACACTTTCCTCAATGGTAAACAATGCAAACAATGAAATAAATGCTTTAGAAATAATGGGCAGAGAATTTCAAAATGCTGAAACAACAGCTACGCAATTTAAAAATATTGACATCTCTTCAGGCATTGAACAGGCTTCAAATAGATTTGATAAATTGAAAGCTAATTCGAAAGACATTAAAGAGATGTCCACAACCTTAAAAGATCTTGAAACTTCTTTTGCCGATGTTAATGATAAAGCTTCTCTAGATAAATTTATTAATCAGCTTCGAGTCGGAGAAAGTCAGCTTAGTTCTATAAAAGCAGAACAAAGACAATTTGTTTCTGAAACTTCACGTTTAGCCACATCCGAAGCATGGAAAAAATGGGCAGATAATAATACTAAAGCATTAAAAAAATATGGTGATCAAATAGATAATCTTATTTCCAAAATGAAAAATTTAGATGATCCAATGACAAAAGCTGAGAAAAACAATCTTATTTCACAGTGGAATCAGATGAAAAATAATATCAGAACCGATGGATTACTTGGTATGTCGTCTGTGGATAAAATAAAAAATGCTTGGGAAAAATTTGGTGGTTGGTCTATAGCTACTGGCAGCTTAATGAAAGGCGTTAATGAAATAAGAAAGGCTATTTCAGAATTAAAAGATGTTGACGATATTCTTACGGAAATTAGCAAAACTTCTAACAGAACAAAAGAAGAGTTAAAATCTTTAGGGAATGAATCTTACGATAGAGCAAGTAAATTTGGTCGTACTGCTCCTGATTGGTTAACCGGTGTTCAGGAAATGAATCGAAGTGGGTTTTATGGTGAACAAGGCAATGCGTTAGCAGATACATCTACTCTTGCTCAGTCTGCTGGCGATATGACCGCCGAAGTTGCCAATAATTGGATTTTAGCAACTAATGCTGCTTATAAATATCAAGCACAGACTGAAAAATTAAATGCTGTATTGGATGGAACCAATGAGATCACCAATCGGAACAGCGTAAATATGACAGACATTGCAAATGCGATGACAACGGTTGGTTCAAATGCTGCAAATGCAGGCGTTCAAATTAATGAATTATCAGCTCTTATTGGTACTGCTGTTGCAACTACTAAAAAAGAAGGTAATGAAGTTGGTACTGCTTATAAGTCTATTTTTGTTAATTTACAGAATACTTCTTCTAGTAAAATTCAAGCAACCTTAGAAAAAGCAGGAACTTCAATGACTGAAATTGTGAATGGAGCAGAACAATTACGTTCTCCTATTGCAATTCTTAAAGATTTGGCAAAAACCTATAATGAGTTAGACCAAAAAGATCCATTAAGATCAGAGATAACGAGGAATATTGGTGGTAAACATTATGCTAACATTTTAGGTAGCACTTTAGATGGGTGGAATCAATATGAAAAGATGCTTAAAGATTATTCTGAAGGTTCGGGATCAGCTATGGAGGAAGCTGAGAAGTCAGCCAATAACTGGACAGGATCGCTTAATAAACTGTCTAATAGTTGGACGAAATTAGTATCTAACTTTGCCGATTCTGACGGAATTACAAAAGGAATTCAAGCTTTAGCGTCTTTGACAGATGGAGCAAGTTCTTTTGTCAAAGTAATAGATTCCATTAGCAAAAGCGTTAGTAATTTATTTGGAATTTTAGGAGGAGAGGGTTCTTCTCTTGGTGGAACTATCGGTATTTTTACTGGTTTAATACAAAGTTTAACAGGTCATGGTGAAAATGTACTGCGCCCTTTGTTATAAGATTGAAAATAATGTCTTTCAATTAACGTAGCGAATGCAGACCTTTTGTGTACTTTAAAACACAATAAATCTCGAATAATGCTGGGAATCCCTAAAGCCAACAACCACAATTATCAAGGAAACGAAGATAATACGGTGTTAATAGCAAAACAAATGTTGGATGTCATACCCATGAAAATTGGTTAAAATGACATAGTATGTTAAGTCGTACAGTATGAGTGCTGAAATGTACTCCTCTACTACAATGGGTGGTCTATAGGTAGGTTTAATAACCGAAAGCAGTCGTTGGCTAAGTCGTATATACGATAGTTGTCTTGTAGTGACGCACAAGAATGTCAACGGTTCAGAGACTGGCAAGAGCAGGCAGATTTACAGACTAATGTTCTTCTGCTTGGATATACAGTCCCGATTTGCGAAAGCAAACGTAATGCGTTAAATAATATTATGCTGACTTCTGAAAACAGATAGTATTATTTTAAAATTAAATTAAAAGAAAGGAATTTTAAATATGAAAAAATTTATTTATACATTAAAACAAATATTACCATTAACTTATTATTCAAAGTATAAAGTCCAGAATGGAGTTAAAGAACTCGCAATCTGGACTCAGTGGTTTGGTAAACCATTTAATATTAAGCGATATACTTTAGCCGACTAATGGAATTTAGTCCCATTGCATTTTGGGCATGGTGGCATTGTATCGGTATCATCATCTAATACAATCACCTGTCCACAATTGTCACAAGTATATTGACCTTTACCAGGCTTTTCTCCTGTGTTTGGCATAAGTCCATCCTCCTTTCTTAATCGTACATAATGTTATGGTAATATTATAGCACTATGTTTGTAAGATTAATAGAACAAATCTATGGTTTATAAATATTTTAAATTTTAGTATTGACAATTAACTTACGACATTGTATAATCAAACTTGCAAACGGGAGGTATATAGATGTCAGATGTCAGAGAGGTCTATGTTACTGCTGAAGTTGCTAAAATTTTAGATATTACTCCTGCTTATTTAATACGATTGGCAAAAGGTTTGAATTTATCAAATAGCCAATTTAGAGAAGCAGGAAAACGCAATTATCTTTTTAGTAAAGAATCAGTAGCAATAATCAGAGCTAATTTAAAAAAATAAAACAAACACTCATCGCTCCGACCAAAGAACAAATGAGTGTTTTACATATGAGATTTCTCTCAACTCTTATTCTACTATACTTTCAAAATTTTATCAAATGAATTTTGGAGGAATTAATATGAATGAAGTATTATCAGTTATTCAAGAGACTGAGATTCTTGGAAAGAAAGTGAATTTGTATCGCAGTATTGAAGAACCATTATTTGAAGCGAATGAAGTTGCAAAATGGTTAGATGTAAAAAATGTAAGTCAAATGATAAAACAAGCCGATATTGACGATTCTGAAAAGGCTATATTTTTAAAATATACCCTTGGTGGAAATCAAAATTCTTTGTTTGTTTCAGAAGATGCGATGTATGAAATATTAATGCGTTCTCGAAAGAAAGAAGCAAAGCCTTTTAGAAAAGAAATAAAGAAATATCTTAAGTCTATTCGTCTTACTGGTGCTGCCATTCCTAAAGGACGTGAGCAAGAAATGGTTCAGAAATATTTCCCATCATTCTCGAAGGAAGTTCAAACTGAAATGATTAATGACTTAATTAAACAGAATAACAAATTAAAAGAATTCTATGACGATTTAATAAATACCGAAGGTCTTATGAGTATTAATACCATGGCAAAAGAACTTGCAATTGGAGAATATACATTGTTTGCTTATCTCAGAGGTAAGAAAGTATTTTTCTATGATAAGGATAAGGTAAATGTTCCTTATGAACGTTTTAGAAAAGAAGGAAAATTTGCCGTAAAAGAAACTCCTTGTCACGATGGTAATATTCGTTCTGTGACATTTGCAACAAAAAAGGGATTAGACTATGTTAGAAAACTTCTTCGCAAAGATGGTTACTACACTGCGGAGGTTGTATAAATGGAATACATAAGACTTATAGCATTAAAAGTAGATGATTTCTCTTCTTCTATTTTCTTTGAAAACAATTATAAAATTGATGACAAGGAAATTTTAGATGTAGATAAAAAGTGTTTAGAAAATGATGGGTGTATTTGTGTTGTTTTAAAAATGACGAGTAATATAAAAATCTAATAGTGCATAATAAAAGAGAATGGTTTAAATAATCATTCTCTTTTAGAATTAGCAATGTAAGATTCAAAAAAACAAAGCCCACAGAATTAAATCTATGGACTTTCGTTCTCCCCCTAAATAATTATATAATACTTTGCAAAAATGCGATACAATTTTTCGTCGTATTTTTTCGACTTTTATTGACTTAAAAAATTTAAAAGTTTTTCAAAAAAGCATAGATTTTTTCTCATAATTGTGTATAATATAAGTAAGAAATTAGAAATGATTTCACTTATCTTCTCATTTCTTCGTAAGAAGATGTTTGTCGTAGGATAACGAAACGTTAATTAAAAAAATATCCAATTGGAAGACTGGTTCGTAGAGCCACGAACAGGGTAAACTAAAAAAAGCTCAACGAGAAGATAACATCTACTCCTACTCTTGCTAGTAGGAGTATTTTATTATACGGAGGAGAATATGTTATTTACACGTTTGTCAGAAAAGTTTTATAATGATTATCCATCAGATCAATATCCAGAAATGATGTTAAAAGAAAATCGTCCATATACTCAAGTTATTACAGAGGTGAATGGATTAAAGTTTGCAGTTCCATTGCGTTCAGATATCTCACATCGCACAGATGTATTATGGACAGATAAACAAGCAAAGCATGGACTGGATTTCACAAAAGCAGTATTGATTCTTGATGATGAATATATTTCTGATAAACGTGCATATATAAGAGATAAGGAATATCAACATCTTCTTGGAAAAGAAAGACGTGTTAAAGAAAAGATGGAGAAATGTATTGGCAATTACAAAAAAGCAAAAGAAAATATTGAAGAAGAACATAATGCTGAGTATTGTGGTTTTTCTACACTTCAATATTTTGAGGAATACATATATCCAGATACAAACAAAGACACCAACTAAGGTGTCTTTTTATATTACAGGGTTAATCTCCTGCTCTTTTACTATTCTCATTACTTCTCTATCCAAGTCCATTCTGGTATAGTCTGAACATGTGTTTTATTATTCTTTCCTATTTCATAAAATTGTAGAATATACGTTCTAATAGAAATATGTAATATTCTGTCGTATAATATTTGGTATAAATTACCAAAGGAGGTACTATGGATAAAGATTTAGATATTTCATTATTGGAATTCAAATACTTAGACCTAGTTGCTTGTTATACACATAATACTCAAACAAACAAGGGAATGACCGCAATCGGTCGTTCAAAAATAATAGATGGTCTAATCCAACTTGAAGAAAATATACATCGAATATTAAGACAGTTAAATGCTTATGATGCTTCTTCTATTCTAATTGCAGAAACAAATTGGATGAAACGAAACCATTTTGGTAAATATATGCCAAAGAAAGGTAATAAAAAGAAAGTTGCTTTCGGACAGGTATGCACAATTGATTATGGGAAAAGTTATAAGGGTGAAATCGGGTATGTTCATCCTGGTCTTTGTATAGGAAAAAAGGATGATAAATATTTAATTGTACCAATGACAACAGGTAAGAACTGGAGGGATACTTGTTATCATCCTACGCTTAATCCAAATATGACAAAGGAACATCGTCAATGTTGTACCTCCGAAGGATTTGAAAAAGATGGTGTATTATTGATAAATGATTCAAAGTTTATGTCTGGTGGACGTATTTTAGAATTACATGAAGTAATACCTTCTGAAATTTTAGAAGAGATACAATTGCAGTTATTGTATATTATGTTTCCAGATATTTATAGAATTTTCAATAAAGACAAAAATAAAATTACTCGTCTTGAAAATTCAGCAAGTGATAGAGAACGACAAATTGCAAATTTAAAACTCAAAAATGAAAAATTGTCAAACAGAATTCGTGACCTAGAGTGCGAAATTAATAACATTACATCTTCTACGGAAAATCACGAATAAAACTGTTGACAAAAGCATATGCTTTACATATAATACTAAGTAACGGAACAGGAAGTTCCACGGAACAGTATTATATTTTTACAGAGTCCTGCTTATAAATTGCCGTGCCACTGGGTTAATGGCAGAATTTAAGTGTGAGGCTCACGGAGTTAAAGAGCACTATCATTATGGGATGATAATGCTCTTTTTCAATATAAAAGATTTAGGAGAGTATTACTACTCTCCTTTCCTATTCACCTATAAACATATGTTCTGATAGTATTCTGTCGATTATTGGTATATAACGGTAATATTAAATACTAATGCTTGGGAGGATATTAGTTTTTGAGAGAATTAAAAGATGAAAAATTACGATATAAATTGGATATAATTTATAAAAACATAAAAAAATTAAAAAGATTAGATATTGATAATTATTATTGTGCCAACTTATTAGATTGGTTTAATGAAATTATTTTAAAGAATATTGCAATATTTAAGAGCAAAAATGATATTAATCAAATGGATCAAGAACTTTTTAAAAAAGAAAGACAATATGTTTATTGGATTGATTTCGGTAGAAATATAGGAAGTGAATTTAGAGATTTACATTTTGCGGTTGTAATATTTGAATCAAAATATACAGCTCTAGTGATTCCATTAACATCTAAAAAAGATCATGATCCAACATGGATTGAAGAAAATAAAGAAGCGATTGTTGATTTAGGAATCATAAATGGCTTTCCTGATGAAACAAAAGAATGTTATGCCTGTACTTTTATGATACAATCTGTTAGTAAAAACGCCTTTCACGATATGGAGATAACCAAAAAGGATATTTTGATATTAAACTTTCTAATAATCAAATGAGAAAAATATGTAATAATTTATCTCAAATTGCATATAATAGTATATCAGAAAACATTGTTGACACAAACGAATTGATGTGATATAGTTAAATAGTCAATAAGGACAGTGAATTGATATGTTAGGATTACCATTTTCCTAACGCTATTTGGCATTGAGCCAGTGAATTATATAAAAAGATATTTCTTTTATGAGCAACTATAAACATATAGTTGCTCTTTTTTGTCTAAAAAAAGAGTAGTAATTTCTCACTACTCTTCTATTCTATAGTCGGAACATTTCTTCTACCATTTTGCACCGCAATTTTTACAATGCATAGTCTTTCTAATGTCAGAACTAAATAATCCAAATAATGCACCTCCAACTGCTTTCTTTCCTAAAGAAATTTTTTCTATATTTGATGAACCACAAGTTGGACATTTAGGTATATTATCCTCTTTCTGTTTTTTAAATTGCATCATACGTGATTCAAACTCAATAATATCATTTCGTTTTAAGTCGTCCATTGCTTTTAAAAATACTTTGTTATGGTTGGTTGCGTCTCCTAGAATATTAATTTCTTTTCCTGTCAAAGCAGAATCAATTAATCCTTCCGAATGACAATTTGGGCATATTTGTGTGTCAGCATTAAAAAAAGGTAAAAACCCTGTACGGTCAGTATTTTCATAACAATTTTTACAAAATTTTGGCATAATCAAAAACCTCCAATTTAACTTTAATATATTTGTTGTTATATTATTTTTTATTCTATCTATTATTATAACATTTATCAGAAGTAAATGATAGTCTATTTCTATCTCTAAGGCAGTACGTTGGGATAAAGAAAATGGACTTACCACATGGATAGATTCATTTAAGAATTTAAATATAGAAAATATAAAAGAATTAAAGAATTTGTTTTCCGACAGTAGGTTATTAACCTCTGACGACAATGAGTTAGATGCTCTTTTCGACACAAAAGGGATTACTAAATATCGTCAAAACATAAAAGATTTTCTTACTGATACTAAATACGGAACAAAAGACTTATCAACTTTCAAACAGTATCTTAAAGATAATAACATAGCCTTTTCGGGTTTTTCGAAAGTAGTTAACGCCGGTAAAACAGCAATAAAATCATTTGGTGCTTCTCTCGCTTCTATGGCTGCTATGTGGGCAATTATGGAAGTTGTTTCTTGGGCAGCTACAGCAATTGATAATTACGTTAATCGTGTTAAATATGCAAAAGAAGCCCTTGATGACTTCTCTTCTTCTGTTAAAGACCAAGAGAGTTCATTATCTTCAAATAATCAATGGATTCAACAAAATGGAGATAGGTATGCTAAATTGGCTAAAGGTGTTAATGAATACGGTCATAATATTTCATTAACTAGCGATGAATTTAGTGAATATAGAAATATTACTAAAGAAATTGCCAATATGTTTCCTGAAATGGTATCGGGTTATAACGACCAAAATGACGCTATTATTAAGAATAAAGGTAGCGTTGAAGCATTAACTAAGGCTTATGAAGATCAAAAGAAGGCTTATTATGCTACGATTAGAGGTAAATCAGACGAAACCTTTAGTGACTTTAAAACAGCTACAGAAGACGATTATAAAAAAATAACAGAATTAAGAAACATGATGAAAAATGGTTTTCGCACACCGGGTTATTCAAGTCCTGCTGTTGGCAATGCTCCTTCTGTATGGGACGTATTAGATAATGATACTGTTTATGCTTTACAAGAGGAACAAAGGCAATTAAAGTCTGAAGGAAAAGTTGGCATGTATACTGATTTTTCTCAATTAACTCCGCAACTTCAACAGAAAATTCGTGATGTATTTACTAATCTAAATAACACAATTGATGCCGAATCAGAAAAAGTGCGTCCAATTTTAACTGCGTATTTATATAGTGATACATCTGGTTATGACAAGTTAGATGACGATGCTAAAAATGCTGTTCAATCTTTTATTCAAAATGTAGACAATACATTCTTTGAAAGTTTTGATTCTGATATTGATATGGAAACGTGGATAACAGAAAATGTTATTAATCCATTAAAAGATGGAATTAACAGTGAAGATTTAGCAGTTCGTATACAAACATTATTTTCTTTAAATAAGAAAGATTATGATAGTTATGCCGATTATGTTAAAGCAGTTTTAGATTTAATTAATTCTTTACAAAATCAAACTGGCAAAGATGGGAAAAAGATTTATTCTAAAACCCAAATTGATAATTTAAAAACAAAATTTGGTGTAGGTGATGTTGATTCTGAGGGTAATGTTTCAGGAAACAAACTTATAGAACAAACTCAAAAGAAGTATTCTCAAATCAAAGGGGCTAATGAATATATTAAAACCTTAAATGAAGATGAGTTACGTTATGTTAATAATGTTAAAGGTGAAGTAAAAACACTTGAAGATTTAAAAAATAAAGTTAAATCTTTAAATGCGAAAAACCAAGATACTTCTGATTCCAAAAAGAAATCTTTTAAACAAGCATGGAAAGACCTCGATAATGTAGATAGCAAGTCTGATATGAAGAATACCAAGAAAGACCTTCTTGCCCTTGCACAAGCTGGTAAACTTACAGAAAAAACTTTTAAAAGGACTAAAGGCACTAAGACTTGGTTATCACAAATGGGAATTGATGCGACTACTGCGGTTAAAAAAATCAATAAATTGATTGATGCTTCTAAACAACTTGCAACATTAAAATCTAGTGTAAAGTCTTTACAAACTGCTCTTAATGAAAAGAAAGAGAATGGTGTTGTTGGTGCAGATACTCTTAGTAGTATGGAATCAGAATTTAGTAATCTAAAATCTTGGGACGATTATAGAAATAAACTTGGTTCTACTACTTCTACTATTGAACAATGCCGTGAAGCACAAAATAAATTAGCAACAGAGTATATTAATAGTAATGATTTTTTATCACAGCTTGTCGATACAAATGGAAAAGTTAAAGAATCAACTAAACAATATTATATCGAACAGCTTAAAGAGTTGGGTGTAAAAAATGCTATTGAGGTTGTAGAGGCTCAAATAAAAAAACAAAAACTTGAATTGCTTATAGCTGATGCTAAGTTAGACACATCTTTTAAAACGGAAATTAATAATTTAATAAATGAGGGGATTCAACTTGGCTATAATGAAAATGCTATAAAAAAATATGTTCTCAAAAAGGCTTTGGCTAATAAAAATTCATTAAAAACATCAGATAGTATTAAAAACCTTAAAGCTTTGGCTAAACAGTTGGGTATTACTGGGGAAGCCATGTTGTCGTTTGTAACGTTAGAGGGTTTAAAAAAAACGTATGAAAATATTACGAAATCTGGTAATGCAGACACTCAACACGCTTTGCCTTCTCTTCAAAAACAAATAAGTGCTGAAGAAAAAAATTTAAAAAAACTTATAAAGAAAGATGTTCGCATTACAGATGCAGATATAGGCGATGCTGGTAAATATGGTGGGGTTAATATTGGAAACGGAAAAGGCTCTGGTTCTTCTTCCTCTTCTTCTAACAAGGTATTTGACTGGATTGAAGTTCGTTTAAAACGATTGGAAAATAAAGTTAAGAAAACGGTTGACAATATAAACGATTATGCTTCTAAGAAAACTAAAAACGGATTATTTAAACAGGCGAAAAAACAGTATGATGACTTATTACACGGATATGAAATTGCAGCAAAGAAATACAAGAAAAAACTCGACAGGATTAATCTTTCTTCTGACTTAAAAAAGAAGATTCAGAGCGGTGATTATTCTATCCAGACAATTAAAGAGTCTGCTAAAAAGGGAAAAAGTAAAAAGTCACAAAAATCTGTATTGGACGCAATTGACAGTTATCAGGAGTATTGGGACAAGTATACTGGTGCAAGAGATAATATTATTGAAACTAAGAATAATAAACGTGAGCTTATCAAAAAACAATTAGAGGACGATATTTCTGACTTAGAAGATGATTTAGACCTCTTGCAATATGAGGCAGATAAAACACAGAGTCGAATTGACAAAAACGAGACAAAAGGCTTTATTGCAACCAAGAGTGATTATAAGGAAGAAATCTCTAATTCTAAGAAACAGATTAACAAATGGAATCAGGAGAAAAAGGCATATCAGGCATATCTTAAAGATAATAAGATTGCTTCTTCTTCAGATGAATATCAGGATATTAAGCAGAAAATTCGTGATATTGATAAAAATATATCCGATGCTGAGAAAAACCAGTTAGAATGGAATAAGTCAATATCTGAATTACCATATCAAAGTCTCGAAAAGTTTAAAAATATTCTTGACGCTATTTCTAGTCGCTATGAAAAGATAATCTCATTCTGGGAGTCACAGGGACATACTAAAAACGAATCGCAAATCACAAAACAGATTTCCATCGGTCTTAATGGGTTATCTCAGCTTAAAAAAGAACGTGATGAAAAATGGAGTCAAATTAACAAAACGTTATCAGACAAAGGATTGAATTCTTCTCAGAAGAAGCAGTTTAAGGCTTTGTACGAAGGAATGCGTGAAGGTACTATTACTGTTGACCAATTTTATAAGAGTATCAGCAAACTTGGTATCTCTAAAAAGACTTTTGATTCATGGGATGGACTTCGGGATAAACTTCAAGAAGTTGATGGTCTTGACGGAGATATTCTTGATAAACAGGCAGAAATCGAAAACAATTATGACGATTTGTTGACACCTTGGATTAATTCAATTCAAGATTTAATTGACAAAATTAATGACCTTAATGATGCTCAGTCTAAAGCCGTTGAACTTGAAAAACTTCAACAGGCATTACAGAGTGTTAAACAAAATAAAAAGAATTTAATCTATCACGAGGATTATGCTTTTAATTATGAGGCTGATAATAGTGCAGTTAAGGAAGCACAAGACAATCTTGACGACTATTATAATCAGGAACAACTCGATACGTTAAACAAGATTCTTGATTGGCTAAATGACCACAAAGATGATGTAAACTTCTTTGACGAAAATGGCAAACCTCTGTATAAGACCGTGGATGAAGCAGTTAGAGCTGTAACTAAGGGAATGACTGAGGGAATGTCAGATAGTGTCAAGAAAATGTTTGACAGTCTTACTTTTTCTATTGATAAGAATGGTAAGATTACAGCCAGTGTTCCTAAATATGTAGCCGGTACAAAATATGCCAAGGGTGGAATGTCTATAGTTGGTGAAAAAGGTGCTGAGTTAAGATTACTTAATTCTGGTGACCAGATATTACCACATGATGTTACAGATAACTTGTGGAAATTTGGTGTTAATCCAACAAAAATGATATTAGACAATATTCAAATACCTGATATGAGCAACTTGGTTAAAAATACTGGTGGTGAAGTGGTTAATAATAATGTTTCTATTGGAACAGTTAGTATTCCACATATCAATGACTTATCAAAAGCTAATGATGTATTTAACGCGTTGGCTGGTCTTAGTTCATATGCTCATCAACAAGCAAATAAAAGATAATTAACATAGGCTGTGTTGCAGAAATGTGGCACAGCCTTATTAAAAAGGAGGATTTTAGTGGATTCAAAAGATTTACAGAATGAACTTATTAAGGCAATTAATACCATAATAAGTAACGAAAAACTTAATAAACTTCCCTTTGATAGAACATACTTGACGAGGATAATTAACAAAACACAAACTTCTTCCACTTCCTATAAATATACTGTCATAATTGAAAAAGACAGATATAATATAATTTCTACAGAAAATTATTCAATTGGTAACAAAGTGAGAGTTAGAATCCCACGCAACAATTGGAATGAAATATATATCGAAAGTAAAGCATAGAAAGGCGGTGATTATTATTGAAACCTATAATTAGTGGTACTCTGACCGCTTGGGATGTTGGTATATCAACCTGTACGATTAATTTTAGTTGGAATGGTGGCTTAGTTGCAGGTAATAGGTTGACAATTGTTGAAACCGGGTTATATCATGATACAACTGGAATATCTACAACTTATCATATCATCACTCCCGAAGTTGCTAAAGAACTAGGTCTAAAAAATGGAACAACTTATCACGCAACAATTACAATGATTAATTATGACGGAATTGCAGTAAGTGAAACCAGTCAACAATTCATATTGAAATGTTATGCTACTCCTTTATTTAGGATTAATAACTTATATGATGGAATTATTCTAAATTCATCGAGTTGTACGGTTGCAATAGATTATTCAGGAAATGGAATGGATTTATCAACCTATAAATTCAATTTATATGATTCTTCTGGACTTACGGTGGTTGAAAGCAGCAAAGTCTTCTATTATAACAACGATAATTCTTCTTATACTTTTAGAAATCTTAATGATGGCACTGATTATTATATTGAAGCAATCGGTGAAACTGTGTATGGTATGGAATTAAGAGTTATATATAAAGTATCTGTTCGGACTAATACTGCACCAGTAAAAAATACAGTATCAGCCTTTCCAACAAAGGATGGAAATATTACAATCAATACAACGTGTTTAAGATTGCATACTAAATCATCTGATAATCTGGAATTTATTAATAATGAAGAAGTTAGTCTCCTTAATAATAAATATATTAAGTATTCCTTTTACAATAAATTAGATGACTTTAATGTTGTTACTACATTAAGAAATGTTCAATGTTTCGAAAACATGTTTACCGATATTCTGACGATTGGTAATGATATTGTTTTGTCTACAGAAATGGTTAAAGAATATATTGACTATCCATTGATTTTAGAGAATTTTCAGTGGGTAACTGGTACTTCTGAATGTGTGGAAAGTAGTTCTGGTACATATTATGTTGATACCAATTATTGTATAGCACCACCTAAAATAGCTGTTTCTCGTAAATACGATGGGGACTTTTTAATACTTTGTTACGACAGTGAATATAACAAAGTTAATACACTGATTATAAACGCAATTAACACAGAATACGATACATCTAATTATTCTTTTATTCGTTTTGCTTTTCCCAAAAATAAAGCAGATTCGGACTTAAATGAAAAGATAGTAATTTCATTTAATTATAACGAAAAGACTAATATAGAGCCAAATTTGTTTACTAGAGTGGATTCTGTGTATATCAATGCTGTTGATTCTGCTTCTCTTCGATTTGTTTTACACGATAAGAATAATCATTATACGTGTATTTCTGACCAAACGTATCCGTTGAATTATGACTTTACGACCAAAAAATTTAAAATAGATGAAAATAAGAAATTTAAGATAAATATAAAAAGAAAAGATTCAAACTATTCATTAAGAATTAAAGAAATTTAGAAAGGGGATTTTTATGGCAATTGAATTTATTGAATCTCCTTTTGGAGAAGACATTGATAGTGTAAAACTATCAAATGCTATTTTTGATGAAATCGTGCTTTCAAGTGATTCGGATATTGATTATTTTGACGAATATCCTGATGAATGGACTGACGATATTCAGCTACATTCTACTTTTAATGGTACTATCATTGGAGGAGGCATTGACTTTAAAGAAGGTGATTCTCCACAAGACGCAGCTTTTTTAATAAAAAGACGACTAGTATCGGATATTGCATGGGATGTTGTTGGATATGTGCCGGGGAATGAAATCATTCGAGATAAAAATTTTGTTAAGATTAATTATACGGACAAAACAACTATTCCTAATGAAGAATATGAATATATGGTTGTTCCCATGTTGTATGGAATTGAAACAAGTGGCTCAACAACGGAATATAGTGTTAAATGTACTTTAGACGGATTAGTTATTGAAGATCAAGACATATCTTTTTATACGATACTAGAAGCGAAATTAAGTGGTATTACTCAGAACAGTGGTACTACTGTTGTTAATCCATTTAACAGTAAATATGCTTATGCTTTTAAAGGTGGAGAGAAAAACTATGTTAGTGGCACGGCAACAGGTATGTTTGTGCCGGGAGATATATGTGACTACGATTATAGTACATCAAACAATACAACATGGAGATATAGAAAATACTTACGAGAATGGTTGTGTAATGGAAAACCTAAAATTCTTAAATATTATGACGGACGTAACTTTATTGTAACAGTTAATGGCGAAGTTCAAGAAGATGATTCTGAGCACATTTCTAAGAATATAGTAACATTCAATTGGTCTGAAATTGGCTCATTAGAATCAACAAATGATTTATACGAAAACGGATTTATTAATTATTATTCTTCTGATGATAAGGCTAATCAGTCAGATACGCTCGTTATTAATAAAACCATATTACAAAATTATATTAATGATAGTATTAATAATGTGTACGATGAAATTCTTAGACGTAAATATTAGTGAAAGGAGATTGAGATGAATTACGAAATACAACAGATTGATATTGATATGTTGAAGGCTCGTGTTTCTACTGTTTGGGTTAAATTTGAAATTGCTAATATTTATAATTATGAAAACGGTAAGAAAGTCTTCAACTCTTCTTTCAAACCAATTGCTGATATCAGTGGAGAATTATTAAATGGCTCGTATTCATCTGATTCTACCTCTGATATTCGGAGAACTTTTAGCACAACCTTTTATGCACAAAATGACAATTTTCAAATTGCCAGCAATAAAAATATGTGGCTAAATAAGTTTGTAATTGCTTACATTGGGGTTTTAAACCACTATGTTGAGAATATGAAATTCTATCCATTAGGCGTATATATAATTCAGGATGCGAGTTATAGTTACTCTGCCACTGAAAATACAGTATCGTTCAATTGTGATGATTTGGTTACGATGTTAAATGGTGACAGATCTGGAATAATCCCCGGAGTTCAAGATATGGAAATTAACTGTGTCCCGGCTATCAATGATGTATCAATTACAGAAAACGATTCGCATAAAATTATTAATATCAACATTATTAATAAAGATTATACTCCATTGACAGATAGCGATACTGCTCCATACTTTGATTTGGAAGTTGGATTTAATATACCAAAAGAAAAAATGAAATATATTCAGTCCTATTATGAGGGTTGGAATGTAACAGTATCAATTAATAATTCTAAGTCTTACTTTTTAACAGATTATAAAACACATCAAAAAGTTAAATTTACTGATTTAACATTAGGACAAGATTATACGACTAATTTCTATGGAAATAATTCTTCTTCATATGCCTTCATTTTACTTGGAAAGCCCAATACCATCTCTGGTGCGATGACTAATGTCATTACACAGTTTAGTCCATTCAACTATATAATTGATGATATTGGTGCCGATGTTACTAACGTTGACGGAAGCAATGCTACATATATTCCATATGATTTGACATTTTCTACAGGCGTAACAAATTGGGAAGTTATTTCAAAATTGAGAGATTTGTACTCAGGTTGGGAAGCATTTTTTGATGTTTATGGTAATTTTATTTGTTCTAAAATTCCGACCTGTGAGGATAATGAATGTTTACTTACAGCAGATGTATTTGATAGCATAGTAATTTCAGAAAAGGATACATATGAGTTAAATTCAATCAAAAATGTAGTTGAAGTCTGGGGTAAAAATCAGGAAACCGATAGATATGATGACACCCCTACTTATACTCTCGATTTAATAAACAATAAATGTATCCTTGATTTATCACTATCCTTGTATGCTTGTGATTCAACGGGCAAGCATAATTCTCCATATGTATATACAAATGAATTAATTGGTTTTACTTGTCCCAATATTTCAGATGATGATCGTAGATTAATCAAAACTTATAATATTCCTATATATGTAAGGGTTAATTACAATAAAACTTCTGATGAAAATTTAGATGAGATTTTACTTATTGCAGATGCAACGAATAAAAACAGAACAACAATAGACGAGATTATTAATGGTGTTGGTTATTGTTTTACGCCGAAATATACTCTTGATACTTGTTACGCAATTTTCAATGGGGAATTTCAGGTTCATGCAATTGCTATGATTGTAGACAAAGAGCCTACTGATGAAGAAAAGGAAAATTATAAAAAACATTATAACTGTAACCAAATTAGTTATATATATTCTAGTGGAAACAGAATCTTTTATACTAACGAAGGCGAACAGTATAAAAAATACATAGAACAATCTTCTCCCTATTCGGTCAATGAAGTTGGAGAATTAATTAAGGTATTGTCAGGTGAAGAATATGAAGCTATATATACAACTGATTTAGCTCGACAACGTGCAGAATATGAAGTATGGAAAAGTGCTAGGCTGACCGATTCTATAACAATTAACACAGTATTAATACCTTTCTTATATGAAAATATTAAGGTTCAATACAAATCAATAAGAACAGGTGAAACAGATGAATATATAATAGACAAAGTAAGTCATTCATTTGATTCATATACTACTTCTATTCAAATGCACAAATTCTACTCTGCATACCCAACAATCGTAAAAAATAAATAAGGAGGAAATAAAAAATATGGGTTATCCTATAAGTAATTTAAGAACAGATTTTCAAGACATTAACGCTGATAATTACCAGATAATTAAGACCTATGAAGATAAATTAACATCTGCTATGACAACCGGAGATTTTAGTGAGGTTTCAAATTATGTAAAACAAAATGGTGATGTAATTTTTAAAGTTGTTACCGATGCTAATTGGAAAAGAGACATCACAAATTATGTATTGGATTTAAAAAATTATACAGTTACAACCAAGAATCAGATAATGTTTTGTGACTCTAATATATCAACAGAAGATTTTAAAAAAATAGATGCTATATTAAGAACAAACGATGTTGTTGTATATTTAAAAAATACAGAACCGACAGAAATTGATAAAATAGATGTTAAACAGGAAAACGGTAGTTATTTAACTATTTTTACCAATATGTCTACGAAAAACAACGTGTATTATTATGAGATTTCAGATAATGACATAGCTGAAATTGGTGAAAGTAATAAGTTTAGTTATTATGTATATGGTACGGGTGGTACAGGAAGTATTGTAATTCGTACTAAAACCACGTTCGGTGCTAATTCATATTACTATGAGTTTAATGATATAAATACTGTGGATGAATTAAAAGATGGCGATGTGTTCATAATTAAAACATTAAACACCGGAGATAAAAATATTGGTTTCTTCAAAATTGGAGAGCAGTTTTTTGCAACAAATCATAACGATGTAAATTATATAACTTCAGCAGTTACATCATACAAAACATATATATATGTATATGATTCTAAGGCTTTGTCATTATCTGCAACCTATGGAGATGCAGGTTATATCGTATATGATAGTGATGGAACGGAATTAAGCGTTCTGCCCAATGGGTTTCAAAATATTTCATCTTCTGCAAAAGATGTTGTTTATGCTTATAAAAATATTGTAAATACAGGTGTTGGTGATGATCAGGTTTATTTAATGAGTAAAACTGTAGAGGATACATTGCATGAGATTTTGGGGGATATTCTATTTAAAGTCGGTTCAAAATATACAACATGGAATTCTGCTAATTTAATAGGATATAACAATATTCTAACTGAAAATTCTGATTTTCCAATTCAGTATAAAAAGAAAAACAATTGGCTGTGTATTCGTGGTCAAATCAATATTAATTTAAAAAAAGTATCAACTCAATCTTCTTTGTTCCAATCTGTTAATAGTATGGTTACAAGTAGTGGGTCTTTTAATACATGGTTAAAATTATTTGATTTACCAATTGGTTATAGACCAAGTAAAAATACTCCTACTGTTTGCATGGGAACAGGTAGATCTTGTTATGTTGTATATGTCACTACAGACGGTGGTGTGTATCTTGGGCGTAGACAAGACAACTTATCTGGTGGACAAGTATATAACTTTCCAATAGATTTACAAATACCTCTGGATGTTTAAAAGGAGGAACAAATGAACGAAGATGTTTTAAATTTTTTAACTGATTCTGCTAATTCCATCCGTGAACAATTAGGCGAATCCGAAAAATATTATTTGAAGGATTTTGCCAATTTAATAAAAAAAATCCCAAAAGGAATTATAGTCATAGATGGGAATGAACCTATAAAAAACCGAATTAAAGATAGGGTTTATTTTGTTAGATATAAAGATACCGAAGGATATAGTTATAAATTTGAAGACTATTTAGGTAATGAATTATCTTTATCTTGTGTCAAAAACATATTAACAAAATATAAAGATAATACTCTTTACATTGCAGCTTCTAATTCTAACATATACGAAAAGCGGTATGCTGATTACGTTTGTACCGGAACAAACGATGAAAAAATCATACAGAAAGCTATTGATGAATTATATGCATTGGGTGGTGGTACAGTTAAGTTATCTTCTGGCATATTCAATATTGGAAGTTTTACATTATCATCAGATGGAATATATAGAGCAATAACTCTACCATCAGGTGATAAGAGATATACAATTGACATCGTTGGTCAGAGTCAGATGACGGGCGAAAAAGATAGTTCTTCTATATATGGTACAAGACTTTTTGTTTCACAGGATGCGTTAAATAGTATTGACACATCAAAACAGTATGAAGTAATTTCTGCTCTTCCTTCTACCAATAGTCCAAATAATGTAATTCATTTAACAGAATTTGAAGTTAGGCTTGCTACTAATCAAAAACCTGTTGTGTGTATTGATTTATTTAACTTTGGAAGAGCCAGATTGGATAGAATTAAGTGTATTGCATATACAAACACAAATGCTAGTTTAACTAAAGCAGTTAAAGGCTGTATCGGTATTAGAATGCTTAATGGAAGTAATAACGGACAGGAAAATAACTTTAATTCTTGTGGTTGTTCTGGATTCTATGAAGCTTTTCAGATTGGCGGCGAACACGTTGTTATGAATAACTGTTCGGCAATAAAAAATGTATATGGTTATACTTTCGGCAATTACACATATCAGAGAGCATTTAATCATGCTATTACATTAATTAACTGTTGTGATGAAAGAGACGTGAATCTCCCGTATTTTCATTCAAATACTGGAACACAGCGAATTAATTTAATTGATTTTTGTATTGAAAGATATGCTTCTGCCACTCCTGGTGGGGTGCTAGGTAATCTTGCAAAAGAATCTAAAAATGGAATGTTTAGTGGCGATATTTCATTTACTGTTATGGATGATTCGGCTACTAATGTAGTAAATATTCCATTTTTTGAAAAAGGAAATGGAAAGAATTTTAAGGTAAGAAACTCAATTCATGCATTATCAGGAACAACTAAATTAAGAGAAAGTTATGCAGCTAATCAGGGACAAACATATTATGATACAGATTTAAAATGTTTAATGTATTATCTTAATGATGAATGGGTTAAAATTGCTGGAAATTCTTCAAGTGAAGAAAATGATGAAATATTAGACATTAAATCATTAAATTGTATAAAAGGTGGATTGAGAACGACCGATGGTTCAGAAATTGATTCTAATTATTATGTACGTTCAGAATATATCTCATATGATGATGACTGCTATTACACAATTACGTGTCCTATTGGGAAATGTGTTTATTGCTTTCTTTATGACGAAAATAAAAAATATGTAAGTTATTCGAAGAAGCAGGAAGGTACATATGTATATAGAGTGCCTAGAGGAAGTTATATACGGTTTTTATTTAAGTACACGGATAGCACTTATTCATCAGGAACAATTATTACTTCTCCTTCTGATTTTCTCGCAGATTATATTATCACAAGAACAGAAAAAGAATTAGATATTAATACTAATGATAATATTTATTTCTACGTTGATGGAGATGACGGAAGTCGTGTTCCTTGTGTTCTTAGACTCCCATCTACATATAAATCAAGTGGTAAAGCTACACAGTTGGTAATGTGTGCTCACGGTGCAGGTGGAACTATTGTTCCATCAACAGATACAAATCAGCTAACCACTTGGTTAGGATATGTTGATAATGGATATGCTATATTTGATGTTCATGGTGCTTCTGCTACTATGTCAAAACATTGGGGAAATGAAGAAACCATTCATGTATATTATAGAGCATATAGATACATTGTCGAGAATTATAACATTGATGAAACTATGATAATCAGTGGTAAGTCAATGGGTGGACTAACTGCGATTAACTTTGCGAGTTATTATCCAAATGTGTGTCGTTGTATTGCTGTATTATATCCGGTAACTGATTTATATAATCAGATTAACATCAACAAGGAAATGATTAGTAATGGTAATACTTCAAGTATGTTAAAAGCGTATGGAATAACATCATGGACGGATGAAAACACTTTGCCTGAGAAGATGATTGGTTTTAATCCGCTACATTCTCGTGTGGTTGCAGCTAATAAGATTTTACTAAATATTCCAATCAAAATTTGGCACGGGAATGCAGATACGTATGTTGATTATAACAAAACAGTTGACTTTGTTACTGCAATTAAAAATGCAGGTGGTCATGCAGAGTGTGTTCTTAAAGACGGAATCTATCACGGAAATTACGATAAAAACAAAACACCTTTATCCGAAACTAATGCAACTGGTGTTGTTTATGATAACTATTGGAAAACAGAGGTTGTAGAAAAGGAATTAATACCGTGGGTTGAGAATTTTAAGGGTACGAAGAAAAATACAAATAAAACAATTCGTGTTAATGGTTCAAATGATTTACAACCCACTGCAAATAATAATCATTGGAAAAACAAGAAATGGTATGCTTATGGCACAAGTTTAACAGATATTGACAATGTTGGGCAGTATTGTAAAACAGTTAGAGATTTGAGTGGATTAACATTAACAAACAAAGGTAAATCTGGTGGTGGAATTTGTGCTAACACATTAATTAAAGATGCTGTGATGAACACCACAGATGGAAAGACTTCTGCTGACTTAATCACATTGGAAGTCGGTGCAAACGACACTTCTGCTATTCTTGGAACAATATATGATACAAGCGATAACACATTCTGCGGAGCATTAAATCAATGTATCAGATACCTTCAGAAAAATACAAACGCACAAATAGTTGTTATTTCTTCAACAAATAGTCGTTATAAATCTGGTGATAAAACAGTTGAGTTTACACCTGAAAAAACTTTTGCTAGTGATAATCATACAAAATATGACCAATGGAAAGCTATTAAAGAGGTATGTGCTATTAATAGTGTTCCATACATAGCCATGGGTGAAGAGGCAGGACTGGGATATGCAAGAATGATTGCGTCTGATAAATACAATATTGATAACATACATCATACTGCTCTCGCCGGCAAGAATCTTGGTGAATTTGTATGGAGTAAATTAAAAGATATTCCTTTGTGGTTAAGTGAATTAAGCACTACTACATTAAAGATTACAACTCAGCCGACAGATGTTATAGGGAAAAGTGGTGACTCTATTAGTTATACAGTTGTAGCAACTGGAATAGGTCTTACATATCAATGGCAAGTAAAATCAGATGTTAGTGCTGAGTGGAAAGATACTTCTATAGCAGGTAGCACTCTTTCTACTTTATCATTTACTGTTCCAAATAATTATACTAATAGATACTATAGGTGTGTGATTAGTGACAGTAATGGTAATACCTTAATTTCTAATGCAGTAAAATTGATTTTACATCCACTTAAAATCACAACTCAGCCGACAGATACTTCTGCCGCAATTGGTGATTCTGTTATATTTACAGTTGTTACTGAAGGAAATAATCTTTCATATCAATGGCAAGTAAGTTCATCTAATGGTGCAAAATGGGGTGATACTGCCTTAGATGGAAACAAAACAGCAACATTAACTGTTTCACCTGTTGCAACGGTGCATAATGGAAGATTGTACAGATGTGTTGTTACAGACACATTGTTTGGAGATACGGTTATTTCAAACGCAGCAAAATTCACTGTAATTAATACAAGTCCAATTAAAATCACAAACCAGCCAACAGATGTAGATTCGGCTGTAGGAAACTCTGTTTCATTTAGTGTTATAGCAGAGGGTGATGGCTTAACATATCAGTGGCAATTAAGTAAAGATGGTGGCACAACTTGGGGAAATACTTCTGTAAATGGAAATACAAGTAAATTCATTAATTTTGCTGTTCCAAATGCAGATTATAATGGAAGAATGTTCAGATGTGTAATTACTGATGCAAGTGGAAATACATTAGCATCAAATTCAGCGACACTTACACTTAATGGTGTTCCTGATGTTACGATTACTTCTCAACCACAAGATATTTCAGCTAAGGTTGGTGACACAATAAATATCTCGGTTGTAGCAAAATCAAGTAAGAGTAACAAATTAACATATCAATGGCAGGTATCTAGTACAGGAACAATATGGAGCAATACAACTGTTACAGGATATAATACTTCTGCTCTTAATTTTGCTATTCCTAATGCAAATTACAATGGAAGGCAGTATAGATGCCTTGTAACAGACGGTAATGGTAGTTGGGCATTGTCAGATGCTATGACGCTTACTGTAACTGAATAATTTTGAGGGAGTGGGCTAGTCTCACTCCTTTTATTTTAAGGAGAATGAAAATGAACGAACAATTAATTTTTAGAGCAAATTCTAAAGTCCTTGGTGCTTGCAATCATGTTAGAATTTTTAAGGGCGAAAAGAATGTTGACTATTTAGAGATATTGATTCCACAGACTTATGGTGGAATTAACTTAAGTGAATGTGATTGTGCGTTGACATATATTATGCCTGATGGAAATGAAAATAATCTTTTAATTAACGATTGTTTACAAGATTATTTATATAAAGAATTATTAGTGTATCAAATTAATATAGATGAACGTTTTACTTCTGTTTCTGGCGAAATTATATTATATCTTACATTCACTAATAATTCTAACAATGATAACGATGTTGTTTTAAAAACCTCTACTGCTATTATTCATATAAACGAACATCCATCTGGTAATCACAATACTACAGAAGAACAAAAAGATTTAATTGCTGAGATACTATTAAGAAGCAAAAAAGCTTTAGATACAGCTAAATCTATTGAAGAACGTGCAAACAATGGTGATTTTGACGGAAAACAAGGCGAACAGGGTATTCAAGGTGAAAAAGGGGAAAATGGTGAAAATGGTTATTCTCCCACTGTTTCAATAACGGATATTGAAAATGGACACAAGGTTGTAATTCAAGATAAAGAAGGAGAAAAATCTTTTGATGTCTTTAATGGAAAAATTGGCAAGGATGGTTATACTCCTGTAAAAAATGTCGACTACTTTGATGGAGAAAAAGGTGATACTGGTGCTGATGGTAAATCGGCATTTGAATTATATCAACAAGCTTATCCTGAGTTTACAGGTACATATATTGAATGGCTTGAATCACTTAAAGGTGAGCCGGGAAAACAAGGAGAAAAGGGTTCTGATGGAAAGGATTATGTTTTAACTGAGCAAGATAAGGAAGATATTTCTTTTTTAACAATTGACGATACTCTAGAATCATCGACAAACAAAACTTACTCAATTAATAAAATTAAAAATGAATTAGAGTTTATGTTTGTTACACAAGATGAATTAAATGAAATATTAAATTCTACTTCTCCTATTATGACCCAAGACGAACTTGTTAATAGCTTGGTTGACAATTATGTGAATGGAGGTGGAGCCAATGACTAGTATATGGGAAATAGAATCTTTAGTAAATCTAAAAAATAAGTTAAAAAATATTCTAATCAGCAGAAAAGTTGATGTATCTGATGACGATAATATGTCTACTTTAGTAAATAAAGTTAATGATGTAAGGGATAATGTGGAGTTAGAAGGATTATTAACTGGCAATCTTACTGAATTTAAAAGCGAAAGTTTAACAGAATTAAGAAGTTATGCATTTTGCAGTTGTAGTAAATTGACTAAAATTGATATTCCTAACTGTACAAATATTGCAACTCAGTGTTTTAGTTCAGACTTAAACCTTGAAAAAATAGAAATATTGAAATCAGGGTCGATGAATGGAACAAGTACTTTTTATAATTGTACTATGTTGAAAAAGGTCATATTACCCTTGTTTGTCTCCAGCAGTGCTTCATCAACGTTTCAAAACTGTGGAAAATTAGAGTTAATAGATATTAATACAATAACATTAAGTTTTCAACCTTTTTCTGGTTGCAATAATTTAAAGACATTAATATATCGAAGAACCTCTGGAGTAAATTCAATAAGCTCTATATCATTACTCCCAAGTATTTTCCCAAAATACGGCTATCTTTATGTACCAGAGTCTTTACTTGAATCATATAAAAAAGCAACCAATTGGGTAACGATTGCTGACCGAATAATCAAATTAGAAGGAACAATATATGAGGATATGTATTGGTGCAATAAAGATATGATGTTTATATTGGTTGATTCTATAGAATTTGAAATTCCAAAAGATACTACCGTTCTTCAATATAAGAATACTTATCAGATAGAACATTTATATTCAGATGGAATAGAATTAGCAGATGATAAATTATTACACGATTATATAAGCACTACAATAACAACGGAGGTGGAATGATGATAATTGTTGAAAACAAAATAACCAACGGAAAAGAATTTATTCACACATATTCCGATAAAGGAATGAAAATCAAACGTGAAAATGTTCTATATGACGAAGCGTACGACCCTATAGAATTTTCTGAAGAGAGAATTTATGAAGAAACAGATATAGTAATTGGTGAAGATATTGAAGATGTTTAGTAATAGGTGGTGTTAATTATGAATTTGGAATTAAAAAAAATTATTTCTCAATTGTGGAGTACATGTAAATATACTTTCCCTATCATTAATGATACTGCTAAATCAGATAAAAATGTATATTCATCTAATAAAACAGAAGAAATAATTGAAGAAAAACTAAATAATAGCAATATTTCTATTGAAAGCGTATTTGATGAGGATAGCACAAACGCTGTTGCTAATAATATTCTTTTAAATTTTTTTAAAACTGGTTCACTTAGTATGAAAGAACTTGTTAATGGAGATATTACACTAAATCCCACTTGGGAATTTGGAGCTTTAAATGAAAAGGGAGAAAATAACGATACAAGTACCAGAATAAGAACTAGAGACTATATTGAAATTGATGATAATCCTATTACAATTTCTGCACTAACATCATCAGTTGGATTTGCCTATTGTCTTTATAATTCAAATAAAGAACTTTCAGGTGGTCAAACATCTAAATATCAAACAGATTCTGTAACTATAGAATCAAGTGATACAATAAAATATATAAGAGTATGGTCAAATACAATTAACGTTAATAAAGCCACTGAATTAATTTCAATTGTTAAAAATATTAAAACTGATGAAAAAGTAATTGTTAATAAGAAATTAATGTATAATAAAGAAGAAATTGATAATATGGATATTAGTAGTTATTGGAAGGATAAAACACTTATATTTACAGGCGATAGCATCCCACATGGACAAACAATGCAGGGTAATGTTGATAAGCCTTATCCAAATATTGTTGCAGAAAAATTAGGAATGAAATTAATTAATTATTCCATTGGTGGAAGTACGTTCGCGTGTAAAAAAGATTATGGTGGATGTTTTGCTAATGGAACTGAATTTAATAATGCCACTAAAGACACTTCAAAAATTTATGATATTATAATTGGTCAATCTTATAATACATATAAATATGATAGTGAAAATAATAAATGGATAGCTGCTAAAATTGGAGATTCCAGAACACCTTTAAGTGAAAGAATTAAACTTATGTCAGATGGAGATTTAATTATTTACGCAGGTGGAACAAATGATTTTCAATATAATTGGACTGAAATAGGAACAATGACAGATAGAACGAATAATACATTTTATGGTGCATTACATAATACATGTTTAGCTTTGTTAGAAAAATATAAAGGAAAACAAATAATATTTTGTACTCCTATAAAACGTTGTCAAAGTCCTTATACATCAATAGAAAGTAAAAATAACCATGGTTTAACCCTTAAAGATTATGGAAATATAATTAAAGAAGTTTGTGATTATTATTCAATACCAATAATTGATTTATACAGCATCAGCGGACTCAATCCGCACATCCAAAGCCAATCAAGTTATTTTGATAATTATAAAACCCATCCGTTACAAGAAGGACATAATATTTTAGGAGGTATTATAGCAAGTGCTATTCAAGGGATAAGAAGCATTTAAAATTAAATATTAACTAACTTAGAGAGCAGTCATATACTGCTCTCTTTTATTTTGTAAATGTAAAAAGGAGGAAAAATTAATGGCTAAGAAAAACGCAAAAGATTTAGTAAAGTATGTAAAAACTAAAATCGGAAATCCTTATTTATATGGATTCAAGCAGAATTACAATTGGAATAAGAAATGCACAAATGCTGATTATGACAGGCTTAAAAACGCTTATGGTTCAATGGTTTGGAATTCAGACATAAAATGTGTTGGTAAATATCCGTGTGACTGTTCTGGGCTTATTTCAGCCTTTACAGGTATTATCAGAGGCTCAAGTGAGTATAAGTCTACCGCAACAAAAACGCTACCTATTAAGGATATTACAAAAGCACAGCCGGGTTGTTTGTTATGGAAACAGGGACACATTGGTGTGTTAATTTCAGTTGGTAAGAAATCAGATGGTTCAGACAGTTACTATATTGCTGAAGATGGTTCAGCTTATGGTTGTCAGAAACGCCCTGTATCATGGCAGAAATGGGAATATATATTATGGAGTTGTGATTTAGTATATAATAAGATTACTAGTTCTTCTACTGCTAAACCTACAACATCAAAGACGAACACTAAGGTTGAGTATTATAAAAAGTATACAGGTAAATCACTTAGTTTAACAGAAGCCTTAAATAGTTTGGGTATTAATAATAGTTTTCGTTATAGGGCTAAAATCGCTAAGGCTAATGGTATTAATAGGTTATATTTAGGAACTGTAAAGCAGAATACTAAATTATTCAAATTACTTAAAAAGGGAAAACTTATTAAAGTTAAATAGGATATAAAACAAGGGACACTAGATTAATTTCTGGTGTCCCTATTTTTTACGATTTTTCTGGTTCTACAATTTGATATATGGTATCAGATATTGTAACTTTATGTCCATCTAAAATTCTTTTAATTTGTTCTTGTGTAGCGATACCATATAAACAATTCCAAAAATGTCTTTCATGTTGTCGAATATTATTAATCAAATATATCAT